TACATAATACAATAAGTTCTAGAATATCTTCTAGCCTATCTTTTTGAGTGAATGTGCAGAGTAGTTGAGTTTTCATTTAACTTTTTTCATCCAATAATCAGCTGGATTATTATGTTTCATTCTACTTGAGTAAACATTTGTTGGTATGATTTTACCATTTTTACTTATACTGTAACCTTGATCTGGATCCCAGCCGTGATATACTACACTATCTGTACCATTGGAATGGACACGCTTAACATATTTCTTACCACCCTTTGAACCAACTACATAATCTGAATTAGAATAAGATTGTGATTTCATTCCTCTCTCAGGATGATTGTATACCATACCAGCTACCCATTGATTAAGATGATAAAGTTCAAATCTTTTCTGTGCGTTTTCTAAGCCTTCACTCTTTTCTTTCATTCTCGTCTTATTTAATCTTGCTAATTGTTTTTCTGAAGCGTTCTTACACTTACTCATAACCTCTTCTAAAATTTTTGGATTGTCTTTAAATTCAGGATAATATTCATAAAGTGAATTTAAATTATCTTCATTTGCTTTCTTTAACTCATCATCAGTTAATGGTTTTGGTGCTTCATCGGATTCAGGAAATAACTTACCATAGTATTCAGTTAGTCCATTCAACACATCTAAAGTTCCTTTTCTTTCTTTGCCACCAACAGTAATACTAACATCATTATCTTTGTAAGTTGAATTTTGATTCTTATTAGGCATTTGGGATGCACCACCACCAGCGAACTTTACTGAACTACCTTCTATAGTATATTCTGCTCCCCTACCATCTACAGATACAGCAGTTTGGTCTATGTCTGAACCTCTTAAAGATAAGACATCAGAAGTTTTAAAATTAGCTGAAGATGGAATGTAAGTTTCAACTCCTCTATTCAGAAGAACTATAGCCTCAACTGTTTCTGCCATATACGCTGTCATCATTGTATATTCATTAGACCCACCCTTAGTAGGATTGTTCTGTTTAGTTTCAGCTAAGACATCTAAACACTTTTCATAAAATTCAGATTGGAGTTTTTCTTTTTCTTCATCCGAACTTACCTTACTTTTTTGATTTTCTAATTTTTGAAGCAGCAACATATCTTGCTTTACTTTCTTTGCAATACCTCTATTAAATTCATCTTCTTCTGATATATTATTTTCTAATTTTGTAAACATATCAGCCATATTATTTGTGGCATTTACAATACATTCTGTTCTTCCTTCTGGTGTATCAGCCGAATTTATATCACAAAATTCTACCTCACCATCAGGTAAAGTTTCTAACTTCATTTGTGATAATGGATCGTTGGGATCTGATTTTAAGGTAAAACTTCTTTTGCCTATCGTAACTTCTTTAGAAAGAATTTTACCATCTTCCATATTTGTTTTTACTGTACCGACTTTTCTTTTTGTGTGTACTTGTTGTGGTGATAGCGCTACTCTACTTATACCTCCTGGTCTAACTGGTATGGTAGCTCCACTCTTTTCAATCATAGCAACTAATTTTCCTTGAGCTTTATTGCCCTCATTTTTGCTTCCCCAAGCATATCTATAATTTGAACCAACATAAATTTTTTCTTTACCCTCTTTTTCAGGCTGTAAATAAAGTGGTTTTGAAAGTTTATATTTTTTAACTAAACTTTTAACTAAATTTTGTGCTTCTTTTTGTTTACCATCACTCATAAGTTTTTCAACTTTTTGTGCCGTCTTTTCAATTACAGGATAAACTTCAGCTCTAGCGCCTTTATGATCAAGTTTATCTACATCCACATCAGGCATATCTGAATCATCTCCATCATCGCTACTTTTAGGTCTTTCATAATCAGGCGATACACCTTTATTGGAATCAGCATCTCTGTCGAACTCGCTTGGCTCATCCAACTTTTCACCATCTTTCTTATCATCAGTATCCTTATCGACTTTTACTAACTTGCCATTATCATTTTTGAATGATATACCCTTTTCATTTTCCTTTCCATAACCTTGACCTTTCCAAATCAATCCCATCTTCTTAATTTTTTCTCTGTCTTGTTTGGATAGTGGTTTGTTTTCAGGCGCTTCCATCAGAGTACCCAACAACTCAGCCCTTGCTTCTCTGCTCCAACCGAAGTCATCTAATACTTTTTCTAATAAAATAAGTTTAGCGCTGTTATTTACATCAGGCTTACCATCGCTTGTACGATAAGACCACTCTACTAATATTTGATTTAAGTCTGTAATCATTTAAATTTCCTCGTAATATCTTTCATTTCGTGGTAATTCCATCCTTTTGCTACTTTAACTGGATACTTACCCTTTTGTTCAATAGTACCCTTTACCATTTTAATAAACTCCAACCCATCTTTTATATGGAAGTCAAACAAAAATGAATCATAGCTATACAGAATTAATTTACTCTTATAATCTTTAATTTTTGGTACTAATTCTGCGAGCATAGCCATATTACTTTCTGTTTCCATTAACTGAATAAGATAATTAAATACCTTATTTCTATTCATATCGGACAGATTTTTCTTATATATCCTCTTATTATAAATATCAGATTCTATGAAATTCTTTGATTTATATCGTTTCCAAACTTCTCCTATATATTTTTCAACTTTTTTGAAGAATGGATTTTTTCTAAGAACATCATCAGGTATGTGCCCATATAGATATTGAAAGGAAAGGGATTTAGCCTCATTATAATCTACACCATATAGTTTAGCCATATGGTTATGGACAGAGCCTTTTGGAAATTTATAATCTACCACATCTGCAATCAATCTTAGATGATAAGCATCATAGTCCATCTCAATCAACATACCATCCTTGCCATATCTACTTATAAATTTCTTTCTACTGCCATCTTTTTTATTGAGAGCAGCAAAGTTCATACCACCGAATCTATTGGATGGGCGGCCTGTAGCGGTGTAAGGATTATACTCTGAATACACCATACCACCTATAATTTTTAGTCCATTACTTTCTATCTTTTGTAAACTTTCTAATACATCGAAGTTGTAAGTTTCAAATACAGACTCAGTAAGTTTATTTCCCATAATAGCAGCCAGTTTAATCTTTTCGTCTACCAGCTTTCTACAATACTCAATATGCTTTACCAAAGGAACTGCACAATTTATATTAGGTGTTTTATAGTGTGTACTATAAAAATATCTGTGTGCGTTGGTGGTTACTTCATCTATTACCAATGGTACATTTTTTTCTAAATAGTAATTCATCTGAACATCATATACATTTTTCCAATCTAAAAAGTGTAGTAACTTTTTTTTATCATAAGTGTAAACTTTTTTTGGCGTATATGTCTTTTTAATATATTTACTTCCTAAATTAACAGCATCTGAATGGCGAAATGGTAAGATATATTCCTCTGTATTATCATCTAAAAATCTCACATAAAGTAAACATAACTCTGTTTGTATTGGATGCACATTTGGATCACATTGTATCGGTATTACAACAGAGTCATTATTTTTGAACTCTGTCATAAATTTATTCCATTCTTTTGTTGTTTCTATTATTCTCATTTTGTATATTCGTACTCACAAGGAAACATTTTTTCACTCATTATTTGCATCGAAAAAAAATGTTTGAAATAATCTACTATTTTGTCTATCTGTTCCAAATCCAGGAACTTTACTACGATGGTAATAACCACCCCTATAAACAATTAATCGATTATAAATATTTCCGACATATGCTATTTCTTCCCACTCCTTTTTGTTTGTAGTTTTCAAATCAGTATCCTCTGTTCCATTCCAATAATAAATGCCTGTATCTTTATGTCTATAAAAGGATGTGCCAGATTCCACAGGAGCATTAGGTGTTAAGTATAATACGCCAGCCCATTCTGTCATATCGTGATGTATCCAAGTTTTATCTTTCTTTGTTGTATATTGAAAAGAGGTGTTGTATTCCTCTGGCCAATAGCTTATTTTTTGTTTTATAATTGAATTTTCAAAAAATTCTTTTAAGTAATTATGGTGGTCTTTATAATGTGGTTGTGTCCTAACACCTGGATAATTACCCTTTACATCAAAATCTAATGTAAGTGCGTAATCCCTAACCTCATCAGGATTCTCATAGAAATCATCAAATATATGTAAGCCTTCTAACATTATTACCAGTTATGAGCTTCAGCCCATATCTCTGTAATCTTTGGGAAAGTTTCGTGCATCAATTCTAACATCGATTTAGCATACTCTTGAATCTCTATTTGAGATGTCTTTTCGTTTCTTAACTCAATAAAATTCATTACGGCCTGAAAGGAAGCTGTCCAATATACCTCTGTGTATTGATTTAATGGTAAGATGATTCTTGCCTGTTCTTTAGCCATACCAGCATCAATCATTCTATCATACGCCATCTCTACTTGTCTCATATACTCATTGAAAACACTAGTCATTCTTTTTTGTTGTAAGTCGTCTAACACACCCTCTGATGCTTGTTTATTATCTTCCGATTGTTTTCTCCAAACTTCAGGTATGTAGAAATCTTCTACTGGCACATATCTACCACTTATCTCATTCCACGCGTGATCTTTAGCAGAACTATTGGATGTTGTTTCTATACCAACAACGTGTTTGTACCATTGTCTCATCACAAACTCTGGCGCTTTAATGTGAAATTGAACCTGTAGGTGTCTGAATGGAGAGTAGTGTTTGTATTTTGCCAAATACTTTACCAATCTTCTATCAGCGGCTGACCATACAGATTTTCTTTTTCCGAATGAAACACGAGCTGAATTGACGACAGTCAAATCGTTTCCCAACGAATCAACAACCTCAATAAAGCCTTTATCTAAAACTTTATTTTTCATATATAACCTTAATTTATAATATATATTAAACTAAATTACCAAAATGTAAATTAATATCCACCGCCTCCGCCGGCTCCTCCTGTCATTACTCCTGGTGGAGGACCTGTTGGCGCACTTTGTTGCGTTTGAGTTTGTGTCTGAGTCTGCGTTTGTGTCTGCGTTTGTGTCGAAGTCTGCGTTTGTGCCGGAGACTCACCTAATCTTTCTCTTATTATTTCTTCGGGAGTTTGATTAACTGATTTTCTAAAATACTGAAATGGGCTGAGTAAACCTTTTATATTTGGCCAATCCTCTGATGCTAATTCAATTCTTCTGAGATTAGCTGCTTCAACCGATTCTGTAGTTCCTGTTAAATACCAAGTCACATTAATATAATCATATAATGGTGAACTCAACATATCATCTGAGTTTATTTCAAATGGAACTTTTCTTTCATCATTTGCCTTTCTAGCAAAACTTCTAATCATAAACCCAGCTTTATAGTCATCTTCTGTTGGTGGTACTATGCTGCCCTCCAATAAAATAGGTTCCTGTTGATTCAATGTATTATAATAACCAATTAAATTATTCTTTACATCTACAGGATAAATAAGTTCACTAAACACATTGTGTTCAAATGAAGTCATATGATACACACTTAAATCTTTTGTATAATGAACGTGATAAGGTTTTCCTTTTTTTACAAATTTTCCTTTCCTATCTTTGAACTGAAATTTTTTAGTTGTAAATCCTTTTTCTACTCTCACGGTATTTCTATTGATTCTTTCTATTTGTGGATTTGATAATTCTATACCCTTTCTACGTGATTCATTAATTTTATTCATAAGGCGTAAATTCTCTGCAGAGACAGTTGTAATCTCTTCCTCAATTGCCTGTTGAGCTTGTTGTTGAGTCATATTCATCATACTTTCTGCTGAGATAGCCATTTTCTACTCCTTATCTATTATCGTATTTTGCTATATATGTTGAACTAAAATACCTACCACTGTTAAGTAACGAAGCTTCGTTTGCACTTACGATAGAATTATTTGATTCGCCAGTTGAGTTTGGTGGTTCTATATTATCATCCCAAAACTTTTGCCTTACTTCCCACGGGACTGGTGTTTTTCCACTATTTTCACCATAAAATACTTCTTGCTTATACTCACCATTGTCACGTTGCTTTTGGGTACTCGACCATTCAGGTCTCCAAAGTGGTATGACTCTGTATATAAGTCTATTCTGTGCACCAGTTTTTCTATAAGTTGTTTTCCGTGGTGCTGGATTTGATTTACGTTTTGGTGCTTTCTGTTTCTGTTCCCTTTTTACCTTTTGTACAGGCGTTTCAACTATTTTAGGTGGTATTGGTGGTGGTGGTGTTGCAGGTGGTTTTGGTTTTGGTGGTGGTGGTGGAACTTCAGCATAACCCACTTCAGGTTTAGTATACTCAACTATTGTAACTTCTTCTACTGCTGTTTGTGGTGCTTTAACTGTTTTTACTATTACTGGCATTGGTATTCGTGGTTGTCCAGGAGATCCTTTAACCACTCTTATTATTTCCATTTCTTTTTCAGGCACCTCTACTTCTATTTCCTGTGCCGGTTCGGGAACTGGTGTATCTATTCCCTCATCTTCTGGAGGTATACCATTATTTATTACTATTGGTGGTACAAATGCTTCTTCAGCAGGTTCTTCAATCGGCAATTCTTCTTTTTCAGGCAAAGGTTCTACATAATCTTCTGGATCTGCGCTTGGTTTAAAAGCTTCTAAAGGTGGTAATGTAAATGTATTATTTAAAGTAAATCCACTAAATGCAGAATCTGGTCCTATTACGCCTGGTTGTTCAGGTGGTTTAGCAGGTGGTTTTGGTGTGGTTGTAAGAGCTTCTATAGGTTTAGTTTTTACCTTTTCTAATGTCAATCCCTTTTCATTTGGAATTGAATTGTACCTCATTTTTGTATTTATTTCTGTAGTCCAACCAGCAGAATCTACCTTTTGATTTAAATTAAAAATTTGGAAATAAACTTGCGGTCCTAAATTAATAGCATCTTTGTAAATCTCTAAATTATATTTGGGTTGAATATAATCGGTTTGGATGACATCACCAGGCATAATTCCACCAGTACCATCTATCTCTAAAGTAAGTTCGGCTGGAATAATATCATCTGAACTAAACTTTCCTCGTCCACCTGAATCATTTAAATAACTTCTTAAAGCATACTTAGCTTCATCCAATAACACAAATTTATTTAATTTTTCATCGTAATTATAATAACCACCTTTTCTGCTATCATTTTCCCCATAAACATTTGTTCCTGCTTTTGATTTATTGTTTTTGTCCGTTTCGATTTCCCAAATCATCTTTTGAACTACATTACCATTTTCTTCAGTTACATTAACAAGCCTTAATCTTTCTTTTGGTGGTTCTTCCTTTGTAGTAACTGTACTGGTTGCTTCTTCTGATGATTTGTTTCCGGACACCCACCTTTTCCACCAATTTCTATCCCATAATGTTTTTAAAACATTAAAAGAACCCTTAGTATTTCCTTTTACTATTTTAGAATTATAGCTCGAATATTCACTACCAACAGTTGTCGCTGTAAATGGTACATTGTTGTCTATATTATGATCTCCGCTTTGAAAACTTTTCGTTAAACTTTTTAAATATTTGTCCTTAAAAGGATCGGAGCCTTCTACGATTTCATCAGTTCTGAACAACTTACTTATTTCAGAACCATTGTATTCACTTTCATTTGTCATACCTTTGTTTTTATTTGAGGCATATAAAGCACTTACAGCCATAGCGTTTGGTATTTTAAATGCTAGATTTTGGCTCTTAACTATACTACCAACATTAAAAGCTGGAAATTTGTAAATTCCTTGAGTCTGAATTGCATGTGAGTTTTCTTTAAATTCTGTATAGATTGGTTTATTTACATTTGAAGTTTTTTTATCAATAATCTTTATATTAGTAGAGTCAAATGGATCTGTAACTATATCAAAGTTCCAAACACTATTAAAATTCTGATTCATTTGGTTTAGTAATCTTTTTACACCATTTTCCAATGTACCAGGCGGAGATACATTACCCTCATCTTGTATAGGAGCATCAGCTGCAGATACACCAAAGGCTTTTTGTATTTCCTTAATATTTATCCAAATATTTCTTAAAGCTCCTTTTGGCTTTACATCATCAGTATCGCCCTCATATGAAAATGGTCTTATATTATCATTTGATGCAATAGCTTCATAAGATTTTAACTTTCTTTTTGCATTTGTAGCTCTTGCTGATTTCACCTTCATCCTATCTTTTGAATTCCAAATTTTATCTTCACCATAATCACTAATAACTTCTGTGGGTAATGTTTCTTTTATAAAAAATTTGTTTGGGTCTATAGGATGTAAAAATGGTGGATTTCTTATCAAAGTAGGTACTTTTAAAATATCATTGAAATTGGTAGAATCAATATCAGCATCTAAGTAAATTCCTTGCTTTGCAAAGAATTGTTTTTTAATTGAAAATTGATTTAAACTAGTAACAGCGTCTATTTGTGTTTTTAAATATTCAGTAGATATAGGTTCTCCAATTCTATTAGGATCGGTTTTGGGATTGTGTAATACTGTATCTAAACTTCTAAATGTTAATTTTGCTGCATCATCTTCACCAGCCATAAAAGAAATATATCTATTTATAAACTGATCTTCAAACCAAGCCCAAGTTACAAAATAATCTATTTTAAAATTATAATCTGTTTGAATCATTACATTTGGTGATTCTTGATTGTCTATAAATACAGCATCGCATCCTCTAAATGAACTCATTTTTCCTTGATGTATTGTAAACGCTTTATAATCTTCTAATCCTTTTCCATTATTTGGAAAAACATCTTTAAATCCAGCAGCCACTCTGCCGATTTTACTCCTTACAGCATTAGCACCATCTTTTCCAAATAAAGCGAAGTACTCTATTTCTTTTCTACCAAATCCTGTTTTGTCTTTCAAAGTTTCTACACCTTCGCCACCAATCAGAGTCTGTCTGTCCGCAAAAACATCTTGAGATTTTAGGGCATAATCTGAAATCCATTCTAATCCAAATATATCGTGATAAATAATTCTTTTTAAATTAATCGTAGCATTTACTAAATTGTCTGGTGGAACATATACCTTAGAATCTTCCTGTGAATTAAGCATAAGAGAACCTGCAGCATTGTGTCCTTTATCCAATGGTAAATCAAATAAATTTGCACCTAATGCTATAATAGTAGTTACACAATCAAACCCCCCATCTGGTCTTAAATCATATGAAAAGTTACTAACATATCCACCGATAGCATCATAATCGCCTTTCATATCTAATATTTTTTCTTGTGGGTTTGCAAATATTGATTGATTTACTTCAAATTTACCCTCAGCGGATTTGGTTATAAATGGTGGTACTTCAAAATTAACAGAATTAGAATTTACCCATCCCCAATCGACAATCACTGTTTTACCAACGCTTAAAAAATATGGTGTTAATTTTTGTAAATCACCTAAAGAATTAACCATCCAATTAACAGTACATTGTCTTATAGCTTTAAATCCACCTTTGTACTCTACCGATATATCTTTTACTCCACCGATTGGTCTAAATTGATTCCCCCCACCATCTGTAGCTCTACTAGCATATAAATCAGTTCCGAATTTTAATAAACCATCTTCACCCAACTCTCCGCCAGATATAACAATATTATCAACTTCTTCTTTGTTGGAACACATTCTAACAAAGGTAGTTCTACTCATAATATCTTTTGGTCGTAATGTATTGACTACAGATCCTTCAGGTTTGGTTGGTTGGCTGCTATTTAAATTTTTCCAACCCAAAGCTCTTTCTTTAGATTTTAATTTTTCTTGTATATTTTTACTTATAAACTTTGTAAACATTTTATGAGTTGCTGTTGTGAACGGCTTCTAATATATCATCTATTACTGTTGGTACTCTTAATTTGACATCTGTTCTTGGTGCAATATCACCTTTACTCAATTCATTAGCTTTGGCAATAATCCACCAAAGGTTTGAATCACCATAATATCTTTGTGCCATATTATCAAATCTTTCACCATAAATAGGATAAACAAATATATCAGAATCCTTAATTGGTATGTTTGGAACTATCGTAGGTCTATAATACCTTACATTGTTTTTATCTTTTTCTATTCTTGCGTTTCTATATCTCATAATTTACCTATGTTGTTCTCTCTGCTGCTGGTTGTCCTAACTCTCCGTATAACGGTGTGAAATCTTTATCACCACTACTTTTTCTATTAGGATAATCTGGAAATCCCAATTGACTTTTATCAGTAAATCTAGTTGCTGGATTACTATTACCATCAGGAATCCAATTTATTCCATAGTGCTTTCCTTTTGATGCTAATACGTTATTACCTATGTATTTAAACTCACATTGCGCAGATATGAAATGTGGAAATTGTAATCCATCATTTATTTCCCAAGTTGAAGCATCTTCTACAGTTACAGTTAAAGAACCAAGCAGTCCTGTAACACGATCGAACATATCTCCCATTGTCAAACTTATGAGTGGTGTAATCATTCTTTCTTCTGGCGTATACGATGGATAGCACATACCAACTAAATAATTTAATTTTTCCATTAGTATTGGCAATTCTTGAGCTGTTTTTGGATATATCTTGAACCCAAAGCTTATGTTTCTATCTGCACCTTGATATATGTAAACCTTATCTGGTCTACCAACATATCTTTCCTCTCCGTATTCAGGAGTTATAGAGTCTGATATTCCTTCCAAAATTGCTCTAAATATAATGAACTTATTATTAACCATATCGTGAAACTTAAATTTTATAAAGTCATTAATTTTTTGATTATTTAAAACCTCATCTTTAGTACCATATGGTAGCATATTTACTTTATCTGTAAAGTGATTTGCAATCTTACTATCAGTTCCAATCCGTATCGCAGTTTGTATTAAATCTGCTCTTCCAGTGGAATCACCTATACCATCCTTATCTAAAGGTCTAGCTATTGAACCTCTAGCTCCACCTTGATTTCCAGTATCAGCTACTTTTCTATTATATGGAATTTCATCTTTTGTAACATTATGTGTTTGATTTAGAATTTTTCTGGCCATACTCTGAAGTGGCATTTTACCATTAAATTCATAATCTAATCTTTCATCACCCTCACCCAGCTTAGTTAATTTGTCATATGGCGATGTGTGAAATATTGTTTTATTTCCTGAGTCATTACTAGCATCACCTACATTTGTACCATTATTAAAAGTACCGCCTATTTTATCTTCAATCTTTCTAGCATCACTTCTTAAAAGATCTACAGTACCTGTAAATGAGGGTATTCCTTTATCAATTGATTTTGGGGCAGATGATATTGGAAATAAATATTTATTTGGATTCATTAACAACATAGAAGTTACTAAATCTCTTCCACCAATTTCGGCTGTTACACCGAATCCAAAATTTACAGATTGTTTCTTTATTACTTCAGGATTGCTTTGCATAGCTATTCTACTACCATAACCAGTATTTGGGTTATTAAATTTACCAACAGCATTAAATACAGTATCCATTCCCGATGGCAATAAATTTGTTATGAATTCTGGTAAGTTTTCACCTAATGGAACTATATCTCCATATCTACCACCACCTATGTGCCTTTCTGCATGATTAATTGGTAATGCTAATGAAGCTAATAATGTTGCTAATCCTTGAGCTCCACCTGATTGAATCACTCCTTCTGGATCATCAATAGCTCCAATCGGTATTCCTAAAATAGAGAGTGGATTATAACGTTTAGTTTCTAATGTAGGATTAAGTCCTTGTAAAACAAATTGTTTTCCTAAAAATCCTATACCATCAGTTGTTAATAAAAATTTACCTATTCTTATTTTATCAGCAAAATTTCTCTCTACCAAACCAGTAAATGATGGAGCACCTCTAAAAAATCCACCTAAAATATCATCAGCACCAGCTGCCAATGCGCCAAAAAATCCCGTGTCGGAGCTTATAGGATTCAATCCCCAATTGTTCCCTACTTCTCTTAAAATAAAAGGTTGTCTAAATAAATCAAAGTTGTTTGGGTCTGCTACCTCTCTAAAAGTTTTCGTTCCAAATTTATTATTTTCTGTCATTCCGCTTGGAACATTTTTATATGTACCATCTCTAAATTCAAATAAATTATCAATGTAAACAGAATCTTCGTAATTCTCTTTCATTGTAGTAGCAGAAAATTCACTCTGAAAAGTATCTGTAGTTACATCTTCTGTGGTTCTAAAATTTTCTCTTTGTAGATTTAAAGTTGTTTGTGGAGTTGCCGTAGGATACGTTGCTGGAACTGTATACACATTATCACCAGCTATATCCTCAGGAGTAGAGAATTGTGAAGTTCTATTTACCAATGGCATCAAACTAGCAAACTCAACTACCTCACCACCTATTGGAGATTGTGAGTCACCAGCCTCAATATGTATAGAACCATCCTTATATCTATCTCTTAAATTCATCACACCAGCACTTCCAAACTCAACTACATATCTATTCTCTAAGAAAGGACTTGGTAGTGGAACATTAGTAAATGGTGCAGTTACTGATGAATGAAATGGTGGTGTTTCAGAACTTCTATTTCTTTCACGAAAAATAGTAAAATCAAATTGATTAAGTACAGGTAGTAAAGATGTGCCATGTGCATTTTCATATAGTGGCGTATCATCAAATGCTGATATTGTATATTGTGTAGGACCTGTAGATGTGTGTTGTTCTACTGCTCTCGTTAAAGTTAAATCATTTGAGAATGGTTGAGTTGGATCGTAAGAACTCAAATAATCTGCAATCGGAGTAGTCATAAAAGCAGAAGTAAATTGTGGTTGGTTTACAGGTGCCAGTGATGTATCTGAATCAAGTATATGTGATGGATTCGATAAGCCTGGATTTCCTTCTTCACTATATTCACCATTTTGTCCAAAAGCACTTCGTGTTTTTGTGTTTGTTCTAACTCCACTATTAGGTGATGATATAGTAGACTCACCATTATATTCATTTGGTAGAGAATTAGTACTTTTCATAAACTTATTGTATTCTGTTTCCAAATTTGTTTTAGGTGTAAACCCAGTAGCGCCAGCAGTTTCATTATCAAAGAAATCAACACCCTTTTCTATTTGATTGTCAATACTATCGGGAGTTGTCTGTCCTTTGAAAGCTGATAAGTCTGATACTAAATCTTTAAGTGCCACTTTGTTTCTCCTAGCTACTCATAGCCATTTCACCAACTTTACCTGTTAGTGTGTTCATTAATTGTTTATTCTCTGTTCTTAATTGTCTACTCTCATCTATGACCTTTTGTAATAAATTATTTGTTTCCTTCATATTATTACCAAAACCTAATTCATTTTTAGTTCCTGATATTGCCTCACCTTTGTGTATTTGTGCTAAACCACTCTCTGTAACAATACCACCAGTTTCAGCTCCAGGTGGTTTTTTTCTTAAAAAAGCATATGCTGCCCCACCCACAGTAGCTATAGCAGCAAGAGCAAGAAGCGGTCCGACTATCGGAACTTTAGCTGCACTAGCACCAGCCGTAACTGCTGCTTTACCTGCAGCCGCTGCAGCTCCTTTCATTTCTTCGGTTGTTTGTTTTTTACTTAATGCCAATTGAACTAACTTTATACTACTAATAGTTGCCTGTATAGTTGCAGCAATTGCTGAAAGTTGTTGTCCTTTTGCTATTAATTGAGTTAATTCAAATTGTGTTGATTGTTGTTTTTCTAATTCTTCAGCTTTCTTCTCTGCTAATTCTGCAGATGTTTTCTCACCAGCAACTATTTTACCTAAGTCAGCAACACTAACACCGATAGCCTTTGCTAATGATTGTCTTTCTATAACATTCATAGCCTCAAAGTCTGCTTGGCTACCTACCTGATTCTTTACCTCTTCAGCTAACCCAGCCAAATCACCTGTAAGTGCTAATTCTCTTGCTTTATCTAAATTTAATTGTCTACCCAATAGTACCGATGCTTCCATCTGTGATTCAATGGAAGATTCAAAGTCTAATAGGTTACTAGCTATATCAGCAACATTTCCTAAACTTAAACCCAATCTCCTAGCTGATACAGCCGCAGTAGCAATATTTCTACCACCATCTTTAGCAAATTTAGCAAAGTTTTCTGCGTCTTGAGCAATATCATCTAATACTAATTTTTTAGAAACACCGGCAGCTGCAGCTAAATTACCAGCTACCTCTATTGTACTTAAACTAGCATCTAAACTTCCACCCTGAATTATTTGTATAGACTTAGCAAGTTTGGCAGCATTTTCTCCACTTATACCAGTATCTCGTGAAATTTCAGCAAACTTATTTAAGGTACTTAAAGAAAGTTCATCTATATTACCAAACTCTTGTGATATTCCTACTGAAAAAGCCTTAACCTCTCCAGCTCTCATACCTAACTTTGTAAAAGTTGCTTCAACAGCAGATACTTTTGCTCCCAATACAGCAGACTGACCTACACTCAATCCTAATTCTTGTTTAAGCTCTTTTGCATTTTCTACCAATCCCTTAGCAAAAGAAAATGCGGCAGCTGCTATACCAGCTTTTAAAGCAGTTCCTCTTAATTCTTTACTTTTAAGTATACCACCATATATTCCAGCTTTTTTAGTCAAACCTCCAAATTCATCTTCAATATCACCAACCGCATCCACCATATCCTTTAAGCCTTCTGAATTTAGAGTCTTTATGTCCTTTTCAAGTTTTTCTACTTGTCCATCTATAGCGGCTACAGCTTTTTCACCTAAACTACCATACTCTTCCATAGATAAGCCGGCTTTTTCTAAAACTTTATTAAGAATTTCTTGCTTACCAATATTCTCTAATGTATCAGATTCAAAGTCATTTAATACATCATCTTGCACTTCTCTGACAGCATTCAATCCCTTTACACTATCTACTAATCTTTTTTGGTCTGCTTCACTTAATTTTTCGGTTCTTAATTTTTGTAATGCTAAATTTTTAACTCTCTGACCTTCTTTTACAAGTGTTTTATCTAATACACCCAAACTTTGTAATAATTTTCCTTTTTGTGAATCTAAAAGTTTACTCATATCTTTAGCTAAACTTCTAGCTTTATTATCAGCTTTTGCTATTGCTGCTTTTGTTTTAAGAATTGCTGTTTGTGTGTCTTTTAGCTCTTTCTCTAAGCGTACTACATTTTCAATATATTGCTGACGGGTTTTATCGGTTCTACGACCATCATCTCTTAATTTTTTCTGTGCGTTTAATTCAGCAGTAATTAACTTTTCTGTTCTTATGTCAGCCATAATTTACCTATTTTATAAGTCATCCGCTGATATGTTTTTCATTAACTTAACTAAATCAGCATTTGCTTTTCTTAAATCTTTAACTTTTTTTGCTATTTTTGGATTGTCTTTTAAAAATTGTTTTTCTTTAGAGCTAATAGCACCTCTCATAACTTTTTTTAAAAAGTCTGATACGAAGTTTTCGTCTATCTTCATAAAATTCTCCATACGATTATTTTTTGTGGATTGATTCAATAATAAATATCAAACTTATTACTTTTTGAATGATGGACGTGAACTTTTGTTTTTCTGTTGTGCTTTCTTTATTTCCTCTGCCTCATCCTTATAGTGTTTCTGTAATCTTTTAAAATAGAATTTTCTAAGATAAATGGGCATATTATAGACTTCAGAGAATGAGAACATTCCCTGCGAATTAAAACTTATTTCAAATATTGAGTTGTGTAAGCTTACTTTATATTCCAACGGAAGGCCAAAGAAACGTAACGGTCATAGGGACCGTGAACTCCTTTTCATTTCCATCTTCATCTATGTATACAGACTTCATCTCCACATCTGGATTTATACTATTAACATAAGCTCTGAAATCTCTAGAATCTCTAGATAGAAATTCATTGTCTACAAAACTATTTATACTAGCTTTTTTAGCATCACCATCTACAGATAATATTTGATGTTTTAATCTTGTTGTTGTTTCATAACCAATACCATCACCTATCTTCTTATATCCCTCAATTTCTTTATCCATACTCTTTTCATCTGATTGAGTTAGTAACTTAAAGGTTAATTTTCTTTTAGTGGCAGGTAATTCAAAATCAAATTCATTTGCACCATTTACAACTATTTTCTCATCTAACTTTTTCTCTTTTAGTGTAGTTAAATCGACTACTACTTCTTTACCATCTACTTCTACTTCGTAATCTTTACCATACGCTAATATACGAGACGCAATAAGAATTGCGTTTTTATCACCCAATAACATATCATCTAATTTGATTGATTTATCTACTATTAGAGCTTCTAATAACTTATCAATAACTATACCCTTTTTAATAAGGTTAGCTGATGTAAGTATATCCTCTTCTCTTGCCGTCATATATTTAATTTCTATTGTACCGCTAGATAGTGGGCTATCCTTTGGGTATAACAATCCTTGTGACGGCAGATCCACTACTTCTGTAGGGAACTTAACTTCTGCCATAATTGACTCCTATGATTTTTTTAAAATTATAACTATTTTTTACCAAATTTTTCGGCGGCTGTAACTCCTAATCCAACTACTGAAATATACATAAAACATTCTAATATTTTATCTTTTACTTCAAAGGCTGAAAAAGTATCAGCACCCCAACTTGCAATCAACATAGTGAAAGCAGCAAAACCTACTACTCTCTTTGAAGATATTTTTGCATCGCTAGAGAGCATCTCTTGAATAAAACCCATACTTAACTCCTCTTAGAATTGTAAGATAGCGTAATCGTATCTTAGTGTTAATGTTATTTCTGCTGGTTCACTAACTGACCAATCTAAATCACCAAAATTGGCTGATTGTATCATAGCACCTTTAAGTGTCCATTCTTCTACTTTGTCTCCAACAGGTCCTAATACATTAAAAGTAATATCTTTCTTATAAAAATCAGAGTAACCATCTCTACCAGTAACAGACTCTTTATGTAATCGAACCCATTCCATAACTGCTTGTGCGCCAGATGGTACAATAGGATCGTATAGAGTAACTTCTAAAGTTTCCCAAGCTCCCTTTCCTTTTACATACCTCTTAACATTGATGTGATCTAATTCAATCTCTTCAAATGTAATAGTTGGTCTATTGGCTGTTTTGATTAAATATGCTGGAACGCCTTCTATGTACATAATGAACCGATTTTTTGTTTTCGGCTCAAATGGAGTGAACATAATTTCTGAAGGATCGATTAAGTCTGCCATTACAGTTCTCCTATTAAGTGTTTAATTCTTTCATATATAAATATACACAAACTGAAAAATCGATACAGATTATCATCTTATTATTTCATAGTTTTTTCATAGTTTTACAGAAAACAAAAAAAGGTGAGAAAATCTCACCTTTTTAAGTTGTTTAGTTAATCACTACTTGAGGTTAATACCACCAGTATTAGCAGCTAAACCATCTAAGATGTCATGTGCTATCCATGCAGTACCAGCAGTTGCTGATATACAAGTTACTGAAAAGCGAGATCCAATAATAGCGTTCGCATCAAATCCAACTGAATCGTTAGCATCTGAAGCAGCAACATTATCACCATCACCTTTAGGCACAGCACCTAAGATTTTTTCTGAAGCCGCACCCAACACATCAAAATCCTGACCAGCAGTTCCTATCAGAACAAATGTGTAGGTACATCCTATTGCATCTGCACAAGATGGTAATGTTATATCATGCAATCCACCAGTTAATGCTGGAACTAATGTAATTAGTCCTGACTGACCTGCGGTTAGTGCTGTATAGCTTGTAGCTTCACCACCATCTGTTAAAAGTTGTGTATTTCTTCTAATACCGCCTACCTGAACATTATTTTCAGAAGTCAATACACTATTTTTCAAACCATCTAATGATGGGGCTGATTCTCTGGTATACTTAATAAAATCACTTCTTACACCCATTTTACTATTCTCCTTATTTAATTTACGCGCTACTCAAATTAAGTTATTGTTTAAATTTATCTAGACCCTCTACTATTAATTATATTTATGCGCTACTACAATTAACAATCTAAATATACCTTTTGTCTATTATAAATATCATTAAAACAAAAAACCCCACTTAAAAGTGGGGCTTTTCGTATTATAATTGAGTTTATAAATTACTCTGGAAACGCAGCGCCTGTTGGCAATACTGAGAAATCCAAAACAATGAACTCAGCCGTTCTAGTAGGTTGTATGAATATCTGTCCAACCAACTGATTTCTATCTACGACATCAGGTGTATTGTTGGAATCATCCATTACAACTTTGAATGCACTCAAACCACTATTGGATTGAACGGATTCTAAGAACGGATTTACTATATTTAGGAATCTAGCTCTTGTAGATGAATCGTTTTGTTCAAATACTAAGAATCTACTTGAGGAAGCAATAAACTTCTTCAATCTGATTAATAGTCTACGAACATTGATTCTATCAAGTGCAGATGGTTTAGCCTGTAGTGTCTTTTGTCCAAATACCACAACTCCTTGACCAGGAAATGAAGCAATCGGATTAACTCTACCCTCATAAAGTGTATCCCTATCAGTATGAGTAAGCTTCTTCTTAGTCATCCTAACATTAGATAATCCACCTCTGTTCAATCCAGCAGGAGCAAACCATTCGTGAGCTACACTATCTGTGAAAGCAATCACACCAGGTATTACTACTGATGGTGGCACCCAAACTTGACCATTTCCAGCAGGGTTTTCAATCTTAACCCACGGATAATAAGTAGCCACATAGTTTGTATCTAATCCGACAACATTATCAACTGCTGTTGCAACATTATCATCTATATCAGCACTATCTAATACATAAAAAGCATCAGCTCTTTCTTCAGCTTTATCAATCGCATGATTTGAAACAACTGAGTGATGTTTATGGATAATACCTGGAGTTACGAGCATATTAATATCGTAATCATCAGGATTAGCTATAGCATTTATCGCTCTTTTGTAAGCAATTGAACCACTAGCGGTTGTAGTTGAACAATCAAATCCACTTGTATTTGTAGATGAGATTGAAGTACCAGTGTTCTTTGAAGCCGCTGGATTTACACCATCAAAACCATGTTGCATTGGAACAGAAAACTTTAACTGCTCAGCGGATTGAGAAATTGTCAAAGTTTGTGTACTAATAGCAAAATTAGTTTTATTTGAGTATTCAAAGGATGTAGTATCTCCATATCCAAACATATTTTCCAAAGAGAAATCAGCATTACCACCAGCCGTTTCATTATGTGAAATTGGTGCTAAATAAGCATAGTTTGTTGATGTTTCACTGTTAGGATAATCAGGATGTAACTTAATACCGTAAGGAAGATACTCTTTGTATGTTCCAACGTTACTTTTGTCACCATCGCTGGTTTGTGTTAGTGCGAATGACGCTGTTGGTACAACGTTTGCAGAAACAATAGGATCTAATACAGCAGCATGCCCCATAGGTTGTAAATTAGGATTACTTCTAAATAAATCCTCTTTATAATCACCTATACGAATAAGTTGAGATAAATTCGGATAGTCACCATATGTAGTAATCTCACCATTGTTATTTACAGTCTGAAACATATCACCAATTACCTTTACTATGTAATTAGATGAATCAGGATCCATATTAAGTCCACTATAGCTTTCTAATGGTGCTGGATTACCTGTTCGGTATACAGCGAGACCAAATTGTGCATAAGTTGGGCTTGAATTAGAACCTTGCGGTCTTTTGACATCTCTTATTACAACATAGTAATGATTAGTTTCATTTCCATCTGCTCTCGTATAAACTCTAAACAGATTTGTACCACTACCACCAATTAATTGAGAATTAATGAAAGGTGTTCTAGCAGAGGAAGCATCTTTATTACCAGTATTGGTTATAATATAATTACCATTTGATGTATCGACTGTTTCTGTTCCTGTGGCAAAGTTGAATGTTGCATCTTCAGTAAACATTTTGGCCTTATCTGCACTAGAAGCTATCATACCACCAGCAAGTGAAGCACTTACAGAGCTTTCAAAAAACTTATACATATATCCTGGAGCTTCTGTAGCACCTATTGATTGTGCTTTAGGATCTGTAGGAACTTGCCTTAAAATATAATTACCAGATACAGCATCATTTTCTCCTGTAGCAGAACCTTTTGTTATTATCGAAAGATTCGTTAAACTAGCAGTCGCATTAGCACCAGCTAATTCTAATGTAAAATTACTAGCGCTTGTAGCACCTTTAATAGAACCACTTAAAGCGCCTGTTCCATTACTATTATTAATTGCTGGTAAAAATGAAGCTACAACTAATTTTCCATCCTCACCATAGTTGGCTGATGAACCACTAATAAGCAGATTAAATCCACCTACTGAATATCCACCTATATATCCAACTTTTACTATTGTTACAGTTCCTGCGGAACGTAAATATTCTTTTACTGTATATGGTGTGTAATAATCCGAGTTATAAGATCCGAATATCTGTTCAAACTGCTCAAAACTTCTTATTATCGTGGGTACAAAGGAAGGACCTCTTACTGTTGGTCCGACAATTGCTGCCCCGATTTCCGAAATTCCTTGCGGTAGAAAAGATAAATCTTTTTCTCGAGTAAATACACCAGGACTGACTATTCTCTCTGCCATGTGTTTTCTCCTTAAAGGGTTTTAAAAATCATTGAAATTTATTATATATAAATATAATCAAAAAATCTCAAAATACAACCGATTGCTATTTTTTTTACTCTGCAGCTGCTATTTCTTGAGTTTCTTCTTTAGATGTTGGTGTAAAAATACCTGTTTTTGGATTTAATTGACCAGGGCCATACTTTTCATTCAACTCTTTAACCAAATCACGTTCCTTTTGTTGGGTTTCGGCATAATCTGATTGTAGTTGCATTTCACTTTCTTCAATCTGTTCTGCTCTTTGATTATTCACAAGCTTCTGTACTGAAACTTGCCCTAACAAAATCTGAATGTCTTGATACTTTTGACTTAAATCACTAAGAGACTTTAACTCTTCTTCCGTAAACTTAATTTCACTCATTACTTACTCCTATTAGTTCAATAATAATATATATCAGATAAATATCTGAAAGTTAATTTTTTTAACCATTTGGCCATCTAATTTTGTCTTTATCAGCCCAATTATCAATATTTGTTATACCGCCTCTGAATTTATTAGGATGTCTTTCATCTTGCATTGATGGACTGTGAAATCCAAATTGTCCATCCCAATCATTACCACGTTTTTCATTAGCTTCAAAGGAAAAGTCAGCTGCTAACTCTTCAGGTGCAAACTTCATTCCGTTTTCTTCTAAATACTTTCTGTGGATTCTGCAGATAGCATCATCATCCGATGGATATAAATCTATAACATCATCTTTTTGTACAAAGTCTAACATCTTTTTACTTATCAGACTAAATCCAGCATTCCCAACATTATTTTCTTCATACCACCACGGTGCGCCTATGTAATCATAGTTTAAGAACTCATCTTTCCAAGCCTTTGGATTTAAGATAAAGCCATCAAATTCTATATGTAAAATGTATTTAGTTTTGATGTAAGAATTCATTTTTTTCCACATAAAGTGTATTACATCTAAGTTTGATTGACAATGAGGAATTTTAATTATATCATCATTGTCTCTGTCCATAGAAGTAAAGAATTTAACATCTCCAAATTGAGCATATATAGTAGAAATATTAACTGCTCTCAAAGCCCTTTCGTAGTCAATACAATCCACTATCACCAATGTCACATCTTTTAAATCTAGCTTTTCTTTTTCATACCACCATTCTTTTCCGTGATTATACTCTCTTCTCGGTGGATATTTTTTTACTATCTGTTCCATAGTTTTGTCTTTCATTAGAAGTGATTCGTGTCTTGGAATCTCATCGTTATATTCACCTTGCCAAGTAGATTCTACTCCAAAATGTGTGCAACCACCAACGTAACAGGCTATAAAATTATCTCTGTTTTGTTTACCACCACTTTCTTCGTGCCACCATTGTACCCACCAATCTAAACCTGCAAACCAAGCACAGTAGTCATTATTTGTTTTTGTCTCTGAATACAAATCTACATCTATCGGTAGCATTTTAAATAATTCATCACGTCTCATCATCATATTACCAGCTCTGGCAGTTTGTCTATATAACCAATTACCATCTTTGTGTGTAATATCGTGTTCAGGTGAATTATAAAATGTTGCTATTGTTACATTATCTTCTTCATCTAATTTATCACATAATATAGATAATGGTTCGTGATATTGATTATCGTGGTCTGAAAACATAATGTATTGGCAATTATCAAAGAACCCACTTTCCCAAATTTTATTTGTTCCACCTCTTTGTCCTAAATTTTCATCAATAGAAATTATAGTTATATTATCATATTCTTTACAAACCTCAATTGCTTGTTCTTTCAAATCAGAATTATCAGATTGTTCTAAAACACAAATTTTATCATTAGGTTCTATAACTTCCATTAAAGAATCTAAAGTTCTTTTTAAATAATAAGGTTTATTGTAACTCAATAATTGTATAGCAACTCGTGTGGCATTTTCTCCTTTACCCCAACTATGAAATCCACCCGAAAAGAATTCGTGTTGAGTAAATTCTCCTTTTATCTTTCTATGTCCTTCTTTTTTTAAATCTACCCCATCCCAATATTTTGTTTTGAAACCAAGTATTTCTTTTACTATATCAGCTGATGTTGCTTCTTCTATCTCTACATCTTTATCTATGATTCCATAGTATTCATCTAATTGTGATTGTGAAGTAACTACAGGATTTTGCCAACCATCAAATGTAAAATTCATCATTTCAATTAAACCCAAAGGTAGTTTATTTTGTTGTTTATAAGAAATTGAATTAAATGAACTTTGTCTGTTTTTTTCTTCGACTCTCCATTGATCCATTTCATAATCATACTTATTTGAAGTAATTAAGGGAAATCTTCCTATATCATATCTAGCGTATAAGTTTGGTATTGGTTCATCTATATATTCTTCAACACTATTTTGATTAATATCCAATACACCTTTGTTATAAGTTTCTGTAAATTTTATGATTTCGTCTGTGTTTTGATTAGAAAAGTGTCCTCTATCGAATTCATCTGTAGCGATGAATAGTTTACATCCTGTATGTTTTTGGAATTTTTTACAATACTCTAACCACTCACTAGCCTCTTCCCAACTCAATGTATCTAAAACTATCTGTACATTTTTACCTCTCAAATCATAATCATATCTTTTTAAAAAATTGAATTCACCATTTTCAACTGAATATACTTTGAAAACCCAATCAGCGTGCCATTGAACCCAATTGGATTGCCATGAACCCATACCTACAAGTTGAAATGAATCCCAATAACACAATTGTCCTTTTTGGTTTTTTAAATATTGTTCTACATATAAAGTATAATATTTATCGTTAGTGTGTATACACCTAACTATAGGATCTTTAATTATTTTGATGTGATCTTTTCTTTCTTGCATAAATTCTCCCTCCCAAGGAGCTCTAATCGGCCTTCTTCTCATTTTTACTCCAATATAAATTATCCTCTACTATTAAATAATCAACAGTACCTTTTTTTAAATGTTCAAATGGTTGATTCAAATCAAATATAATTGGTTCTCCATGACCATTAAAAGATGTATTTAAAAGAACTGGTATTTTAGATATTTTATCATATTCGTTTAAGATGCTATGAAAAAACTTATTTCTTTCTTTAAAAACTAATTGTGGTCTCAGAGTATTATCTACTCTATGAACTACAGCAGGTATTTTATCAATCCACTCATCTTTTACTGTATAACACATTGTCATAAACTCAGCAGTCATTTTTGATTTTGTATTTTTACAAATATCATCTATCTTTTCTCCTAAAATAATCGGAGCGAATGGCATTATTTCGTGTCTTTCTAATCTGTCATTTAAAGTTTCGTGCATTTCTTTATCTGTGGCTCTAACTAATATACTTCTAGCACCCAATGCTCTAGGCCCGTATTCCATTTTTCCCTGAAAACAACCGATGATATTTCCATCATCTAATAATTGAGCAACTTTTTTAGGATTAAATTTTTCTTTTTGAAAATCCCATTCCTTTTCTTCTTTTTTTATTTCATCCTTTGTATAATGGTTTCCTAAAAACATATTTTCAAATCTTTTATTTTTCCACTCACCCAATTCTACTGATTTCATTATAGCTGCAGCTAGCGCTAATCCAGAATCACTCATAGCTGGGTAGACATATACTTCATCAACCCAATCTAATTCATTTATTTTTTGATTTAATTTTACATTGGCAAAAATACCACCAGCAACTGCTACCCTTTTGTATTCAGGATAAAATTTATGTAAATCTTCTAAGTATTCTAAAAAAACATCCTCTGTTAATTTTTGTACATTGAAAGCCCATTCAGCTTTTATTTCAAAATTACTATTCCAATCATCAATGCTATCTGTAATGTTTCCCATAAGAGTTTCTAATTTTTGCCAATTACCAACAGGACCGAAGCTTAAATCATTTGTATAATGTAATGTCTGTTTTAGTTTATTATAAATTTTTTCATTATATTTTCCGTGTCCGGCCATACCCATAAGCTTTCCCTCATCTTTAAGAGAATGCCACACCTTTCCCTCTGGCGCAAACCAAGGTGTACAACGACCAAAAAACTGACCAATAGATGCTGATTTATCTTTTAATTGTTTATGTACTAAATGTAATTTATCATCATATCCTAAATAAACTCTACCAACAGTTTTAAAACCACTTCCGTCGTGAGTAACAACTAAAGTCTTTTCTTTAAAGCCTGAAGTATAGTAAGCACCAGCAGCATGACATAAGTGATGTGGATATGTAACAATCTTTCTTCTAATTTCATCTGATTTGTATCTATCAAAGTCTGGCTCTGCTACCTCTGCTATACATATATAATCAGAATCCTCTGTCTTATATCCAAAATCATTTTCTATTGTATCTAGAGCAAACCAAGGATAAACTCCACTAAGAGCAAAAGATTTAATCTTACGAATTCTTTCTTCTTCTATAACTATCTTTATATCACCATCCTCTATATAAGCCACACAAGAATCATGAGCATGCCCAATCAATCCAAATATCTTACTCATAAAGCGTATTCCTTATTTATATCAACTGCAGTTTTGTATATTTCCATATCATCCCTATTTAGATTTTCTATAAATCCTCTATCTATTTTTTCATATTCTTCTTTATATAAATCCCACTTTGAGTTTTGTATAGTATTTTTAAAATCAGAATCTCCTGATTCTACATCGAAATATGGGTAATTAGAATCTTTTATTTTGACACCAAACATCTTTTCAAATTTTTTCAAACTATCATTGTAAGATTCAGTAATTCCTATGAAATCTATTTTTTCAAAGTTTCCTTCAATATATTTACCATAAATATTTTTTGAAAATTCTAATTCACAATATTCATATAAACTTAAATCTTCTTCTATTATTTTATTTTGTATTGGATTGTGATGTGATGGTGAGCTTTTTAAAAAATAATATTCTGATATTAATCTGTCAATTGGATTTCTAAACCAAGTAACTAATTTATGAGAAGATAAGTCTGAATACTTACCCAATCTAAAATGTCCGTGTATACATTGAAAGTGTTTAGTATCAACTGAGGGAGTTAATTCGTATTTATTCCAAGTTGGATGATCACCATAATCTTCATATAAAAGAAAATCTTCTTTTTTCGTAAAATATTTTTCATCATACAAAACTCTATCTCTTACATTTACCTTTGCATCTCTAGCTCCAAAAATATCATATAGTACATTTCTAAACAAATTACCACCAGTTCTAGGTATATGAGATGATATTATCCTAAGCTTTGATTCTTCTTTTTTAGTATGAATTATTTCACCATCTTTTGGCATAGTCCATAAATCTTTATATTTATAATAATCCCACAATCTATCATCATTGAATGGATATATCTCATCATTTAAAGCCATATCAATAGTTTCTTTAGATAGCGTAGGACATCTTTCAGTTCCCAAAGGGCTCATAGTTAAATGTGATGTATCGGGATATAACCAACCTAAATGATTTATAGTGTCATTATATCCTGTTGTAGAGTTTTCACCCGCGCCTCCATTTGGTGATTCATTAGGAAATAATGGTTGAAAATGTTTAACTCTTTCAAAATGTTTTTCTCCACAAGGTATAACTTCCATACGATTAGTTACTGTAAGTAAAGGTAATTGAACATAATCTGGATGAAATCCAGCAAATATAGTTTGTACACTACCTGCTTCTTTTAGTCTTTGTTTTTCTGGCAGTATTCCAATTGTCTTTAAACCTAATCCCTTTGCTATATGATATATACTACTTTGTGCGCCTATGTATATAGGAAATTCAGCAACAAAGTCAATTAATTTATTTCTAGAAACATTTAACACATGCGTATCAGCTGATTTAACGAGATAGTCATCGGATAAACCTAATTGTACACAACGATAAGTTTTTGATAAATGTCCAACCACTTCTTCTAATAAATCATTATCTCCAAATCTACCACCAGTTTTACTATTTAGTGTAAACAATATAGTGTTCTTTCTCTTTTTAATATTTGGTGAAGCAAATAGTTTTGGTGTATAATCCTCTGTTCTTAATCCCCAAGTATTAGTACATCTCTGAATTGTTGTTCCAAAAGTTCCCATAGAACCCCATTTGTAATCGAAATTATGAGTACCATCTACATATGGATTGTGTTGAAATACATCAATAAACCACTTTGGTATAAATACTTTACATCCCTTATAATATATTTTTAATAACTCAGGCAGTCTAGTGTATGGAATAATATCACCAAAAGAAGTACCACGATCAGATCTGTAGTCTACTGCTATTTCGGGATGTCCTATATAAAAATTATAGTCATCAGGAACATGCGGCGGAAAACCTTCAAAATCTAATATCTCTTCTTGAAAGTTTTTAACTTTCCAAAAGTCTTTTGTCTGATTAATATAATGAAGAATATCCCCATCGGTTTGTGGCTTTTTAGCTATATTCATTAAAAGCTCCTAATATTTCTTTTTCATTATATTTTTTTCCCATAAAAGCACTTTCCTCTCTATTAGACAAGTTGAAAATTCCTTTTTTACTATGAAAGTTAAAGTAACCATAAAAAGCACATCCTAAACTTATACCACTATCATCAGCTGCTGGAACAAAAAAGTGATTATCAAAAATATCTAAATCTATTATTTTTTGATTTGCCACAGAATTTAAGAAACTGCCACCTGCAGCACAAAAGTTTTTGACATCTGAAATCATTGAACACTTTTTAGCTAAAAATTCAACAACTCTTTCAAATTGATTTTGTACAAACCAAGCATGATCTGCTTTAGATTGAAAATCATTTTCATATATAGTATCACTCATATAAGATGGTATTGGTGTATTTATATACATTTCATCTAATTCTTCTTGTTCTTCATATGGGAGGTGTTCATGAGCCCTTATCAAATATTCACCAACCTTAGGATCTTTATCAATGTATACCATTGGTTCTTTATATTTTTGTTTAACTTTATCTTCATCTCCAAAGGGAGCTAATCCCATAAGTTTTCCAGCATCATCTCCAGTCAAACCTATGTGAATACAATTGTCATAATACCACTCCCCAAGTGATTTTCCTAATCTATATCTAGTGCTAAAACCAGAACCATCTTTGTGTTTTCCTACTGTATTAAAATATGAGTAAGCTGCTTTGTATCGAGAGTATATTCTTTTGAATACACCTTTTTTAACTTCATAAATACTAGTAGCTTCAACACACTCACCAAGTCTTGTTTTTTGAGTATGTGCTATTTTGTTTTCTACAAAATCATCTACTGTTTGTTTGTAATTCATTTCACCAGCATTGTCAGCTACTAAAATAATAGATTCATCAAAACCACTTGAGTAATGAGTTGAGTATGCGTGTGCTAAATGATGTGTACAATAATTTAATCTATCATTTGGCAAATTATATCCATTTTTTTTCAACTTCTGAACTAAAAATCCGTCTACACTTATTTGTTGGTCTGGTGTTAAACCAATGCCATTCCAAACAATTCTATCTAAATCCATTTTCTGTATATTAGCATAGTCTAAACAATAGTCCATAGCTTTCCAAGGAAATTCTATTAATGAATAATCCCAATTATTTTCTTCTGGCGATGGATAGCCATTGTCATTTTTAATTCTAGTAATTCTTTCTAAATTTATAGAAACGAATACCTTGCCTTCTCTCAGTAAAGTAGCGCCAGATTGATGTCCTATGTTTACACCTAAAACCCAAGTCATTTATTAGTCTCTGATTGGTGTTATTAAATAATTTTCTACAACTAAATAATCAATATCATTTTTAAGAAAACATCTTATAGCATCAGCAGGTGTCTCTACTATAGGTTCACCAGCCTCATTAAAAGATGTATTCAATATTACTGGAATGCCTGATAGCTTTCCGAACTCTTTTATAACATCATAATATCTTTGATTGGTTTCTCTTCTTACAGTTTGTAATCTAGCAGTTCCATCTACGTGTGTTATGGATGGCAACTTTTTTTTAAACTCCTCTTTTACTTGAGCTATTAACAACATATATGGGCTTTCTGTAGTATGTGTAAAGTATTTATCAGCATCTTCTACAGTACAAGCAGGAGCAAATGGTCTATACCACTCTCTATGTTTTACCCTATTGTTAATTATATCTTGCATATCGGGATGTGTTGGATCTCCTAATATACTACGATGTCCTAATGCTCTTGGCCCCATTTCACTTCCACCTTGAAAGAAACCAACAACTTTTCCTTCGTGTACAAATGAGGCAATTTTTTTAGCTAAAGCATCCTCATCCTCAATTTTTTCGTAAGTTATTTTATCAACATTATTTATATCACTCATTATTTCCTCCTCAGAGTAATCTTTACCCATAAAGACAGTCTCTTCTTTATTACTTAAATTTACCTTACCTTTGTCAGGATGAAAATTGTAATATCCATAAAAAGCAGTTCCAATTGATATACCACCATCGTCTGCTGCTGGTACATAAAAATGGTCATCAAATAAATCTAAATCGACTATTTTTTGATTAGCAATTGAATTAAGGAAGCAACCACCAGCGCCTGTCAAGTATTTAACATCGGAATTCATTGAAGCCTTTTTAGCTAAAAATAATATTAAATCTTCAAATTTATTTTGAATCATCCAAGCCCAATCAGCTTTTGATTGAAAATCTTCTGATGCTATATTAGAACTAAAATATTCTGGTCTTGGAGAATCTATATACATAAGAGTTTCTGCAGTTTGTTCTTCTCTCGGAACTGCGTGATGTACTCTTATAAAATAATCTCCTGATTTTGGGTCTGGGTCTATATAAACCATTTTCTCATTAAATCTTTTGTTAGCTACCTCAGGCCTACCATATGAAGCTAAACCCATAAGTTTTCCAGCATCATATAGTCCATCCATACCTATGTAGTTACAACCTAAAGCATAAAGTTCTCCAACTGACTGTCCTAATGTCGGCCATAATTCACCAGCTTCTGGAAAAGGTTTATAAGCTCCGTATATTTTAGTGAATACACCCTTTTTAATTTCATAGATACTACTGGCCTCTACACATTTCTCTATCGGATATTTTTTCATATGTGCTATTTTGTTGGTGGTGAACTTATCAATCACATCTCTGAAATTGGTTTCTCCGCCAGCATCTACTACAATCGAAACAGACTCTTCAAACCCACTCGAATAGTGTGCTGAATAAGCATGAGCTAAATGATGAGTACAATAGTTTAATCTATCTTCAGTAAAATGCCAACCATTGTCTTTTAGTCTATTAGCCCAAAGTCCATTTGGATCAATTGCTAAGTCAGGAGGTAAACCTATACCATTCCAAACAATTCTTTCCAAATCTTTTTTAGTTATTCCAGCATAATCTAAACAATATTCCATAGCTTTCCAAGGAAAATCATCATTAGCCTCATCGTGCTTTATTCTAGAAATTCTTTCTGAATTTATTGAGACAAATACTTTTCCATTTTTTACTAGTGTAGCGCCAGAGTCGTGTCCAATATTTACCCCCATAACCCATCTATCTTCACCAACTTTAATAGGTTCTATGTTATTTTTGTTTTTATTAAAAACAATAGTTCCATCATATGAATCACTGCTACCTTTTTTATATTTAGGTACAAAACCACATTTTGTTAATTTTTTTAATAAAGGCTGTAATCTATCAGTATTATGATGAAACTCTAATAAGATTTGATTTACATTATTTTTTAAATAATCTTCGCTAGCATTTAAGAAGATTTCATATTCGGCACCCTCTACATCACATTTAATAAGATCTATATAATCTATTTTGTTCTGTTTGATAAAATCATCAAAAGACAAACATTCAACATTAGCAGTTGTTATATCTCTTTCAAATGTATATGGATTGTTATAATTAACAGGATTAACCCATTTTTCTATTTCAGGCCAATCGTTGATATAAAAAGAACCATTTGATGTAGAATGTTGTGGGTATTTTAACCATCTATTTTCAGTAATTTCTCCTAATGCACTATTGGAAATAATTACATTATCTGATTCTTTAAATGTTTTGTTAAGTCCACTCCACAAATCCGGATTTGGTTCTAGTGAATAACAAACTTTAACATTTTGTTTTGAAACCCATCTTGTGAAAACTCCTATATGTGATCCTATATCCATCACCACAGAATCTTCGTTAAGATTGAATAAACCTTTATACTCATCTGCATAAAATATTTCTTTATGGTTTGCCCAATTTACATCAAATTCATTAGTTATATATTTAAATTCATCTTTATTTTTAACAGAGTTGTCATTTAATTTTATGCTAAATGTTTTAATTTTAATTTTTTCTTTTGTGTAAACTACGACATCTACTTTATCTAAATAATAATTTTCCCAAGGAGTAACATAATTAAATGGAAGCCAATAAGATGTATTCTCATCAAAAGCTATTTTTGAAGTGTATAAGGTTAAATCAGAATATGGGTCTACTACTCTGACAATAAATTCCGATTTCCTATCATTATAAAACCAAAGTTTACCTACTTCTGTTGCATCTACTGTTAGATTTGTAACATTTTTTATCTTATTACCTAATTTTATTTTTTTATTTAACATAACTTTTATTCCCTCAATCACCATTTCAGGTGTTATTTTTTTAGTACACTCAAATTCTCTATCTGTTCCTTTTTGTTTTGGACAAAAATTCCAATCGCCTGGAGAAAAACCATCTGTATGCCAACAACCTGTACAAACATTGTCATCATTTTCTAAGTTGATGTGTTTGGTTTTATCAGCAAAATTATACCAAGAATAATTATGTCCGTGAATTAAAACCACTGGAATATCTACAGCCCAAGCCAACCAACTTAATCCAGAACTTACACCTATAAATAGTTCAGCATACTTTAAATCACCAATTCTATCTTCAATTGGTAAATCACCTGATTTATCAATAATACCAGTCGGATTTATATTGCCCATATAACCGCTATCTTCTCTAGATAAATATACAACTTTATACCCAATCTTCAAAAAATAATCAACTACTTTTTGCCAACCACCATCATTATTCCAATATTTAAGTTGTGCGCTAGCGTGGGGTCCTATACAAATGTACTTACCCTCAATTTTATTTTTAGGTTCAAATTTTTCTAAATTAAGCTTTGGTTTAATTTCTTTAGTTGGCAATCCTAATATATCCGAAGCTGCTTGTTGCATAGAAATATTAGATAAGTCTACTTTATTATAAGAATCATTAAATTCATAAAATGGTTCTGTATTTTTATAACCAAAAACACCAACCTCATATGTAGCATAAAAAGATTTTGTTGGCCATTCTGATCCTTCTTTCCAAAAAGTAAAATCGTAAGTTTCTTTAAATATTTCTGGAAAAATTGTTCCACAGAATATTTTACAATTATGTTTTTTTCTAAACTCTTCTACATAAGAAATCCAGGCAAAGTTGTCGCCTAACATATTTGAAGATATTCTTACAAAAACTTCTTTGTCTTTTAAATCTAATTGATGTTCATAGATTAGTTTACCATCTTCATATATTACTATCTTCCAATCAGTATACCATTTTCTAGAATACATAGCTGAAACACCAATTGATACTGTAGCATCGTATACTAATGTATCAGCATCCCAAAACTCTATGGTATATTCGGAATTATTTTTACGCTTTGAATTGATTATTACAAATGGACCTGAATCGAAGTTGAATTCTATTTTCAAATCTCTTATAGTCTTTATCAATTTTTTTTCTCTTTAGCCATTAAAACCCTTTGTTATATATATACTATGAAAACATCAAAAAATAATTTATTTTTGCATTTTAGTACGAACCACTAACATCATTTCCTATCCAAAATAGATTACATTCTGGACAAAATGAACCTGTTATAAAGTCTCCTATCTCTTCATCATCGCTATCCATATCGTGAGTTGAAGATATTTTTAGTAATGAACCTGAAGTCGCTCCTTTTGTACTAATGATACTATAATCTTCCGTTCTGCATATGTATATTGATTCGGATAATTGTGTTGTTCCATCACAACTTCCACTGTGTATTAGACTCATATCATTATCCTGTTATGTAAATACCTAAGAAAAGAGTACCCATATTTGATCCGTAACCATAGCCTGTAAAATCAATAGTATTAGAAGAAAATGTAATTTCAGGAAACCTTAGATAAACATCTTTGCTAGCACCAGCACCACTTGATTCATAATAAATAGTATCACCATTTACACCTGTTCCACTTGACGGAGGTGTACCATTACGGTGATTCCATCTTCCTGCCGTAGTCGCAGTAGCTATATCAATAAATGTAGCGCTGTGATCGTATGCTGTATTAGTGGTTAGGGATGTTGTTTGAATACCAGTGAATCCTGCTGTAGCGAATGATGACCATCTTTCGGTGGAGTTATAATTTATTCTTCTCACCTGAGCATCAGATCTAAAAGAAGTTCCTGACTCAAATCTAAAGAAAATGTGACCTGTATTGCCGATGATTGATGCTCCTGCATAAGCTGCTGCTGATAAATCTATACCGGAAACAGTTACTAAACCAGTACCTTGATCTCCTGAAAACATTTGAGTAGAGCTACTATTACCATAAGAGCCTACCGCTACCTTATCATGATCGTAGGCATAAAATTCGGACATCGCGTGTGGAGTAAGACCATCAGGTCTATCATCGGAAGCATTAGCAGTATTTATAGTACCTTCTATACCACGAGAACAATCTTCTAATGATATTGGATTACCATCAAAAATAGCTGTTGAATAATCATTGGTTCTTATTTCTTGATGTATACCTTTTAATGATATTGCACCACTACTTGGAACTGCCATTATTTCAACGCCTCTAGTTCTCGTCTAAGTTCATCGATTTGTTTTTGTTGGTCCTTTATAGACTCTATTAGTAATGGAACTATCTTTTCGTATTTTACTGTCAAGTAATCTTCACCAGATTTTGAATTACCATCTTTATCTAAATCAAAAGGAGCAATATGAACAACTTCTGGTAATACTTTTTGTACAGATTGTGCACTAACACCTATTTGAATATCATCATGTTCAAATCCAAAACTTTTTGCTAAATCATTGTTTTTGTAAGTAAATACTTCTATATCCTTAATTTTATTTATTGGATTATCTATACCAATTTTAATTCTATCTTTTAGTCTAGTATCTGAATAGTAAGCAGTTACATCACCAGTGACTGTAAAGTTGGTTGTAGTTACATCAATTCTAGCGGTAGAATCTCCATCATAAATTGCAATTCGTTGAGTAGAATTTCCACCACCATTTAAGAAAAGAGTACCTCCATTTTTAGCACTTACAAATGTGTGACCATCTGTCGTATCATAAAGCATCAGATAATCAGTAGTATTATGGTCATCTGTAGTGAATGCTAAATATCTAGCAGTGCTAGCTGCCCAAGGTTTCATTTGAAAATGATGAGTTGCTACTGTAGCGGCTGAAAAGTCTCCTGTTATATCTAAAGGACCAGTAAGAATGAAATCAGTACCATCCCATACTAAAGAAGCATCAAAACTCGCAACCGCTGCCCCAGTTCCAAATACAAGCTTTGTATTATCATAAAATTTAAGGTGGTCTTGTGATTCATCCCAAATCATTTTTCTAGCTGAGGTAGCACCAAAGAATGTTACATCTATTCCAGTATCATCTACACCAAATTCAACTGGAGCACCTGAAAATCTAGATTGATCTTCGGCAAAATGAACCCTTTCACCAATAGCTTTAATTGTAACATTATTGATTGCATCTGAGTCTTGGGTGTCACCTATTGTCATTGTTTGACCATTGACATGTATTCCACCATTTTGAGCATTATGGCCAGATGATGCTATCTTTAGTTCTGCATTAGTTGCACTTACTGACAAAATAGTACCATCAAAAGTCATATTAGCTTCAGCATTTATTGTAGATGAATCTACAGATGTTATTACTCTGTTATTAGTCTGATTGGTATACGAAGTTATTCCAGCATTACCACCAGTTCCACCAGTAGCACCTTGAGCGCCTTGCGCTCCAGTTCCGCCTGTTCCACCAGTAGCACCTGTACCACCTGTTCCACCAGTGCCTGTTCCACCAGTTCCACCAGTAGCTCCAGTTTGACCTGTACCACCAGTTCCGCCTGTTCCACCAGTAGCACCTGTACCACCAGTTCCGCCTGTGCCAGTTCCACCAGTTCCACCAGTTCCACCTGTTCCGCCTGTAGCGCCAGTTTGACCAGTTCCTCCTGTTCCGCCTGTTTCTCCAGTACCACCAGTACCACCAGTTCCAGTTCCGCCAGTACCACCTGTGTGACCTGTACCACCAGTAGCACCAGTTGCTCCAGTAGCGCCTGTTTGTCCAGTTCCTCCAGTTCCACCAGTTCCAGTTCCACCTGTTCCGCCAGTAATGCCTTGCGCTCCAATTCCACCTGTTCCGCCTGTAATGCCTTGCGCTCCAATTCCACCAGTTCCTCCAGTTTGACCTGTACCACCAGTAGCACCAGTTGCTCCAGTAGCGCCTGTTTGTCCAGTTCCTCCTGTACCACCAGTTCCAGTTCCACCAGTTCCGCCAGTACCACCAGTACCACCAGTATGTCCAGTAGCACCTGTAGCGCCTGTTTGTCCAGTTCCGCCAGTTCCGCCAGTACCAGTACCACCAGTACCACCAGTTCCGCCTGTTCCACCTGTTCCACCAGTAGCACCTACACCACCAGTACCACCTGTTTGACCTGTTCCACCAGTACCACCAGTGCCTGTTCCACCAGTTCCGCCAGTGTGACCTGTTCCCCCAGTTCCACCAGTATTACCTTGTCCACCAGTTCCGCCTGTTTGTCCAGTTCCACCTGTTCCACCAGTACCTGTTCCGCCTGTTCCACCAGTTTGACCAGTTCCGCCTGTTCCACCAGTTCCACCAGTCGCTGTACTAGCTGCTCCAGTTCCACCAGTTCCACCAGTTCCACCAGTAGCACCTGTTTGTCCAGTTCCTCCAGTTCCGCCAGTTCCGCCTGTTTGTCCAGTTCCGCCAGTTCCACCAGTTGCTCCTTGCGCTCCAATTCCACCAGTTCCGCCTGTACCAGTTCCACCAGTTCCACCAGTAGCACCTGTTTGTCCAGTTCCTCCAGTTCCTCCAGTTCCGCCAGTTGCTCCTTGCGCTCCAGTTCCGCCTGTTCCTCCAGTACCTGTTCCACCAGTTCCACCAGTTGCTCCAGTTTGACCTGTACCGCCAGTTCCACCTGTCTGTCCAGTTCCACCTGTTCCACCAGTTTGACCTGTTCCACCAGTTCCGCCTGTTGCTGTACTAGCTGCTCCAGTTCCGCCAGTACCACCAGTACCAGTTCCGCCTGTTCCACCAGTTCCTCCAGTAGCGCCAGTTTGACCTGTTCCGCCTGTTCCACCAGTTGCTCCTTGCGCTCCAATTCCACCAGTTCCACCTGTGCCAGTTCCACCAGTTCCACCAGTAGCACCTGTCTGTCCAGTACCACCTGTTCCGCCAGTTCCACCAGTAGCACCTTGCGCTCCAGTTCCGCCAGTTCCGCCAGTGCCAGTTCCACCAGTTCCACCAGTTCCACCAGTAGCACCTGTTTGTCCAGTTCCTCCAGTTCCGCCAGTTGCTCCTTGCGCCCCAATTCCACCAGTTCCTCCAGTACCTGTTCCGCCAGTACCACCTGTGTGACCTGTACCACCAGTTCCACCAGTAGCTCCTACTCCACCAGTTCCACCTGTTGCACCTACTCCACCAGTACCACCAGTACCTGTACCACCAGTTCCACCAGTTGCTCCAGTAGCACCTGTTTGTCCAGTTCCACCAGTTCCACCAGTAGCGCCTTGCGTTCCAATTCCACCAGTTCCTCCAGTGCCTGTTCCGCCAGTACCACCAGTTGCTCCAGTAGCACCTGTTTGTCCAGTTCCACCAGTTCCTCCAGTAGCGCCTTGCGTTCCAATTCCACCTGTTCCACCAGTACCAGTTCCACCAGTACCACCTGTGTGACCAGTTCCACCAGTTCCGCCTGTAGCACCTACTCCGCCAGTTCCGCCTGTAGCACCTACACCACCAGTTCCACCAGTACCAGTTCCGCCAGTTCCACCAGTAGCACCAGTTGCTCCAGTAGCGCCTGTTTGTCCAGTCCCACCAGTTCCGCCAGTTTGACCTGTACCACCAGTTCCGCCTGTGCCAGTTCCACCAGTTCCGCCTGTAGCACCTGTTTGTCCAGTTCCACCAGTACCACCAGTTGCTGTACTAGCTGCTCCAGTTCCGCCAGTTCCACCAGTTCCAGTTCCGCCAGTTCCACCTGTGTGACCAGTTCCGCCAGTTCCGCCTGTAGCTCCTATACCACCAGTACCACCTGTTGCGCCTACACCACCAGTTCCGCCTGTAGCACCTACACCGCCAGTTCCACCAGTAGCACCTGTTTGTCCAGTTCCGCCTGTTCCACCAGTAGCACCTGTTTGTCCAGTTCCACCAGTACCACCAGTTCCTACTGTATAATCTACTCCATCTATTTGTAACAATCCAAACGAACCAGTTGAGGTTGATGAACCACTTATTGCATGTTGTCCACCAGTATAAACTATTCCATCACCCGTACCATTGTTTGTAATTGTTATTGCACCATTATTACCATCTTGCCTTAGATGTATTAATTCATTGTCCATTGAAGCATTTTCAGCAATAACACTAACAAGTGGATTTGCGGTAGCTGCCGCATTTGAGTATATCTCTAATGCTTTATCACCCGAATTAGTCGTATCTATGTAAACAGCTGGTGTGTCATAATCATCATGGTCAATGTGTATTGCTGTTTTATTATCTGAATATATTGATAGTGCAGCAGTATTTTCAATGTTTGATGAGTGTCCACCAAAAATTGACATTTTTTGAAATACTTCAAGTTTGTCCTCTACACGAGCTTTACTTGATTCTAACCTACCAAACGAACCAGTTGATGTTACTGAGCCACTTATGTTTCCAAGAGGCAACTCCAAATTACCTTCTTTAGTTAGTATAAAAGTATCTTGCATACCACCATCATTTTGTGATATAACAAACGATACACTTGTTTCATCAAATCTTACTTTATTTTCACCACCTAATTTTAATTGACCAGTGTTTACAACCTCAGTTGTCATCTGAGAGTTGTCTACTTTAAATTTATCGTTTCCACCATTTCTATAAACTAATTGGTCATTATCATAAACTAATGAACCATTAGCATCAAAAACATAACTAAAAGATGTACCCTCTGTCCTTCCAAACGAACCAGTTGATTCAAATGAACCACTTAAAAAAGTTCCATCAATAGTAAAGTTAGATTCAGCAGTTCCTGAACCATCACCATCTGCAGTTAATATTCTGTTCTCTCCATCATTGGCGATTGCCATAAATCCACCAGTTCCGCCTGTTTGACCTGTGCCACCAGTTCCACCAGTAGCACCTGTTTGTCCAGTTCCGCCTGTTCCACCAGTAGCACCTATACCACCAGTTCCACCAGTTCCAGTTCCACCAGTTCCGCCAGTAGCACCAGTTGCTCCAGTCTGTCCAGTTCCTCCAGTTCCTCCAGTTTGACCTGTACCACCAGTTCCACCAGTTTCGCCTGTTCCTCCTGTACCACCAGTCGCTGTACTAGCTGCTCCAGTTCCACCTGTACCACCAGTACCAGTTCCACCAGTACCACCTGTGTGACCAGTTCCACCAGTTCCGCCTGTTTGTCCAGTTCCTCCTGTTCCGCCAGTTTGACCTGTACCACCAGTTCCACCAGTGCCTGTTCCACCAGTACCACCAGTTGCTCCAGTAGCACCAGTTGCTCCAGTTTGTCCAGTTCCTCCTGTTCCGCCAGTTTGACCTGTACCACCAGTTCCACCAGTGCCTGTTCCACCAGTTCCACCAGTTCCGCCTGTAGCGCCTGTTTGTCCAGTTCCACCTGTTCCGCCTGTAGCGCCTTGCGCTCCAATTCCACCAGTTCCTCCAGTACCTGTTCCACCAGTTCCACCAGTCGCTCCAGTTGCTCCAGTTTCACCTGTTTGACCAGTTCCGCCTGTTCCGCCTGTAACACCTACTCCACCAGTACCACCAGTACCAGTTCCGCCAGTTCCACCAGTAGCGCCAGTCTGACCTGTACCACCAGTTCCGCCAGTTTGACCAGTTCCGCCTGTTCCACCTGTTTCGCCTGTACCACCAGTTCCGCCTGTTGCTGTACTAGCTGCTCCAGTTCCACCTGTTCCACCAGTACCTGTTCCACCAGTACCACCAGTAGCACCTGTTGCTCCAGTCTGTCCAGTTCCACCAGTTCCGCCTGTAGCGCCTTGCGCTCCAATTCCTCCAGTACCACCAGTTCCAGTTCCACCTGTTCCGCCTGTTTGACCAGTACCACCTGTTCCACCAGTAGCACCTATACCACCAGTTCCTCCTGTAGCACCTACTCCACCAGTACCGCCAGTTCCAGTTCCACCTGTTCCGCCAGTTTGACCTGTTCCACCAGTACCGCCAGTACCTGTTCCACCAGTTCCGCCTGTGCCTCCTGTTGCACCTGTTTCTCCAGTTCCTCCAGTACCCCCAGTAGCGGTAGACGCAGCGCCAGTTCCGCCTGTTCCACCAGTTCCAGTTCCTCCTGTTCCGCCTGTTTCTCCAGTTCCACCAGTTCCGCCTGTTTGTCCAGTTCCGCCAGTTCCCCCTGTAACACCTACTCCACCAGTACCACCAGTGCCTGTTCCACCAGTTCCACCAGTTCCGCCTGTTGCTCCAGTAGCACCTGTTTGTCCAGTTCCTCCTGTTCCACCAGTTTGTCCAGTTCCTCCTGTACCACCAGTTCCAGTTCCACCAGTTCCGCCAGTAGCACCAGTTGCTCCAGTTTGTCCAGTTCCGCCAGTTCCGCCTGTCTCTCCATTACCGCCAGTACCACCAGTTCCAGTACCACCAGTTCCACCAGTTTGACCTGTTCCGCCAGTACCACCAGTTCCCTGACCACCAGTTCCGCCTGTTCCACCTGTATCTCCTACACCACCAGTACCACCAGTTCCAGTACCACCAGTTCCACCAGTTGCTCCAGTTGCTCCAGTTTGACCTGTTCCACCAGTACCACCAGTTGCTGTGCTAGCTGCTCCAGTACCACCAGTTCCACCAGTGCCAGTTCCACCAGTTCCGCCAGTACCACCAGTTGTTCCATCACCGCCAGTTCCTCCTGTAGAACCTACACCACCAGTTCCGCCAGTAACTCCTATACCACCAGTTCCGCCAGTACCTGTTCCGCCTGTTCCGCCAGTAGCACCAGTAGCTCCTGTTTGACCAGTTCCACCAGTTCCACCAGTTTCACCTGTTCCGCCTGTTCCGCCTGTTACTCCATCTCCACCTGTTCCACCAGTAACACCTATACCACCAGTTCCACCTGTGCCAGTTCCACCAGTTCCGCCTGTTTGACCAGTTCCACCTGTTCCTCCAGTTCCTTGTCCACCAGTTCCACCAGTTGCTCCAGTTTGTCCAGTTCCGCCAGTTCCACCAGTACCTGTACCACCAGTTCCACCTGTTGCACCTGCTCCACCAGTACCACCAGTTCCAGTTCCGCCAGTTCCGCCTGTCTGCCCAGTTCCGCCTGTTCCACCAGTTTGACCTGTACCACCAGTTCCGCCTGTTTCGCCTGTTCCACCAGTTCCACCTGTGCCAGTTCCACCAGTTCCGCCTGTTTGACCAGTTCCACCTGTTCCACCAGTAACACCTATACCACCAGTACCACCAGTTCCTTGACCACCAGTACCACCTGTGTGACCTGTTCCACCAGTTCCTCCAGTTCCAGTTCCGCCAGTTCCTCCAGTTTCGCCTGTAGCACCTGTTTGTCCAGTTGCTCCAGTAGCACCTGTTTGTCCAGTTCCACCAGTTCCGCCTGTTTGACCTGTGCCACCAGTACCGCCAGTTCCTTGTCCACCAGTTCCACCAGTTCCACCTGTAACACCTACACCACCAGTTCCACCTGTGCCAGTTCCGCCAGTTCCACCAGTAGCACCTACACCACCAGTTCCGCCTGTCTGCCCAGTACCACCAGTTCCGCCTGTTTCACCTGTTCCACCAGTACCACCAGTTCCAGTTCCACCTGTTCCACCAGTTGCTCCAGTTGCTCCAGTTTGACCTGTACCGCCAGTTCCACCTGTCTGTCCAGTTCCACCAGTTCCGCCTGTAGCACCTACACCACCAGTTCCGCCAGTTCCAGTTCCGCCAGTTCCACCAGTAGCACCAGTTGCTCCAGTAGCGCCTGTTTGTCCAGTTCCACCTGTTCCGCCTGTCTGTCCAGTTCCACCTGTACCACCAGTACCAGTTCCACCAGTACCACCTGTTCCGCCTGTTGCTCCAGTAGCACCTGTTTGCCCAGTTCCACCAGTTCCGCCTGTCTGTCCAGTTCCACCAGTACCACCAGTACCAGTTCCGCCTGTTCCACCTGTTCCACCAGTAGCACCTACACCACCTGTTCCGCCAGTTTCACCTGTTCCACCAGTACCACCAGTACCAGTTCCACCAGTTCCACCAGTTGCTCCAGTAGCACCTGTTTGTCCAGTTCCGCCTGTTCCACCAGTAGCACCTATACCACCAGTTCCACCAGTTCCAGTTCCACCAGTTCCACCTGTTCCGCCTGTTGCTCCATCACCACCAGTTCCGCCAGTAGCACCTTCACCACCAGTTCCACCAGTAGCACCAGTAGCGCCAGTAGCGCCAGTAGCACCAGTTGCTCCAGTAGCTCCAGTTTGACCAGTTCCACCAGTTCCACCAGTTCCTACTGTATAATCTTCACCATTTATTTGTAAAACACCAAATGAACCAGTTGATATTGCTGAACCACTAATATTACCAGCTACTGATATATAACCAAAAGAACCCGATGTTTCGGATGAACCACTAATATTACCTTTCTTAACGATAATATCGTGATTAAATACATTTTTACCTATGTATTTGGGATTAGACATATTATGTCATTTCCAATATACTTGCAAAGGCTTCTAAATCACCTGTAGCTGATGCAATTGCTTTCAATATATCACCAGCTTCTAAATTAATTGGTTTCTCTATTACCAAAGTTGAATCTGCTGGCACATCTACTGTTTTCATTATATGAAATGTAGTACCAGCGCTTGAATCTGTTACAGTAATATCTACTGTGGCATCGTTAGTTCCATCTATATTGCTAATATAAATTGCGTGAATAATTCCAGTTGTATTTGCTGGAGCAGTATAAATAGTTGTAGCACTATCACCAATTGCTACGCCTGCATTTTTAAAAGTATTAGCCATTATTATCCTCCAAAGACTATAGCCATCGCCGTAGCGTGGTCAATTACAGATGAACCTTGTTCAAAGATTCTTCCCTCAGCATTAATGTCAGCACCAGCTTTTAGTGTTCCAAATGAACCTGTAGATGTAGAAGAACCAGACACCAAAGCAAAAGATCCAGTAGATGTAGAATCGCCTACAAAGCTACCTGAAATCGTAAATGAACCAGTCAGTTTTGGATTTAGTTGTTTACTTCGTTGTAAAGCCATATCTTTTCTCTTCTTTTACACTCTCCCAATGACTTTTCATTGAGCGAGAAATTCTTTTTTTATGCTCTAAAGACTTAGGTTGTTTCATTTTCTCTATAGTCTCTAAAGAAATCTTTCTGTCCATCTGTGCACAAGATTTACATGCACTATTATTACCAACTGCTCTGTCAAAAGCATCTTTTCTTGAGTATGTCAGCATCTTTTTACAAGATGGACACTTTCTATTTTTTCTATCTTCCCAATGCCTTTTTCTCATAGTAATAAATATAAAGAAATAGTAAAAGAAAGGTGGAACTACGAATTAAATTTTCCTTGCGCTATTATTTCATCATCATCTTCTAAATCATAACCTATACTGGTTGTATTAACTATTAGGTGAAATGTAGAGCCTGCTTGTTGTATCGTAAGAGCATCATGTTCCATATACTGACCATTTATAAAAAATACAAAGTCTTGTTCATTAGTGGCAGTAAGTCCAGTTGGAGCAGAAGCTGTTACAGCAGTAAAACTAGCAGTTGATGGTGCTGAAATAGAGTTAGCTTTTTTAACAAATTGTTTTCTCAAATAAGAGTTAGTATCACCTGTGGTTACTCCATCCACCGATAGAGATCCAGAAATATTTACACTACCTGTAAATTGGTGCGTATCGTCTATTGTGTCACCAAATATAGTAGAACCACTTGATTGCATAACAGACATAGAAACAATGGATGATGATACTATATAATTTTCTGCAAAAATATCACCTTTAACAACCCAATCAGTATTTACTTCAGCTTTACCATCATCTCTTTGTTTTATTTCAAATGATGTTGCTCCAATATGAATTGCATTTGAAGCACTAACATTATTAAACTGAACTGTGCTTGTAGTTCCTACTTCTTGCCCAATAGAAAAGGTAAATTCTTTTTCCTGTGTTCCATCAAATTTTCCCTCACCGCCTATGCTGACTCCAGTTCCAGCTATTACCTGAAATGATTTATCCAAAGTACCACCAGCAGCACCTTGTTGTACGGATATTTTTACATCTTTAGTCTTACTGTCTCCAACTAAGTTGGTTAGATTTACACTTACATCATCTCCTATTAAAATTCTTTTTGGTGTTAGTGTTTTTTGAGTTGTAAGAACTCTATTAAATTCTTCAGGTATTAAATAACCATTTAAAGTAACTGAAAAGTTTGTTCTAATCAGTCTTTCAGAATTTACAGAAACTTCACTAGCATCTGTATAATTATCTATTGTTGTTCTGAATTTAAATTTTCCATCTTCTCCCCAATAAGAACCCTCACTCCAAATAATCTTTTCTACAATCTTATTCATTTGTTCTGTGTAGGTTGTCCATATAACAAAATCATAAGTCACACTAACATAATCAGGCACACCTACTGTGTATAATTCATTAACTTTATTTAAACCTTGTTGTACGGAAAATTTATCATAACGATTTTTTTCAGAATATTTTCTTTGGAATGTATAAAATAGTTTAGGGTCTTTAGGATCTAATTTATCAACAGACATATTAGTATCTTTTTCAATAGATGTTCTTTTAAAAGCAATTAATGGTATTATTAATTGTTTTTTATTATCTACTAAATAACCATTTTTTTGTACCATAGCCCATCTTTCAGGATTAGAATACATAAGAGGAACTTTAATAGATTCTCCATTTTCCTCAACCATTGGTTGGATTGTATTATTAAAGTAAAACATAATAGCTGCATCAATATCCATCAACCCAACTGATATTTGTTTTACTGTATCGTCATCTCTCGACCTTAATCTACCACGATTTAATTTTTTCCTAGCAGAGCGAGGTATTGGTTTTTCACGAGCCATTAAATACTCCTAATTCTTTCTATCTGTATAGAACTCTTTCTGATTAAGAAAGTGTTTGCTATAACCGAATAGTTTTGGTCAAATTGTCCACCTATTAACTGATTCTCATTTATAGTACCAACCTCAAAATACCCATAGTTCCAATCTATTAAATCGCCTATCTCTAATACCATTGAAGCATCTATAAAAGATTGTCGTAAGAATGAAAATGTTGCTGTCTGTCCAGCATCAGGTCCAAATTCTTCTTGATTAAAATCAAAATCTTCAGCATCTATTAATGCATTCATTTGTACACCATTCTTATATACCTTCTTACCACCAGCAGCTTCACCATACATATTGGTTACAGACTCCTGAAGTGATGGTTTGTATACAATACATTCTTGATTTATAATACCATCTTTGTTATTCTGTTTATCCCCAACCAACTCACGTGTAACTCTTGTAATTAAGTTCACATCAGATTGAGGTAAAAATCTACCAGCCATATGATTATCCTATATATATTGGATAAGGAACTTTAGCCAACTTTTCTTGTAGATATTCAGCTTCATCTTTATCAGCTTCTAAAAGAGCTTTTCTACTTGTTTGGTCTAACATTTCCCTAAGTTGAGTTACTAATATCTCCTTTTCAGTAGACGCCTCTGTTCGTAAGGTGTCTCCATCTAATGTTGTTTCAGCACCAGGTATTGGAAGTGAAGCATATTTACTTCTTATTGTTCCCAATAATTCTTTACAAAGAGCTAATCCATATTTCTTAATCCACTGTTTACCAACTTCGTTAATATTCGCAAAAGTCATATTGTCAAAAGGAGCGTTTGAAAAATCTGTTATTACACCATCCGATTTTCCTTGCAGTGTATTATTTCTATCTTGCTTTACCAAATATCTAAAATGAAGTTTATATTCGCTTGTAGGATTTGGAAAAATTCTAAGTTTATTATTAACCAATTCAAATGAGTAAGCAGATTTTCTTATCTGGTCATTGAACTCAATAGCTTGAACCTTTAATAAATCAGCATACATCGGCATCATCATAAACTGAACGGCTGGTGAGTTGTTGCCCCAACCAAAAGAATCTAACATATTGTAACTACCATCACCTGTACCAGCATAAGGATCGAAATATCTAGTAACTGCCGGAGAAGCCTCATAAAATACTTTTCTAATCTCTATGGCATTACCACTTTCAGATGGTTGTGCCCAAAGAGCGTCTAAATCATAAACTTGCGAACCACTTGATACTGCTATAGAACCACTTTTAAAATCTACTGTACCACCGACACCTGCTTCTGTTCCGTATTGTTCAGCTAACTGAATACTTCTACCAATAGTGGGTGTTAGTTTTCTGTGTGTTAAATCTGTTTTTGTAGCACCAGAGCCTGTATTTTGTCCTTGTAGTGCCAACATATTATCCCTAATATTAAACTGATTTACTTGCGCACTGTATTCTGTGATAGCTTCTTCATAACAAGCATAAAATTGTTCTTTCTGTAATTCAACTGCTATTATGGGAAAGCCTAATCTTTTAGCTGCCCAATCTGAAAATTTATCCACATTATGATTACTAGATCCCGAAAAGTCTGTATCTGTATCGTAAAATCCATATGGAGTATCACCAGTTGAAAATGAACTACTACCTGGCCAAATTGCTTCCATTATATTCTCCTAAAAAAAGGTGTATTTATTCATTAATAAATATACAAGGCACAAAAAAAGGGTGAGAAATCTCCCACCCTTTTTAAGTAGATTAATTGATATTCAATTAAACTTGATCGATGTCGGTTACAACAACTTTTCCGTAGAATTCTGGACGAACCATCTTCTTAGCGTAACGAGTCATCACACCTTTACGTGGAGTAAAGTTTTGAGGATCGTATACTAACGGAGTCATAATCATCGGTACATATGGAGCATATACAGCACCAGTTTCTAAGAAATTGCTTCCTCTGAAACCAATAAGTATAGAATTATCCAACATGTAAGGATTCTTATAAACAGTATATCTGTTATTGATTGAACCAACAGCTTCAACACCCATAGCATAAGTTTTACCTTCTGCATTACCAGTATTAGCAATATATCCGCTAACTGATTCTAAGATTGTAGCAGTTTCAGGTGAAACAACAACAAAATTAGCACCACCACGAAGTGTTTTCTGATGGATAGCATTAGAAACAGATTGTATCTTAATACCTAATGTTTGAAACCATTGAGATTTCGTATAAGCATTAGAAGCACCACTTATTTGTGAAAAAGCAGGTGCACCTGTTCCAGAACCATCATACTCATAGCCAACTTTAGCTGACCAGTATGCTGTCTTAGCAGAAGCATTAGCTTTTAACATATCAAGGATTTCTAAATCGATTTCCATTGCGATGTACTCACTTAACATAGCAGTTAGTTCAGCTTCGGCATCAACAGAATGATAAGCATTAAGATCCTGAGCAAGCTCTGGTGTCCATACAGCTTTTAACTTTCTTGTTTTAGCAACGATAGCTTCACTTCTTAACTGAATGTCTACTTCTGGAATCTCAAGATCATCAGCAGATGATGGTCCAGGTGTAGTAAACGAGCTCTGTTCAAAATCACCACGTTGAGTAGCAATTGGAGCTTCGTGATACTTAACACCAAAAAGTTGTCCATCAGCAGGTGTAATCTTAGCAAAGAAACTAGCAGTAGTTACATTATTGACATCATCAACTACACTATAAGCTGGATAAACAGCTGTTACTCCAGAACCACTAAGTTCCCAAGCACGTATGCCATTGTAGTCAGGTCTAGTAAATAAACCAGCACCAACTGATACTTTTAAAAGTGTTCCATCAGCAACAGAAGCACTTAAATCAGGCTCAAAGTCTACATCTTTCCATGTAGCAGAACCAGTAGTCATACCAAGTGGCGTAATACCTTCAGCTTTTTTATCGTTGATTGAATATCCAAATTTGCCTGCACCATACAAACCACCACTAGCATCGCCAGAACCTGAAGTATTACCAAATACATCAGAATTTTGATCGATTTGTGAGGAAGCAGAACCATATTTGAAGTCCAAAAAGAAAATCAGACCTGATGGTAGATTCATCGGTTGTACACTAACAAACTCTTGTGCTGACAATTCACCAAAGATTCTACGAACCAATGGTAATGCAACACCAGACCACTCTTCTCTATCACCACCAGTACCTGTCGCTGAAGCTTCTTTAATAAGCTGCGTTGCCTGGTTTTCTAAAAGAACAGCCATTCCCTGTTTCTTAGTGGAGTCATCGATTTCATCTAACAATCCGGTCGGTTCCCATTTGTCGACCAGTTTCCTAGTCTGTTTGAGAAGCTCTTTGTGTGGGTTGTGCCCAGTCATCAAAGAGTTTAGATTATCAAAGTTTGACATTATATGTCTCCCAATTATATAAGGTTAGCTAACTTCTTAAACCTGTCTCTCAAATCTGAACTTTCAGTTATTACTTTCTTTTCAGATTTGGTAGACGCTATTGGTTTAGATGCGCTTCCCTTATGTTCATTTATTTCATTTTTTCTAGCACCAAAAGATTCACCAAGTGTAGAATACACTAACTTGACTTCTCTAAGGTTACTAGCTCTATCGAATTGCTCAACGACTTTCATCTTCTGTTCATTGTTCAAACCATGCTTTCTGAATAGTTTGTTTGTGAATAAAAGTTTAGCATTTAGCAAGTTGACTTCATTTAGCTTTCCACGAAGTGTTTCGATTACGGAACGATGTTCTTCAAGATCAGATTTTAGTTCGGAAACTTCGTCTTTCTTTTCATCTTCATCTTCTTCCTCAGAAAGTGCTTTAAGTACTTCGTCAAGATCGATGTCCTCATCCATCTCATCTTCGTCTTTATCTTCACCTTCTTTTAACTTCGCTTTTCCGTCACTTCCGACTCCAGATGAATCATTGGCTTTTTTATTGACTTTATTGTCACCATTACCAATATCAGAGGAAACGTCATTTTCATCCATTTCTTCTTTTTCATCTTTATCTTCACCTTCTTCAAGCTCAGACTCTAACTCTTTAATTACAGATTCTAAATCAAGATCTTCTTCCATATCTTCATCATCATCTTTAGCGATTTCATCCATTTCATCTTCATCTTCTTCTTCAGATACTACAGGTGCATATTTAACACCATCGATTTCGATTATTTTGGTTTCATCCACATCAGACGGATCTTCATCAGCATCATCAGAAGGATCTTCGTCATCTTCTTTGTATGATATTTCATCAACATCATCATCAGAAGGATCTTCGTCATCTTCTTTGTATGAGATTTCATCTACATCTTTCTCATCTTCATCTTCCATTTCTGTTTGAATCTTCTGAGATAGCATGTTCTGCAATCTTGGAGTGAAAGCCTCTTCTAAAGCCATCTTTGCGTTTTCTAAAGCAGTCTCACGAACAGCTTTTGCGTCAGCAATTGCTTCTTTTAAGAGATCATCCATTATTATTCTCCTATTTAGGATTTAGTATAGTTATTGGGAACTATAATAGAATTATTATATTTCGGTTACACCGTATACGATAGGAACGGTGTGTTTAGTTTTGATATATATAAATATAAAAAGTTAAAATTTTCTTCCTCTTTTTCGTGAATCTTCTTCCATTAGTTTTATTTTTTTCCAATAATTACGAGCTTTAGCTTTACTTTTAGCTTCTTTTTTAACATCGGATGGTTTTTTATAAAACTCACGTTCTCTTAAATCATACATTAAATTAGAATCTTTTACTTTTCTTTTAAAAATACTGAGAGCTTTCTCAACATTATTATTTTTAACAACAACCTTTATTGCCATATTTACCTCTTAGTCTGTTTCTTTTTTTGCCTTATAATTTCTATCAACATAGTTAAAGAAATCATCCTTATCTTCTGGCTTTAAATCTTTTGGAGACTTAATTCCAAATTTTTTCATAGCTTTATTAAAAAATTCTTTGTATCCGTCATCCTCTCTAAACATCATATCCTTACCTTCATTAGATTCGCTATCCTCATCATCATGACCTGGCACATGCTTTTCACCAATCTCATAGTATCTACCTAAGATATTCCCCATATCTTCGTATAAACCACTCATTCTTTCCTGTAGAGAATTAGCTTCTTGTGAAACCTTACCAAATTGCTTTGATAAGCCTGTAAGTTCTTTCATATTACGGCTGACTGTAACCTTATCAAACATATCTTCTGTTTCAGATAGAGTATGTTGAGCAGCACCTTCAGCAATCGATGAAAGACTTTCAGCTACTTCTTTTAAGCTACCTTTACCATAGATGGATTCACCTATAGAGTTAAAGTTACGAATAGATTCTACTAATTCATTTACATTGATAGATGGTTTATCGTTTTCTTTCTTAGCCCACGGACTTTCTGAAATCATACCACCAGCTATTCTTATCTCTTTTAGTAAATCTTTTAATTTAACATTTGCCATAATATTGTCTCCTTAGATATAAATATCTACTTTCTTAATTTTCTTTATTTTGAAATTTATCTTCTAAACCATCTTTACCATCAAAGTAATTGTACACACTCTGTAAGTAGTCCATAGACTTAGTTAGTTTGGATTGAACCCAAGCCGGCATTTCAACTTCACCACCATTACCGACATTATCAACTATCTTATAAATCATTTTTGCATACTTCATAGAACGTTCTAATTGAGCTTTAGCCATTTTACCTTCGTGGTCATCAGCTTCGTTTAATATATCCTTTAATTTTATCATTTTACAAACTTCATAGCCATTTTAGCCATCTTTGGTATTGATAGATTTGCGAACTTTTTCTTATTAGATGTATTGATTTTATCATATACTTGAGTTATAGCAGATGCAGAATAACTATCAACTTTCATCTTTTTACCTGATACAGGATCTTTAATGTTAGTAATACCATTCTTTAAAACATCTCTAATTTTAGCAATTATATCAGGATCTTTAGCTTCATTTACAGATTCAGATATTTGAGGATTCCTTTGTGTTCCACTATTCCAACTACTAATTAGTGAAATAAACGGAGTCATATGTTTTTTGTACATTTTTAAAATAATCTTTTCGTCTGTTTTATCACCTCTTATTTTAGTAGACATTTTAGCTAAAACAATAACTTCTTGTTCAAATTTTCTAACTGATTTCATAAAATCATCAGTTAATTTTTGAGCATATTGTTTTTGACCTTCATTTACATCACCCTTACCAGTAAGTTTATATCCTAAAACTTCGGCATTCTCTTTTCTGGCTTTTTCAAATTTTTTCTTTTCAGAACCTTTTAAATCTCCACCAAATCCTTCATCTTTCTTTTTCTTTTTAAATTTAGCCATAAATCTTTGAAATAAACTTTTTGCTTTTTTATGGTCTTTATGATTTCTATTACCTAAAGCAGTTTTAACTTTAACATTTTTTGCAATCTGTCTGTCCAACATAGCTTTGTAAGCTGCTGGATTAGTGACGGACATAGGTGGAACTAATTCTGTTATTTGAGATTCTTTCTTCAAACGACTCTTTTCAGCCCTTCCTCTATTCTTAGACTCTGATTCAAATCCCACAATCTTTCCCCCTTTGTGTGAGGCGTCTTTGCCATCACCATTACCATAAGTACCTTTCTTACGATTGTACTTATTTAATTCTGCTCTATACTTTTTAGACTTTGTAGAAGATTGAAATTTCTTATACTCATCCTTATAGTCTCTTTCTTCCTTTACCTTTTTAGGTAAGTCGTCATGCTTTGTTTTAGCATACTTTCTTACACTACCCTTTTCCATAGACTTAGCAGCCTTTTGAGCTGCTTTTGAAAATTTACCAGCGGGCGCTTCACCCTTCTGTATCGACCTTACTATACCCATAAACTTTTGTTGTTGTTTGGATTTAGATGGCATTTAGCCTCTCATTATATCGTTAATGACTGCTTCTACCTTACCATACTTTGTATTACGAACAGCAACGTTCTTATCAACACTCTCATTCATTGGATACATAAAAGCACCATGTGTAGATGGATTAGATACGAAGTCAAATGCAATCAGTTCAAAGTCATCCTGCACTTCTTGAGCCCCACTCTCATTCACAGATTCAACCGAACCCATACCACGAGAACTAATACCCAATCTAATACCACTTTTAAATAATTCTTTTAGAATATTACCGCTCGGTGTTGGTAAAACCTCTACAGTTCCAACTAAATCATCACCATTCCAATTCATTTCTGTAATATTATGTGATACGTTAGCTAAATTCACAACAGAAGATTCGGGATGGTCTAACTCACCCATAGCCCTTTTCTGTCCAATAAAATTTTCAAAATACTTTTTAGCTTCACGCATTAGTATTTCTTTTGGATACACCCTACCATTTTGGTTTTTAGTGTCTGCTCTTTGCAATACACCCTTAACAACTAACTTTCCGTTGTTCTCTTTCATAGCCTCGTTGATTTGGTCGGCTTGTATTTCAAATGGTAAATAATCTACTATTAATTGTTTCATTTTCTACTCCTAAATATTCTATCGTAATTTTCTTTTAATATACGAGGATTCTTTTTTGATTCCTTTATTGCTTTATATTTTTTTCCATCGATTACTTTGATTTTTTCGTCTTTAACTTTTATAATGGAGTTAGCATAATCTCCTAAATCTGCTAATGTTCCATCACCTTCACCATCCATAGCCTTTCTAATTTTTTCATCATCTACCATTTTTTCAAGAGCTGCGTCTGCTTCTTCTTTACTACCAAAATACATTGGAGAAGATCCCATTCCCAATTCTATAGCATATTGAGGCTCGCCAGTCATATTTCCATCATCATCAAAATTTGGAGCAGCGTGAAATCCTAATACATTATCGGGATCATCATCTTTACCAACCAAGCTATGAATCTCTCCACCATAGTTTGCATCTTCTGAGCCAACTGTTAGTCCTTTATCCTTTGCAATATTCTGTAATTCTTTTTCAATTTGTTCGTTTTCTTTTTCTGGTGCATTTTTTTCGTCATCACCATCATCAGAATCCATATCTGGCTCATCTCCACCATCTCTATCGAAATCACCACCACCTAGCTTATCGCCAGAATCCTTTTCACTATCATCGCCACCATCATCTGACATTTTATTGTAAGCGACTTTTGCTGGGTGGTCATCTGGTTGCTTTTTAGCAGCACCAGCAGTCATTTCTTGAGACTCACCCTCTTTGTCTTTATACTTGATGATTTTATCATCATCGACATCAGCCTCATTCATATTTGTTGCAATTTCTAATAGTGAAATCATTAGTCTTTCTCCATCATAATTTCGTGTTTAAGACTTTCCAGTTGTTCTATCCACTGTCCAAGTCTCCTTATCATATAATTCTTATCTACATCTTTTTTCTGTATTTCAATTTGCCATCGTTTTAACAATGTTGAAATACTAAAAAGAGTATCCATATAGGATTTCTTCTTATCTTCAAACGGCATAGTGACTCCGGTTACTGTAACTGACCTACTTTGCTTGCTAGTTTTACTAACCTCTCACTTATTTTATTTAAAGCCTTATGTGTATTTTTCCAATATGACCTAGAATCGACATTCAATTCATTTTTAAGACGAACATTCATCTTTACCAATTTATCCAATTCATTGAGACTATCTCTAATCTCTCTCATAGAACGACCTATCTTTTGTTTTGGATTCATTGACTCATCATTTCTATAGTTGTGATACTTACCTTCAGTTACTTTGCTGTATCCAGTAGAGTTGGTAGCTATCTTCTTCTTTTTCTTCTTATCTTTCTTTCTACCACCACCAAATGCATAAGGCGTTTGATAGCCAGCAATATCACCAGTTACAGAAGCTTCATCGAGCTCATTTTTGATTAACTCTCTGATTATTTCTTTGAGTTTATCCATTTTAGACATTCTTTAGCTCCTTAACTAATTCATAATATCTCATTAATGTAACCACTTGCTTATCCTCAACTATTCTTCCCTTCATAAGAGTTTCTGCTTGATTTATAGCCTCTTTTAGCTTAATCTTTGTAACTTTGTCTGAAACTTTAGGTAAATGCGATTGGAGTTGCTTTTTTACCTTAACTGTTTCACTTTCAATAAACTCTTTAAGAGAATTGGTGTTAGAAATGTTATTTATGTACTCTTTTAACAAATTTCTTTGATTTGCGCTAAGAGAACTATATTTTTTGTTAAATTTTTCAACTAAAATTCCATAAGCAAGCAATCTCAAATCTTTTTCTTGCTTTTTGTAACCCTCTACCATAACATTCTCTTTCTTTTTGGTTGAAAGGTTCTTTCGTGTTATGTTTTCTACAATAGTAAAGCGACTTTCTGTTTCTGTCTGAGGATTCATAGCTTCTTTTGTTGAAAATAGCTTAAAGATTGAAGCATTTACTTTATAGTTTGGTATTCTAGCCATAAAAAAGTTATTTATATCATAATGAGAACGAACCTCTTTAATTAGATTATATTTTTCTCTTTTTAGAGAAGCTTCGTTTAATTTGATACGAGCAGTTAATACTGCATCTACTAAATGATTGGCTTTTGTTTCTGATTTGTAATTCTCAACAGTTAATACTCTATATAATTCGTACTCTTTACCCAATTGAGTGTTCTTATTAAAAAACTCTTTTAATATTTTAGCCGCATAACCTTTCTTATCATTATTTAACACATCGACTGTAATCTGTCTAGTTAATAACTCAAATAATATTCCGGTGTTACGGATTTTTGAGTGTTTTGTTTTTGAACTCATATTATACTCCAATCGTTTATATAATTCTTCATATATAAATATATGATTACTTAATTTTTCTTAGTATTAAGGGAAGATACTTCATCTTTATATTCAGTTTCTAAGTCACTAGCCTCTGAAAGCAAAGTTTTTGCATCTTTACCCAAATGTTTGAATAGATTTTCATAGTGTTTTGTAGCAACTCCACCATAAGCCTTCTTCTTATCATGAGCCCCTAACGGATCTCTACCCCTCGCACCACTATCCTTACTATATTTATTAGCTTCTTTAGGTCTCCCAGCGCCTGGTTGTCCACCTTCTTCTGAACCACCATTATTATCCAACTCATGACCTGTTCTACCAGCCGCCATATCCGATGGAGTACCAGCAGATTCTCCGCTCTTAGCAGGATCGTTTCCTTCCATTTCAATTTGTGAGCGTCTAAATTTATTCTTATAGTCAAATACTATTTGTTCATCATTTTCTTTAATCTGTTCTTCTGTAAAATTAAAGATGTTTTTGTAAATCCATTCGGAAGATACTAAACCATCTTGTAGCATAGAAGATGCTAAAGATGTTTTGTTATTCCATAGCTCTACTTTTTCCTGTTCATATATTGTAGATGGATTTGTTAAACCTAAATCAAAGTTTACAAGCTCTTGGTCTCTAAATCCTTGAGCATATAGATGAACTACTGCAATCTTTGTTAATTCACTAACAATGATTCTTTGTATTCTTTCAATTGTTCTAGCAAAGCGAACATCTTCAGCAGCCAATGTAGCTTTAGAACCTAATCCTTCTTCATATCCTAAGAAAGCCTTTGGAACTCTTAAAGATGCTAACATTTTGTTTTTTAAATATTCAATATCCTCTGTTGCTTCATAGGTTAAACCTGGAAGTGCATCAATACTTGTTCCACTATCTCCACCTCTTACAGGTAAAAAGAAATCTTCTGTAAGGTTTTGGATATTATAACGAAGATTATAGTCACCTGTTTTCTCATCAATAACAGGAGCTTTTTTCATTTTATTAACTACTTGTTGCATATAATTATCAACTTCTGCTGGTGGAATGTTTCCAATATCCAACTTAAATACTCTCTTTTCAGGAGCTCTCATAATCCTATGAATCAACATAGCATCTTCCATAAGAGTTAATTGTTTCCACACCTTTCTACCACCCTCTAATTGTGACCTACCATAAGGTACATAGTTAGAATCTGATAGAAGTCTAAAGTGAGCTACCTCATAGTTCTCAAATGTTTTTGTATCCTGCTTTTTAGAACTATGTCTACTACTATCTCCTTGTGGTGTTAGCATAAACTGAACTAAAGATGGATTATCAGGATCGTGTCCTTCCATTCTAGCAACATCGTAAGCAGACATAGGTGTTACATTCGTAATACCATACTTTTCAGCTACCTCTAATTGTAAAAAGAAATCACCATACTTATTCATATTACGAATCCAAGGCCATAGATTAAATTCTATGTTTATAATATCATAAAATAGATTGTGTAGTATATCATATATTTGATCATTATCTGTTTTAATATCCAATACTTTACCATACTCATTTTTCATTGTTGATTCATCTGAGTAAATATCTAAAGCTGAAGCAATAATAGGATCAGAATCCATTGACTCATAATCTCTAAATAATCCTAATCGTAATTGTTGTGCATACAATTGGTCGTTATATCCAATCTGTTGCATATTAGAATACAACTTAGTATATCTATCTACTAAATTTGTTTGAACATTTGATTGTAATTGTCCTGTATCAACTATTTTTAATTTTCTTCCACCTATATTTCTAACGATAGTGTTTGTTGAAAACAATCGTTTTAGTCTTGAAAATAAATCTTGTTCTGCCATAATTTGCCTCTTAGTTAATTAACCAATCTAACGATTCTTTTTCTCCATTGGGTCCTACTTCCATTTCCCAAGAATTATTTTGATTGGTTGGTGTTTGTGGCAACATCTGTGATGCTACTCCACTTAAAGTTCTCTTAGTTAATTCTATTCCCTCATTTTTGAGTCTTAATGCAGTATCTCTTACCCAAAGTGTAAGAGCAAAACTCATCACTAAATCATCGTTGTATCCTGTCATCGCTTCAGCTTTATTATTGTTATATATAAATACAAACAATTCATCAATTAATCTATTTGAGCGAGCAATAACTGACTTTTCTCTGAAGTATTCTTCTAATTTAGCAATAACTAATGGTCGTGTTTTGGATGTCATACTAAATCCAGCTACCATATTTCTATCTGCAATTCTATACTTATTAGTCATTTGATGTTCTGTATCTACATACTTTAAATCTTTACTTGTGTAAAATAAATTTTCATAACCCCTATCAATACATTGTTGTAGTGTAGCCCAACCTATATTGTTGTTCTCTACTACCAACAAAGCATTATTATATTCTGTTGCTGTATTTACACATAAGTTTCCAAAATCTTTTGTTGATATTTTACCTTTATATTCTGCTACTTGTTCCATAGTTTCTATATCCATAACGTGAAATGCAGAATAATCAGAACCATCTCCTCTGCTGACATCAGCACTTAGTACATAATCTTTAGTATAGTTTGCTGGTTGCCATACCCAAAGGTTACTATCTATCCCTCTCTTCTCTAATGGGTCTGTAACGTGTGTTTGTTTATACTCTTCTAAGATTACACCATCTATGACAGTCTGTCCTGAAGTTAAGAAGTCACAATCACATTCTTGAGCAGCTAAAGAAGGACCCAATAGTCTATCTTGCTCTTTTCTCCATTCATCATTTCTTTCAGGATGTAAGTTCCAATGTAGTTTGATAAAGTTCCAATCGTTACTACCATCTTCTGCACCAACCCAAGTCTTATGAAACCAATTACCTATACCATTTGGTGTAGATAGTGCAATACATTGTCCACCAGTAGATAGTGTCTGTGAAGCAGCAGCCCATATCGGTTCAATCTTATCAATGAAAGCAGCCTCATCTAATATCAAAAGAGACAAAGCCTCAGAACGACCACTATCCTCGCCGCTAGAAACAGCTTTTATCTGTGAACCATTATTATATCGTAATGATAGTTTATTATCTTCTGTACATTTCTGTTTTAACCAACTTGGCAAATTAGCGTGCATTACCCTAACCTTTGTAACTAAGTTTTTAGCAGTATCTTGTTTGGTTGCAATCACTAATATATTTTTGTCTTGATGAAATGTCATCATCCAAAGGGAGTATCCGGCTGACAACGTAGACAAACCTAACTGACGAGCTTTTAGAATTACATTGAACCTATGTTCTTCAAATGTTTTAAGAGATTCTTCTTGAAACGGCCAAAGATGAAATGGAACTTTACCTTTAATTGGGTGCTGAACAACACAATACTTTTTTAAAAAGTATATAGGATCTTTAGCGCATTTCTTATATTCGCTTTTTATTACCTCTTTTAGTTGTCCTGGTTTCATTATATTTTTCCTAAGATAAATCCTATTCCTAACCAAAGATATTGATTCTCATACCATTTTGGTTTAATTACTTCTACTAATTCTTCATTAGTTTTATCACGAATTTTTAATAAATCAATTTGTTTTCTCTGAGCAAGCATTAATAAAGAATCTAATTTTATTTGTTCTTCTAATTGATTAATTACATCGTCACAATCAACAATCGATTCTTTGTAGCCTTCTATCAATGAATCTGCTTTAGCTAATTTGCCTTCCCATTGTGCATCACGAGCTTTCAACATTTCTAATGCTTGTTCTTTTGTAAAAGAAGTTATTTCTTTTCCATCTTTTTGAATTGATTGTCCAAGTAAAGGAACTATTAATAATAGTGATAAAAAATATTTCATACTAACCGTGTTTTTTAAGAACATAAATTACAGCACTACTTGCAGCTGTTATTTTACTTAATGATAAATCATATACTACACCTGCAGTTAGATTTGCAGCTGGAATTGTTCCACCATCTGATAAATGAAATACAGCGCTTCCATGTGTTTTTACTATTACAGCACTTGCGCCATAATTTGATCCTGTATAAGCAGTCATTCCGTCTGATACTACTGATGCAGAAATATATGTTCCTGGATGTCCTTTTTTTTGAAAATCAGAATATTCTGATGGTGAGTCGTGCATATTTGACATTTTGTTTCTCCCTATTTCTTAGCAAAGTTTCTTAAAAAATCTTCAGCTGATTCGACTTCATCATTGTCATAAGCTTCCTGCATTTTTTGAGTTTTCTTTTTGCTATTAGTTAATTTACGTTTAAGGTTTCCTATCTCTTTTTTGGAAGATTTTTTGTTTTCCTCCATTACCTTTATTTCTTTTTCAACTTTTTTCTCTTCTTTTTTGTTTACTTTTATAACTTCTTTTAACTTTTCTACTTCTTTACTTTTAACTGATTTAGCAGCAAAGAGTGCGCCAACTACGCCAAAAAATCCGAGTATTAATTTCCAAATTTTCATTATTGTTTCTCCAGTTCGTTTAAAGCCTTTGTGTATTCTTCTAAGGCTTCGTCAGCCATAGTGTTTATTTGTGTCATATCAATATTCCATTTTTCTTTTTCCAATTCAGGATGATTAACACCAACTTGATTATAAAATTCAGGAGCTTTTTGATTTCTAAACTCATTTATTTTTTCTATAGAATCTTTTAGAAATGATATTTTATTCTTCCTAATTTTTTCTTCAGCCCATTCATCATATTTGCCAGCTATTCTCATTTTGTTTTCTATTTTTACTTGACAATCAAAACAATGTCCAAATAGTCTCCACATTTTATCATCTAAATTTTGTTTCATAACAGAATCACAGTTAGGACAAAACCAAGGCATTCTAACACCCTGCATTAGTTCTGTCATTTTAGGAATAACATCGCCCTTTTCTTTCTCCTTACCTTTGTAACCAACCATTACTCTTTTATCAGGAGTTCTACCTTTCAGTAAATCACCTAATGCTTTATTCTGTCTTTCTGCTTCTTTGCTGTATCCCATAATTACCTCGTAAACTTTAACATACCTAGTATTTGATTAACAGGTGCAAATGCTCCTGTATATTTGAAAACCTTTCCTTTAAACACAAAAGTAATACCCTCACTCGGTATAATCTTTTTAAAGCCACCCAAAGCATTTAATCTATCTAATTGAGTTTTTAACATTTCTAATTTAGAAGGATCTTTAGCTTTTTTTACCTGAGCTATTACTTTTATCAAATCTTTTTTTATTTTTTGTACAGCCTTATCAGGATTAGCTGCTATAAAATCTTTCATATTACTTAGTACCTCAGCACCTAATTCAAAGAAAAGAACTTCCCAATCTCTTATGTGCTTTTTCTGTAGCTTGGCATGATCGTTTTTATCAGTAGACAATACCCAATCTAAAAACTTAGGATAATCCTTTAAGTCTTTTTTAATCTGTGGAATCTTATATGATTTATCAAAGAAAGCCCACCTCTTCAAAAGACCAGCCATAACATTATTTGTTACATTAGGATTGTCTGTTTGTTTTCCACCATTAAATATATACTCATACCAATATGCCTGATGATAATCTGATAATGTGTCTGTATCTTTTAAATCAAATTCTTTTTTTAATTTGTTTAACTTACCTAAAAAGTAACTTTGTCTGGCAGAAAAGTCTTTTACCTTTGGTAGATTAGCAACAAATGGTTGTGTAATCTTAAATGCTTTTTGTACATTTTGATTAACTTGCTTTATCATACCAGCCAAAACTCTTGCACTTCCTCTATCTTCCCCTTGCGGAGAACCTGCGGAATCATATTCTATTGTTCCGTGAAACTGTAATAATGCTTTATCATATGGTATAACATTTACTGTCTTTGGATATATGACTTCTAAAGACATAAACTTTTTACCTTCATCAAATATTTTATCCTTTTGCGCTTTACTTAATTTACTAACCGCTATCTGTAAATCTCTTATAGCATAAACAAAGGCTTTTTCAATATCACCTCTACCCGCAAACATATTTTTAATACCATTAATATCTAATGCGTTAGCACCAAAATTTTTAATATGTCCTTTGTTACGAGCTGCGATAAGTTTATTATTTTTCCAACTTACCATTATATTCTGTCCATCTGTTTTTTCAGTAACAGCGCCTTCACTACTAAGATTACCTTGTAATGTATTAATAATTAGTGTTTTAAAATCTGAAAATGTAAGATTTTTATCGTCAAATGGATGACTTAAATGACCATAAGCTCCGCCCATAAGCAGTAACTCCTTTTCTTTGTTTCTTTGTCTTAGTTTATTTTTACTATTTATTTGTTCTTTTAAATCTATTTCATCACCCTCATATGAATCACCATCAGCACCAGCTGCAAATAGAGTACCAATAATATTATCAATTGCTGCTGTACTTCCCATCCAATTTACTACTTCCCAACCTAATGGTTTTACTACCTGTTCCATCCAATTTTTGTACTTAGTAACTGCCATAGTAGAACCATTTGCTTGTCCATGATCTAAATAAGTTAGTGGTACAGATCTATATTGATCTGTTATTGAATTTTTTGCATCGGAACTCAAAACATAATCTAAAACTTTCCAACCGGCATCTTTGTAAATTGAATCCAACCATTCTTTAGAAGTCTTTTTGTATGTTTCATAATCTGTATAAAATGTGGAAGGACCATCATCTAAGTTTCCAGCAGGTGTGGATGATGATTCTAATAAAAATTCTTCAATTAATTCATCCGTCAATATGTATGATTCAAATAACTTTTTGAAATTATTCGTCATCATAGTATACACAGCTTTATCATAATATCCAAATGATTTTTTAAATAGTTTTTCTCTGGCGCCATCATCAATTTTAGGATCACCTAATAACTTTCTCATCTGTGTTCCACTTATATTACCTGATTTTGGTGCTTGAACAAAATATCCGTGTTCTTCAAAACCCTTTATATCATTCTTATTTTTTTTATAATCTTGATAGTATGATTTACTACCATCTTTCTTTTTACCACCTTTTAAACGACCAGCATCTTTTTCACCAAAAGCAAAAACAACTGCTGTATTATTACTATTAAATTTTTTCAATAAATTATTTGGAACATATGGCGACTTTTCTTTAATGATACGATTTTTTGGAATACCCATTTTAATCATATGTGAAGCTTTTTCTTTAAAGTTCATCGGATGCCGTGGTGGTTGTTTTATATCAGAAGTTGTTATATAAACATCATCAAAGTTTGATTTCATCCACTTATATGTAGCTAAATGTCCACTATGAAATGGTTGAAATCTTCCACCAAATACACCGATTAGTTTTTTATCTTTGTTTTCGTTCAAATTAGATGCACTATCCCCATTATCAACTATAGAATATACAACATTTTCCATATACAAGTCAAGACTTTCTTTTATATTTTTTGCTTTTTTATAACCACTACCATATGGAACTGAAGTATTACCTTTCTTCTTCATTTTCTTAACCATCTTACGGCTTGGTGATGGTAATGTTCCTGCTGGTGCTCCAAATTCTTCATTCTTCTTTTTGGTTTTCTTTTTCATCTTATTTATGTAAGCTCTATAGACAGCTGCTTCCGAACTCTTGCCCATCTCTTTAGCTCTCTGTTCCATAGCTACAGCAGCTTGTATCTTATGTGCGTGTTTTTTACCACTTCCACTTATCTTACTAACTGATGCTTTAGCATCTTTGACTGTAGCAAACTTTAATCCTTTAATTGTTCCTTTTGGATTCTCATCCGTATATAAATCTGAATGAGACTTTGAACCACGATGTTGTCCTTTCTTACGAGGAACTCTTGGTTCTTCAGATACATTTTTTAAATAATCTTTATCTTTGGCCATTCTAAATTTTACAACTGGCTTTCCATTTATTGTTGGCATTCCGTGTTTGTCTTTTCCGATATTTTTAACAAATACCTTTTTGTTTTTAAATCTACCCACTTTAATTGTATCACCAACATTTACATCTATCTTTATAGCCTCAAAGAAACGAGATTGGCCTGGATCTTTAAATACTTTTTGAAATTTCTTTTCTTTTCTTAACCAAGCTTTTGCTATTTTACTTTTTGGTTTTAATTTCATAAATTTATTTATACCCTTATCAACTAACATCTTAAATTTACTTTGTGCTTGTTTAGGGCTAAGAAATTTATTATTACCAACTACCATAAAATTACTCATACCAAACAAACCTTGAAAAAATGCTAAATTGTTTTGAACATCTTGCCAACTTTGACGAACAATCTTTTCAGGAACAACCCTTGCCCTTTCTTCATTTCTCTGTAAAGCAACTTCTAAAGAGGTATTGACAAAAACCATAAAACAATCGTAACCCAATGCTTCTAATTTCTGTTTCTTTTCTTTTACAGAACCATATTTGTGTCCAGTTCCATCTATGATTACACCCAATCTACCATTGGTATATAATCTCAATCTTTCTTTACTTAAAGATTTAGCAAATTTTCTTAAACCGCTTGTATCATAATCTACAGGATCGCCATTTCTATCTACACCTGTCAAATCAGCAAACAATTCATCTGGCATAATGTCTAAGTCTGTAGTACCATAATATTTTTTTAATAACATTTCCAATTCAGAATCTTGATTTACCATCTTCAAACCTGTTTTAGAAACATTTATCTTTTCAGGTATACCGAATAATTGAGAAGCTACATATGATTTACCACTTCCAGGCCCTCCAGCTAAAAAGATAGCTTTAAATATGCCAGGATCCCTAGCTCCTTCGTTTAGAAATGGTTTTGTTAAAAATTCTGTAAGTTTATCCATAATTTCCTATGTTCTTATTCATATATAAATATAAAGTTTGTGAATTATCCATTATCGGTGAGTGTAGTTTTTAAAGCGTTGAAGTCACCACTACCACTTATCTGTGCTTTTAGAGTCTCTACCTGTGAAGATAATTCTTGTATAGCTTTTATCATCGGTGATAGGAATTCATTATATCGTAAACTCAACTCAGGATTTGGAATAGCAGTAAAGTTTTCCATTTCCCAATCAGCAGTATCTCTTATATCTTTTTCACTTCCACTTACGCTTGCACTAACAAACATTCTATTTTCAACATATCCTGCAAAGTTGTCTGTGTGGACAGAGGACTTAGCTAATGAGGAAGAAACTTCTTGTGCTATTAAACCATAATGTGGTCTACCTTCTGACAACCATTGATACTTTACAGGATTTAAATCATTTATAAAATCTAAACCTAAATCTGAACCACTTATCTGCGTTTTAAGATTTCTATCTGATGTCTGTATCGTTCCATTTGTAGCTCGAACATCATCCCATCTAAAACTAGAATTACCCAAATCATAAAGATTATCTGTTTGAGGTTGGCAATGACCAAAAACCTCTATTGCTCTAGTTCCTCTAGGTATTGTGATTTGTTTGTAAAAAGTATTATTGTTCATTGTTCCCAAATGAAAATCATCAGAATCTTCATCATAAACTATTTTTGCTCCGTATTGTGGAGCACTTACACTAAAAGTACCTGTTTCGTACCAAGTTATACCACTTCCATTGGTTTCAGCGCCGTCTTGAGCCCGAATGCTTATCCAATTTTCGTGGTTACTTGTTGTGTCACCTAATCTAAGAACTGTGCCAGCTGAGTTTTTAGTAGTTAAGTGGACATAACCAGGAGTATTAGCTGAAGAACCATCGCCGCCTACTCCAGGTATTAATTCCACATTTCCACCAGCTGCTTGGCTTAAATAAGAAGCCCCACCTTGTATTCTTACTGAACCACCGGTTCCAATTGGTGCAGTCTGCCCATTAATTAGAGTAGACACTCCATTATCGGCACCAGAAGCTGAAAGGTGGGTTAATGTTAATTCCGTATCAGCGGCTCTGGGTCTTAGTTGGTCTCCTAAAAAAGCATTACCAGTTCCTGTCGCAGTAACAGTACTACCAACTATAGCGTTTGCAGCTAGCTGATTTTTACAACTAACAGAACCAGAGATTTGAAGTGGATTTGCATTGCTAGTGTCATAATAAAATATTTGATAAGCATCCTTTACATCATCGTAACCGATAGACAATTTATTAACACTACCACTAACCCATTTTACATAACCATCACCAAATTGTTCATCCCACATCAAAGAACTTCTCATTCTTCCTTGTGGTGCCATTTTGAAAGATTGTGCTACTGTTACACCGTTAGCTATAACATCTCCTGATAAGTAATTGGTAGGGTCATTAGTATCATCAGATAATTTAAAATTTTCTGTATATATTGGTATACCCTCTGGCAAACCTAAAACACTGCAAACTTTTGAACCCCAAAATGTGTAAGATTTAAGACCACCATTTGTAGTGGTTTCTGTATCAGTAAAAGTTATACTACCTGTATGTGGTTCTGTAAAGGAGGCTGAGATATAGTCTATACCCATAGTTCCTGCATTAGAGTTTGCATAAAATTTAGAAGCATGCATGCTGACAGCTTCTTCACTTTGAATATAAGGACTACCCACTGGTATAATATTTATCCTATCAACTATATTTGAAGAACTTATTTGTAAATCAGCATCCGTAGCGAATGATGATGTATAGTAACTATATTGATCTCCATCTCCTGTTTCTATATTTACTTTAAATGGATAATTTGCCATTTTATTTTACTCCTATTATTAACCTTATGTTGTGATATTACCTGGTACTGGTGCTTTTGAAGGATCGAATTGAGTAGAGCCACCAGCCGGTGGTGCTATAGTACCACCAGCATTGAATGAAAATTTACCTACCGAAGTTACTGTAGTGTGTACTTCATTTCCATATCCTCTAATTGATACGCCTGGTTCTATTTTTATTCCACGCTTTGCATTATTAGAATTTGAATCAATACTACCTGATGCTATAGAAAATGTTGCAATATTACCACCAGTTGCTGTAACAGCACCTGACATTGATACATTACCACTAGCATCCACATTAAAATTATCTGTTACGACAACTATTTTTCCACTTACGGATTGAATATATCCTGCGTTAGTACCACCATTTTTGATTAAAACATCCCCATCAGCATCTACAAAGAATCCTTTTTCTGTACTTGCCGTATCTGTAACACTATCTACTGTTCCTAATTTAAGTGATGTCTGTGTAAGCTTAAAGTTTGTTGAACCTAATGAAAAAACTTCAGATTTAATATTAAGTACTGGATTTGCGTCTGAAGCAAAGATTATTGCATTATCACCGGAATCATCACTTATTTCAAATTTAGGAATGTCATCGTCTATACCAAGAACAAAACCAATTTGGTCATTATCAAATGCATTAAAAGGATCATCAAAATGTGCACCACCAGCTATGAAACTATCAGTACCACCCGCTATCTTTACCTTATTACCTAAAGACATTGAAGCTTGTGTTGCAGATATTCCAATACCAGAAGCTACGCTTGTTGATTCTATTGAGCCAGACTTTATCGTAAATCCACCTATTGTACCTTCTACAGCATTTACTTTTCTAACTATCACATCTCCATCAGTTTTTATGTGAAATTTAGATGAACTTACTTCAAAACCAGTACCAGTATCAAATTTTAAAAAGGCAGTAGAACTACCTACTCTAAATACACTTCTACTTCCATCGTCTCTTGTACCAAGTATTATAGGTATAGAAGTATTTGATTCTAACGCTACACCACCGCCTACATTATTACCTATGAGTATACCAAGAGCGTCATCACCATCTATTTGTAGATTACCAGAATTAGCATCTATTCTTATTCTTTCTGTAGATGATTGATTAAAATTTATATTAGAATCACCGATTGACCAACCACCTACTTTTAATACATTACTTTCATACTTAAAATTACTTCCAATAGACATTCTGTTGCCAGGTCCATCAATAAAAGTTCTATTACTTTGACCAAAGTTATGTGTACCAGTTCCTAATGAAAGAACACCACTACCACTTAATATTGCATTTGGTACATTTGAAGTTTGTTTTGAAGATGATATAACCCCACCACCAATAGTCCAACCACCAGCAGTTAATGTATCGTCTACATAAGAAAATGTCGAACCTACATAAAATACAGGTTTAGTAGAAGCACTAACGAAGAACAATCCATCGGTTGGTGTACCAGTTGCTGTTGTAGCACCAGTTCCGAGTGCGATTGAAGCGTTATTACCATTTATATCCGCTACAGTTCCACTACTTAATCTACCAGGTATTAATTCCCAACCAGCTAATTTAGCTTTATTTGCTGTTATTAATACCGAAGCACTATCTTGACTTCCCGATACTTGACCTGTTCCACTAAATACTGCAAATCCATATGGTGAATCTACTGTTCCGTCATTTAGTGGTAATTTTCCTAATACTAATTTTGGTTCTCCATAATCTATACTACCAGTCCAAATTGTTAGGGATTGACTAAAAGCACTAAGAGCCACACTACCACCAGCATTGTCACTCTTTATTGTTCCTGGCATCAAATCCCAACCAGCAATCATATTTTGACCTTGACCAAGTTCTGCTATTAGATTTCCATCAGCAGTTCCACCACCATTAAATATTTTTAATCCATAAACACTACCACCATCAACTTCACCTAAGTATATTCTATCATTACTTCCATCGTTAATTGTAATTCTTTTTGCAGCTGCACTTATTGTTATTATATCAGATGGACTTGTTATAGCTGCTGTTGATATTGTCCATCCAGCGATTGTATTTCCACCCTCACCTAATTCTACAAGTATATCACTATCGGCTGTACCAGTTCCATCAAATATTTTTAGTCCATAAACAGTACCATCATCAACCTCACCCAAATGAATCATCTCAGTACCATTGGTTTTAGAGATAGTAATTCTCTCAGTAGCAGCGTCTATATTTATTGTATTGCCAGAACTACTTATAGCAGTTGCTCCTATTCCCCAACCACCGATATTACCTGTTTTAGCATTTATAGCACCCTCTAAGTAAACAGAACCTGATGCCCATAATCCAAAATTACTATTATCTCCAGAATCTCCGTCTTTATCTAAACTACCAAATCTAGGAGAAGTTATTCCAGCTAAATTACCAAGCCTCACTACAGCAGAACCACTATTTGAGTTTACATCTATAAAAGGGCTATTAGGTGAAGAAGCATCAATAGCTACTGTACCACCATTTATTCTGGCAGCCGTTGAACCAACATTTATATTATCTAAATCTCCTATTACATTGTCCACATTGTATGTATCAAAATCTCCACTTGTAGTTTTACTTCCAGCTATTTGAAATTGTACAGCATTTATATTTCCAGCATCATTCGCATCTTTGAAAAGTAAAATATCATTGTCGCTGAATGTAGCAGATTTAGTATTATCAAATGTAACAGTACCACCACTTTGAGAAGAGCCTGATACGACACCACTATCTGATACGAATAAAATACCATTAGTTGCTTTGACAATATCTTTTTGGAATATATGTGTTCTTAAAGTATTTCTTACTACTATATTATCTACCTCTAACAATGTTCCATTGGAAGCATTATCTTGTATTCTAAATCCATCACCAGTTATACCTGATATAAAAGTTGAAGTTCCTAAAGTTTTTGTGTCAGCAAATGTAACATCACCAGTTACGGCTAATGTACTTCCATCAAAAGTAAGATTAGCTTCAGCGTTCATAGCGTCTGTACCAGTAGCAGTTACAACCCTATTGTTTGAACCATTTGCCATAAAGTCTGAGACATCTACTGAAATTGCATCTGCGGCAACATCAATTCCTGTTCCAGCACCTACTGCGAGAGTTCTATTAGCTGCTATAGTTCCACCGCCTGTTAAACCATCGCCTGATATAACCGATACTGCTGAGTGGTCAATGTGTTCATTAGCAACAAATCCACTTAAATTATCGTGTACGATTTCACTATCTGTAGTTGTTATTTCATTAGCGTTAGCAGTTATACCTGTTCCGCCAACTACATTTATTGTTCTATTTGCAGCTATTGTTCCACCGCCGGTTAATCCGGCACCTGCTATAACACTTACTGAACTATGGTCTATATGTTCATTTGATACAAATCCACTTAAATTATCGTGAACGATCTCACCATCTGTGGTTGTTATTTCATTAGCGCCGACAGTTATACCTGTTCCACCTATAACATTTAAAACTGAGTTGGTGGCAGTCATACCAGCTCCAGCTAATAAGGTTGCTACATCAGCAAATGCTTCTTTTTTAAGAGTACCAGTTGCCCCACCATCTAAAAATAATACATAATCCCCATTTGCTAAAGTTTCTTCACCAGCCTCAGACAAATCAACATCTATCTGATTTGCTTGGACATCTACAAAATTACCAGCTATAGCATTTACTGTAATCGAACCACCTAATGTTACAGTACCCCCACCAGTCAAACCTGTTCCAGCAGTTACTGTCACAGCATCTTCTGCTAATCGACTAATTGGTATTTCATCATTATCAATTTCAGCAACTATTGCTGCGGCTAATTCATCTGATATACCACTAGCTTCAAGCCTACCAAACGAACCTGTTGAGGTTGATGAACCACTTATTGCATGTCCAGTTCCCACGAACTCAATTCCTGTTCCTGTGCTATCATTTCTGATTTTTAATGCTGTTGTACCAGTAGCACTTGCATGGTCATTTACTATTTCAACCAGATTCCTTGTACCTGTGTCTGAACTATTTGAACCAAAATACGCTATTCTTCCAGTTGTTAAACTATCTGCTCCATCTACCATTAAAACAGAACCACCAGTATTAGCTGGAGTTGGAATATAAATAGTTGAGTTTGAAGTTGCTTCTGAATCTATGTAAAGTGCAGCATTATTACCATCCTGATCTATTTCCAATCCATACTGACCTTGATCCTGTTCAATTTTTATTCCAGATTCTGCTCCAGTTGCATTATGGACAACCAATGTTGCTTCAGCTGAAGCCAACGATGCCCCAATTCCTGCTCTTTTTGTAGCGTTTACCATACCAAACGAACCGGTTGAAGCAGCTGAACCACTTATTATATTACCTGTTAAATTTAAAAGTTCTGTATTATTTACATCGAAGTGTATTTCGTTTGCTGTTTCAAAATCTATTTTAGTTTGAGCATCTTCACCAATAACTAAATCAGTTTTATAGATAGATTCAATAGTTGTTTGAGCTGCTGTGATAGCAATATCATTTGCGTTTGCAGTAATTCCATCCCCACCAATTACATTTATTGTTCGATTAGCTGCTATTGTTCCACCACCAGTCAATCCAGTACCAGCTACAACTGATACAGATGAATGGTCTATATGTTCATTAGCAACAAATCCACTTAGATTGTCATGAACTATTTCTGAATCGTTTGTTGTTATGTCATTTGCGTTTGCCGTAATACCAGTTCCACCAACTACATTGATAGTTCTGTTAGCTGCGATTGTTCCACCGCCAGTTAATCCGGCACCTGCTATAACACTTACTGAACTATGGTCTATGTGCTCGTTTGCAACAAATCCACTTAAATTATCGTGAACAATCGCTGAATCATCAGTTGTAACCTCATTAGCTCCTACACTAATACCAGTTCCACCTATAACATTTAAAACCGAATTAGTAGCCGTCATACCAGCTCCAGCTAATAGTGTAGCTACATCAGCAAATGCTTCCTTTTTCAAAGTACCAGTAGCACCACCATCTAAGAAAAGAACATAATCACCATTTGCTAAGGTTTCTTCGCCAGCTTCTGATAAATCTACATCTATCTGATTTGCTTGAACATCTACAAAATTTCCAGCTATAGCATTGACTGTGATTGAGCCACCTAATGTTACAGTACCCCCACCAGTCAAACCTGTTCCAGCAGTAACAGTAACTGCATCCTCTGCTAACTTAGCTATTGGGATTTCGTCATCATCTATTTCAGCAACTATCGCTGCGGCTAATCCATCTGATATACCACTAGCTTCAATTCTACCAAATGAGCCTGTAGAAGCAGCTGAACCGCTTACTATATCGCCTGTTAAGTTTAATAATTCTTTATTGTTTACATCAAAATGTATTTCGTTTGCTGTTTCAAAATCTATCTTAGTTTGGGAATCTTCTCCAATTACTAAGTCTGCTTTGTATATAGACTCTATTGTAGTCTGAGCTGCTGTAATAGCAATATCGTTGGCATTTGCAGTTATACCATCTCCACCAACGACATTAATAGTTCTTGTTGAGGCTATTGTTCCACCGCCTGTTAAACCATCACCAGCAGTTATAGAAACTCCACTGTGGTCTATGTGTTCGTTTGCTACAAAACCACTTAAATTATCGTGTACGATTTCTGAATCATTAGTTGTTATATCATTTGAATTTGCAGTAATACCTGTACCACCAACTACATTTATTGTTCTATTTGCAGCTATTGTACCGCCACCTGTTAAACCAGCACCTGCTGTGATTGAAACAGATGAATGGTCTATGTGTTCGTTTGCTACGAATCCACTTAAATCATCGTGAACTATTTCTGAATCGTTTGTTGCTATATCGTTTGCGTTTGCCGTAATACCAGTTCCACCAACTACATTAAAAGTTCTATCACTAGCTAATGTACCACCGCCTGTTAAACCAGCTCCAGCAGTTAATGTCCTACCTTGTAATGTATCTACATTACCTTCTTCGGTTGTTACTCTAGTAGCTAATGATGATGAAACAGCAGTGAACGAACCACTAATATTTGAGGCTAATGTCGAATCTGAAAAGTCTACTGCTAAATTTTCTGAACCTTCATCTTTAAGTCCAGTCCCTGCAAAGTCACTAACATCTACTCCTATATTTTCTGAACCAAGGTCTTGTAAACCATCTCCTACAAAATCACTTACATCTACATTTAATGTTACTGAACCACCTAATGTTACAGAACCACCAGTTTTTAAACCATCACCAGCAGTTATTGTTACAGCATCCTCTGCTAGTTTTGCTATCGGAATTTCATCATCATCAATTTCTGCTACAATCGCTGCGGCTAATCCATCCGATATACCGCTAGCTTCTATTCTTCCAAATGAACCAGTCGAAGCAGCTGAGCCACTTACTATGTCGCCAGTTAAATTTAATAATTCTTTATTGTTTACATCGAAGTGTATTTCGTTTGCTGTTTCAAAATCTATTTTAGTTTGAGCATCTTCACCTATAACCAAATCAGCTTTATAAATGGATTCAATAGTTGTCTGAGCTGCTGTGATAGCAATATCATTTGCGTTTGCAGTAATTCCATCCCCACCCACAACGTTAATAGTTCTGTTAGCCGCTATAGTACCGCCACCTGTTAAACCAGCACCTGCTGTGACTGATACACTACTATGGTCTATATGCTCATTTGCTACGAACCCACTTAAATCATCGTGTACTATTTCAGAATCGTTTGTTGCTATGTCATTTGCGTTTGCAGTAATACCAGTTCCGCCAACCACATTAAAAGTTCTATCGGAAGCTAATGTTCCACCGCCAGTTAAACCTGCACCAGCAGTCAATGTTCTACCTTGTAATGTGTCTACATTACCTTCTTCGGTTGTGACTCTACTAGCTAATGAGGATGATAAAGCAGTAGAAGAACCAGTGACATTTGAGGCTAATGTGGAATCCGAAAAATCGACATTGAAAGTTCTACTAGCTGCTATAGTACCACCACCACTTAAACCAGTACCAGCAGTCAATGTTACTCCACTATGGTCTATGTGTTCGTTTGCTACGAAGCCACTTAAATTATCGTGTACAATCTCACTATCTGTGGTTGTAATCTCATTAGCATTAGCAGTTATTCCAGTCCCACCAACAACGTTTAGTGTGACTGCGCCAGTATCACCACCACCTGTTAAACCATCACCAGCAGTTACACTCGTAATGTCTCCCTCACTAACTTGAAGTCTAGATGAAATAGAAGCTGAAAAGTCTGTTAGGTTGGTTGATGCTCCACCAAATCCAGCAACATTAACTGCGCCAAATGAACCTGTAGAAGCAGCTGAACCACTTATTATATCACCAGTTAAGTTAAGAAGTTCTGTGTTGTTTACATCAAAGTGTATTTCGTTTGCTGTTTCAAAGTCTATCTGAGTTTGAGAATCTTCACCAATTACTAAGTCTGCTTTATAAATTGATTCAATAGTTGTTTGAGCTGCTGTAATGGCTATATCATTGGCATTAGCCGTAATTCCATCACCACCAACTACATTTATTGTTCTATTTGCAGCTATAGTTCCACCACCAGTCAATCCAGCACCAGCCGTAACTGATACAGATGAGTGATCGATATGCTCATTAGCAACGAACCCACTTAAATTATCGTGTACGATTTCAGAATCGTTTGTAGCAATATCATTTGCATTTGCTGTAATACCAGTTCCGCCAACTACGTTAAAAGTTCTATCAGAAGCTAATGTTCCACCGCCTGTTAAACCAGCACCAGCAGTTAAAGTTAATGATTGAAAAGAACCACTAATATCATCACCAGCATCAGAACCAAATGATGAATTCCAAACACCATTGGATATTGTTGTACCATCTATTGCACTATTTATTGTACTTCCTGCTATGATATGTACGTGATTTCCTTTAGCAAACTCTCCAACATTTCCATCACTAGCAGTAGTTCCTATCGCTTCGGGATCGGCTGTGTAAGCCTGTAAGGCTGGAGCACCTAATGTTCCAGCAACTTGACTATCGTTTGTAAAACTTTCTCTGTTTATAGCAGTTCCAAAATTAGCTACTCCACTACCACCTCTAATCTCAATACCAGCTCCAGTCATTTTAATAAAACTATCTTCTGAGTTGTATATTAATAAACCTTGTGGTGTTAATTCTACTTTTCTCGTATTACTACGAACAGAAAAATTATCGAATGTTATTTCAGTTTCAGGATTCTCTGCGGTTGTACTTCCAACTACTGTTTTGGTAAATGTTTTCTTACCTAAACCTGTATTTACAGTTCCCTTATTACCTGCAAAAAGTGGTTTTTCTACAGTAAAACCAGTATCATCATTAATACTTCCTGTTAATACAAGCTTTATATAAACGGCAGCTTCTGGTAATTCAGCCGAAGCACCAAAACTATTGTATTGTCCACTTCCTAAAAAGTATTCACCATAACCATTTGAAGCAGTATATTCATTTTCAGGTAAAAATGGAATCCAACCATTACCGCCTGAAGCACTATATTCTGCTCTAAAATATTGTGGGCCTAATGCCCTATCTTTTCCAATTTTATTAAATGATGAACTAAATCTAGCAACCGAACTAAAACTTATAGTATCACCAGCTGCAAAAGATTCTGTCATAATGTTTTCTAATAGGTACTGATTACTTCCTGTATAATTAACTGCTCCGCTTGGTACAACAATGTCTAAAGTATTGTCTCCACTTACTGCTTGATCGTCACCTGAATAACCACTCCTATCGGTTAATGAAACAAAAACAGCATCGGTTGTAGAGAAAGACCAACTGGTAATATTAGAACCAGACCTTACATTTCTACCAGCTGCTATTGTTTGATCTTCAAAACTTTTATTTCCTATATATTGTTGTCCACCACCTATTGTTTGAAATGAACCTGATTTTATAGATACTCTTTCAACACCAAGATTATCCTTTACATTTAGCCCATGCGTAACACTACTCAATTCAACTGTTTCTTCTTCGTTTATAAGTTTATCAGATTCTATATTAAATCCACCTATTTTTCCACCACTAAATAAAACTTGTGAGCCTGTAATTTCTCCAGTACTTTTTAATATTAATTTATCGTTTGATGAATTTATTTGAGTTTGTGCTATTTCAAATCCACCAATAGTACCTGTTCCTGTAACATCAATATTTCCATCAAATAATGCTGATGAGCCTGTTATATCTCCATTTTCTTTAATATTAAATTTTGAAGTACTAATAAACATATGTTCATCTAATGGTAATCCACCTGTCTTTGGGCTACCACTTATGAATATATTAGCACTATGAAATGAATGACTATCGGTAGTAAACCCTCCGATTAAACCAGCGCTAGCAGTAATTGTACCAATAAATGTGGCACCACTTGCTATAAGAATACCATCTTTGTCAACTGTAAAGTTTGGTCCGAATTTAACATAAGCATTATCAGGGTTTTCAACTGTTGGTGAAAAATCTATATAGTACTCATCTTTTAAAGATAAATTACTCTCACCAGTGTCGGTGCCTGGACCTTGGTCTGATTTAAATATAGTAGAGTTGTTAGCATCCATTGTAATATTACTACCACTAATTCTACCATTATCTATTGTAAAGTTTCCAATATTACCACCCTCAGCAGTTATAATACCACTCATAGTAACATTACCTTCTGGTGTTAGATGAAAATTAGAAGAACTTATTTCTATATTACCCTCAGAACCACTAACAAATTGTCCAGCACCACCTAAGAAAAATTTAGATGAACTCATAATCAAATCAGTTCCATCAAATTGTATTCTACTACCAGTTGGTTGTCCTACACTAAAAATTTCGTTTTTACTATCTACGTGAAATTTAGATGAACTTATTTCTATATTACCGCTAGAACCACTTAAAAATTGTAAACCCTCTCTACCGACAAAGAAAGCATCTGCTTGTACATCAAATACGCTTGGGCTAGTTCTAAATTTTAAAGAACCACTTTCTCCAACTAATTCTAAACCAACACCTTTGTAATTATCCCCACTGTCTGGCAATACAGAACCACTATAAATCATAAATCCATAAGAGCCAGATTGTGCTGATGCTGATACAAATCCTTGGTAGCCTATAGAACGAATGAAACCAGATCCTTCAGCACCATCTTTACCAGTTTCAGGTAGTTTTGAATCAACACCACCAAAGTGAATACCACTTCCAGTAGTGTCTCCACCTAAGAACATATCACCACTTTGAATATTATCATTACCACTTATTACTATGTTAGCACCAGTAAATACAGAGCCAGTTGTGAAAGCAATCTCATCTGCAATATTATTATTTATATCATAAAACTCAGTTAAAAACTCTAAAGTCTCAGGTCTTTTATGTTGTAATGGAGCAGGAAGTTCTTGTTTAAATTGAATAAACGATGGTGAGAATCCTGTATCCGATGATGGTCTAATAGATACATCTGATATATTCCACTTTCCTGATATAACTCTAAACTGAACATTACCATCTCCAGTTAAATCAGAGTTGAAATTATGAGTTACTGTTCTAAAATCTTTTTGACTATCTTCATCCGATTCTATTTCTAAAACTCCCAATCTTTTTCCATATTGAGGTGGCTCTGCTATTTGTTTATTCGTAACATCATCAGTAAATAAATTTATTGCTTTAGTCATTGAAGAACCTGATACATATAATAACATCAATGCTCTACTATCAGTTCCTTTTTCTGCTCTAGCCTTAAAAGATAAAGTATAATCTATACCAGTTGTTAAATCAAATTTGTATTTGTCTTTTAATTGAAATTTTATTTGGTCTGTGAATGTCGATATACTTCCTGATAGCATAACAGAATCCAACATCGAATCATTATCAAAAGAAGCTGTAGTAGTTGCTGTCGGACCTGACAATCCATTTGTGCTACCCGACACAACCCAATATGTATCTTTATCTGTTTCGGATACGAAGTAACCTGTTCGTTCTCCGATGCCTACTGAATCAGAGTTTACCAATAACTCAGGAGATTCTAACGGAACTTCTGCTAGTAATTTAAAATCATCAAAAGCTCCCTCAGCTCTTACATAAACTTTTGCTTTGAATACATCACCTGAAAAAGTTCTCATATTACCTAACCTAATGTCGGCATAAGAAACTATATTCTTTAAACTATAAGAAGCGCTAGGTTCTACTTCGTAAAATATTTGAGCATTTGCCCGTACAGGTAATACTATGTATTCTCCCTCTCTGTTTTGTTTTGTAAAAGGTGTACTTACATATGCTGTTCTACTGTTTTCTAATTGTGCGATAGATCCTGTGTAATGTGTTGGATGATTTCTATCTTTCGTATCGGTTACTATCTGAAAAGAAACATCACTAGCACGACCTAATCCAACATCTTCTAAAGTTCTATCATTATAAATAGAAGAAGTAATATCAGAAAATAAAATATCACCACCTATTTGAGTAGTATCAAATTTGTGGTCTCCGCCGGTTATTGTAAAACTATATGGATATTCAATAGGAGAATTTCTACGTTTTATTCTTTTAGATCTTTTAGTTCTACTATCACCCCTAACACTTTGTTTTTTAGTAGATCGTTTATTTAATTCTTTATCTGCCTTATCACCCTTTACATCACCTTTTGGAGGACCTTCTCTTTTTACATCTCTCTGTTCTTTTATTCCAGCACCCTTTGCTAAAAGTTCATCTTCTCCACTTGTAAATGGTCTGAATTCAAATCCTGATGCTGGTCTACCCTCAATTTGAAATATTGAAGATGATGCTATAGGAGAACCACCTTCTCTTTCTAAAGTACCAAATCTTTGTTCTATAGCTCTTAGTTGTGGAGAAGCATAAAATTTTATAGGTTGTATGTTTATTTCTGCTGGATTTATAATAACTTCACGAGTAAGTCTTATATTGTATGCACCTTGAAATTCTTTAGGTACAGGTCTTACATCACTAAATTGACCAGGATCATCAGGCACATATTCTAATTCACCAACTATTATTAACGTAGCAATTCCAGCTGCTGTATCATCATACACCTCAACTGATATTGTTCTCGAAGTACCCTCTAAATAATTTTGTACAGGCTCTGAATAAATACTCTGTCCTTTTGAATCGATAAAATCCATCTGTAACTCTGTACCTTCTTTAAGGTATGGAGAAACCTCTATAAGAAAAGAGCTCTTTCCTTGAGGTAGACTTTGGGGCATATCAGTTATAGTTATATATCTAGAGGTTTCTCTATCGTCAATTAATACATCTATTTCTTCAAGCCCGAGTAATTTATTGAATCGTTTGACTGCAGCCATTAAAAGTTCCTATTTATTGGTTGTTAATAAATATCATTATTTTAATATTTTAATATTTATTATATGTACAATGTATGGAGAATATCGGTATGAAAAAGAAATATTCATTTACTATAGAAGAGAGCCTAATGGAATGGTTTAGAGTGCATGTTAAAGAAGAAAGCACTACGATGAGCGCAGTCCTGAATCAATATGTATTAAGTTTAAAGAGAGGTGAAACTAAACCCAAAAGAATTATGTACTCTAATCAAATGAAACGTTAGAGAATTTATCTTCCTTCTTTATTTCCAACAGAGTATCTACAGCATCTCTCATAGAATCTATATGTGAAACAATCATTGTAAATTGAAACTGAGTCTTTAAATATTGAAATAGATTATAAACTGAATTTAGATTATCCGAATCCATTGTACCCCAACCCTCATCAATAGCTAAAAAGTTAGCTGCTGGTAGATTAGAAACGTTTATCAATCCTACTCTCATAGCTAATGAAGATATGAACCTTTCCATTCCACTACTTAATTCAAGCGGCCAGACATTATCATTATCATAAACAATATAACAATTAACATTCTTACCATCCATTTCTAGTATCATAGAGAAGTCTACAATTTGTGCTAGTATATCATTTACAGCGCCTTCAATTGTTGGGAGAGCTTTAGAAATAAGTTCATAAGGTATACCATCACGCTTTACAGCATCTAAATAATACTGATAAGCAGCATACTTACCTTCTAATTCTTCTACTTTTTTAATATTATCCAATATAGTTTTACGATTTGTTTCTAATACTTTAATCTCACCATTTACTGATTGTAGTTTCTTATCTAACTCCTCTATTTCTATTTCTAAATTATCAGATTTATTTTGTGAGCTATCTATATCACTATACAAACCCATATTGAAGATAATATCTTTTTCTTGTTCGTGATACAAATTAATCTTATCTTCTAAAATAGCTAATTGATTTATTAAGTTTTTTCTTTTTTCTGTATTTAACTTTGTCTCACTATCTAATTTACTTATATTTGTAGTTAGTAAACTTAAACTCTGTATTGAGGAATCCATTTGTTCTTTATGAGCCGTAATATGAGACAGCCCAGTTATAATATTTTCTAAATTATTAGATTGTTTTACAAAAGTATCGGCTAACATTTTATCATCATTTAACTTTTTCTTTGTTTCCATAGCATCTAATGTAAAAGGATTACTCATACAATAAGAACAATCAGAATCATATTCTAAATTACCAAGCTTATCAATCTTATCTAATTTGTTCTTAACTTCTATTTTAAGTTTATCTATTTCAATTTGATTGTTTGATTTTTCTAATTTGTATTGTTCTAGTTGTGCATACTTTTTATCTATTTTATTTTCTTTATAGATTTTAATCTTTTCATTTAGCTCAGTTTTTTCTGAAGAAAACTTTTCTGATTGTGCAACTATCTCACCAACTCTCTCATCTACCTTTGTCAAAGCATTAGTTAGATTAACTTTTCTTTCTTCCAACTCATCTAAACTATCAGCAGTTTCATCTACTTTTCTGAGTTGTTTTGTGAGATGAATTATTTTTCTATCTTCACGTTTTTTATTAGCTATCATTTCTTTTTTAGAAGAAGTTTTTTCTTTTGATTTTTTTCTAAAATCAGCTAGACTTTCTTTTATATCAGCTAAATCTTTATCGTAGTTGTTATTTTTAAAAGATTTTAGAAGAGAGGATACGTCGTGTATTTCATCTGCGGCTAATTTCCAAAGATCGTCAAATACACCAATACCCATAAATTGTGCAAGTAAGTCTTTTCTTTCTTTTTGTGTCTTATCAATAAATACAGTTGAGTTTGTTTGTAGAGAAAGTGCTGTCATTACAAAATCATCATAAGTACCAATCAATCTACGAATATTTACATCTGTAGTTCTTCTTTGGTCTCCGTTCATAGAAACCTTTTCACCATCATCAGCAAATGTATAGAAATCTACATTTACCTTAACGTGACCATTTGATTGCTTTTTAGCATTTCTTTCTATAAAGTATTCTACACCCTCAACCTCTAAAGTAGCTTTACATTTGAACCAATCTTTTTTATTATTAAGTACATTGATTGCTTTATAAGCTCTTGAAGATCTATCAAATAGACAGAATGATAGGGCATCTAATAAAGAAGATTTACCACTAGCATTAGGAGCAAACATTCCAATAATACCACTCAGCTTTGTAAAGTCTACAACATTATCTTCTCCATAAGAAAACATATTATCAAACTCAAACTTTTTAACTTGCCAGCTAACTCCCCTATTTACATCATCTTCTGGCAATCTACTATTTAATTCTTCATTTATCTTTTTAATATCTATTAGAGTTTCATTATCTACAAAGTGATTTGCTTTTAAATATTCTTCTATTAGATTATATTGATAATCAGAATCTCTGACATTACCAACTGCTATGTGTTGTCCTCTTACTTTATCGGTAGAATATATAGAGTCTGTTTTTGTAACTGTAACTTCTTTGATTCCATATTTACTATGAATTAAACTCATAGCTTTTTTTAATTCAGATGGTTTTGTGTTTGATACTCTAACCCTTAAACGAGCTTTCTTTGGAATATCAGGACAATCTGGCACCTTACCATTATCAATATTTATAGTGTAATAGCCGTAGTCATTCGGTATTTCTATATACTCAGACTTTCTCTTTGGAACATCCCACAATAAATAACCATGACTTAATCCTTCTCCGTGATTCTGTTGTACCAATGAACCACAATAAGAAATGGTTTCCTCTTTATTGAGATGCTGTCTTTTGTGGATGTCGCCAAGCAATCCCATATCATAACCTTTAAATTTAGCAATCTTTACATCCGATGGAAGAAAGAATCCTAAATCTGTTTCCGACTTATCTACTGTTCCGTGAAAGAGAACTACCTTTGTATCACCCTCAAAGTCTTTAGCCTCAATATAGTCATCTTCTTTTTCCCATACATCCCAAACAACGAACTTTACATCAGCACATTTATATACACCACTATCTTTTAGGTAATGTAAATCTTTGTGTTTTAGGTTGTTTACAATTGGAGAAAGAACATCCATTCTCGAACGATTATTTAAGTTACAATCGTGGTTTCCAGCAATCAAAATCGTTGGACATATATCCGCAAGATTCTTAAATAAACGAGAGAGTTGATCGACTAATTCAGGTGACATTTCGGTTTTTGAATGAGCTATATCGCCACCAATATAGACTACGGCATTATCTTTATGTTTTTTTACCTGTTCGTATGTACGTTCAAAAACTTCTTCGTATTCTATATGTCTTTTTAGATTACGAATCTGTATATCTGAAATGTGGTGTATGTATTTTAATTTACGAAATGGTACTTTTACAACATTTTCTTTAATCAAGTATTATCCTCTATAAATTTTTTGACTTCTTCTAATTTATCGTTTGGTACTACAATATCCCAAGAAGTTTCTTCTGAAAGACTTCCACTTTCATAATAAATAGTAGTTGAATTCTTCAAATCAAATTTTATTTTTACTTTGTTTAGCAGCTCGCTGTCTGTAAAATGAACTTTCCATTCATCGTCATTAAATTTCCATATATTTTCGTTTTTTGCCATTTAATTTCATCCTCATCAAATCAGAAAAAGAAGTTTGCTTTGTTTCTTTTATAAGATTGATTACCTTTTTAAATCCCATATCTGAAGGATCTTCTTCTTTAAGATTAACAAAATATACATCAATGCCATTTCTCATCAAATCATCGGTTATTTTTATAGAATCTTTAATCGCATCGCTATCTAATAATATATATATCTGCTTAACTCTTTTTTCGTAGATTTTCATCTTTAATTTTTTTGGTATAGTTTTACCAAATAATGGTATTGCATTTCTTCTAATAGCCATAGCATCAAATGAACCCTCACATAATACAATAGGTTCATCCCAATTAACAAATAATTCAAATCCTATAACATCTTTAGATACAGGTGGATTTTTATATTTCATACCACCACTGTAAATATCTCTACCAACAAAATAATTAATCTCTCCATCGCTGTTATATGATGGTATTATAATTCTGTTTCCATATACACCATCTTCACAATAACCAACATTATAACGAATCACATCACCCATTGTAATTCCACGCTTTTTTAAATAATTCATAGCGTGTCTTTTAATTATACTATCTTTGCTATTCCACAGAGGTTTGAATTCTTTTGGTAATCTTACAACATTTTCCTTGACTTTCTCACGATTTGATGATAGTGATTGGCGTGGTTTTCCTACTATGTCTGCTAATTCATCGAATTGTTCTCTACTTGCTTTTAGCTTTTTGAATAATTGAAATAGGTTATGACCACCTTGATTAGAAATCCAACAATGCCATTTCTGAGTTTTTGTATTTATCTGTAATTTAGGTTTATGGTGATGTACGAATGGTGACCAATACATATACTCATTAGCTTTATTTAAAAGCCTACCATTGTTTCCAATTACCCTATTTAGAAGATTTATTATTTTCATTTATTAGTTCTATAAATTTATCTATGTTAATGACAGCATAAGTTTTACTTCTGTTTCTTTTAAATATCAGAACAGGATCGTAATCACCACTATTTTCTTCAGCTTGTTTTAATGATGACCATATATTTAATGCTTCTTGATTTTTACATTCAAATGAATAAGGGATTAGTTTTCGAGCCGCTGGAGATAATTTAATATCTTCTCCTGATTCACCCATAATAGCAGATTTAATATCATCCGGCTCTAACTGATTAAATGTTTCTAGCAAAAGGTCTCTTACATTGTTTTGAAGTCTTTTACCTTTATTCTTAGCACTTCTTGATTTCATAGTTGATACTTGTTACTTGTTATACTTGTACTTGTTACTTGTTAATTATTAATATCTAATTTAAGGATTATAAAAAACAAGGCAAAAAGATTTTATTAAAAAACCTATACAGAATTTTTTATAACCAAATTAAATACTAGTATTAATATCGACAGTAATATATATAAGATTAAAATCTTTTATTCAAATATTTTTTCACTTCTTTTTGAGCCCACCTTTCAGCTCTCTCTTCCCATTTATTATCATCGTGAGGATCTAATCCATCATAAGCAGCCATAGTTCCTGCCTGTGTATATTTTTTAATATATTTTCTGACTCCTAACTGTTTTGCATCCAGTGCATGTTTTATTTCGTGCAGTACAGTTATTAAGAACTCTTTTACGCTTGGATAGGATGGTCTCAATGTTACAGTATCGGTTTCGGGTATATACTCCCCCATATCTTTTCCACTACCTATTTTCACTTTAGATTTCAGTTTATACTTCTTAATCATTCTCTGTGCAGTATCTAAGTAGTCTATTCTTTCTACTAATAAATAACCCATAGCTTTTTTATAAAAAGAAGCCATCGATTTATTTCTTTTCTTAAATTCATCAGAATCCTTTAGAAAAGCAGCATATCCCTTTGGACCAGGCGAATCACCTGTAACAGTAGATTCTTCTAATCCCTCTGTATTTTGTGAATTAAAATCTTTATCTATAACCCAATCCTCCCAATTTTCAAAATGTGCTTCAAAGTCTTTATCTATCTGAGCCACATAGGCAGTTTTTATTACTGAATAATCTTCTTCCTCACCTTTACCATAGATATAATCAGCTTTAGGAAAATCAATCTGTTCATATCCACCTCTTTCAAACCAAGGTTCAGGTTTACCTGCTAGTGTTCCTAATTTTCTCTTTCTATCACCTCTGATAAAACCTGTATCCGGCTCACCTTCGTCAGCACCATATCCACCGATATTAGAAGATACTTCCATCATTTTTTTAAATTTACCCATTATACATCAAACCTCACTTGAATACCTAACAATAATTCTTTATCGTTTTTTACAGGCTTTGCTAATTGTCCTATTGCCAATAATTCATTAAAATCATTATATAAACCAATCTTTGTAATATATGGTGCAAATAAAGAGTGTGTTGTAAAGTTATTATATCTATCTGCTTGTCCATAGTAGTGTTTATAAGAGCCTGATTTAGCTGATGCATGACCAGGTGGAAATAGCCTCCAGCTTTCGGAACCTGAAACGTTTATGCTACCACTCCTATCAGGTGTAACTGATATATTTGTAGATGTATTATACTCATTTTCACCAACTATACAAGTATATGAATGTTCTTTAATTGTTACTTGAGATTTGTATGTTAGACTATAACCATTAGCCGCACTTCCTGTTCCAATAGCATTGTATTGAGAAGTATCAGCCGAACCTGTATTTGTGAATACTAATATTCCTTGTTCGTAAAATGCGTTTCCAACAAAACTACCAGTTTTATCGATACTAGCGGTAAAATTACTAGCAGCAAATCTTGCAAAGCTAGAAGAAAAATCATTATCATATAGATTTCCATTTCCATCATCTACAATTGTTAAAGTTGTAGGACCGCTATCGTCTTTTAATGTTATTGATTTTGGTTTAATTCTTTCACCATATAAACTTTGTGGTACAGATATTACTGTAGCATTAGAATGTAACTCTCTAAATTGTTTACCATTACTCAAACCAAAGTTATTGAAATTATTATCAACATCTTTATAGTATCTGTGATTTAACATAAACCAAGTTGGTACTGCATAAAAACTAGCAGTTGTTGGACTACCAAAGTTAGTAACAGTAGCAGTAGATGGAATAAAGTTATGTAAACTAGAACTTGTTGCGGCGAAACCATAAACACCACTACCGCTATCCGTATTGGTTACAGTAAACTCTTTATAAGCTTTGAACGGCGTTATATTGATGTCTCTTGGGTCGAGTCTTTTAAACATGACCTATATCTCCCAAGCTTAGAAGTCTAATTTAACTTTAATTATAGCTTCTCTCGAATAAGATTTCATCAGCGGTTTACTTAATTTAGCAATTGCTAACAGTTCATTATCATCATTATACAATCCAACTTGAGTTATAAATACTTTTGGATTTTTATAAAACGTTGGTACAGTAAAATTACCACTTGAACCAGAAGTAAATGTTGGATTTGAACTAAAGTTAAATTCCTTATTAGGTACTCTACAAAAATAATGCTGTGAAGTAATTACCTCTTCTCTTCTTGCCTGAAAGTATGAACCACCAGAAAGTTTATTGAAAAATTTTGCTGTATTTCCACCTTCTGAATTTGAAGCAACGGAAGCTGACAGTGAAGCAGAACCAGCACCACCTAAAACAGGTCCATTGAATATCAATATACCAGTATCAGGATAAAATAATCCAATTCCACCACCTGGTTGTAAATTTGCGGCTGTTTTTACTGTCGCTTGTCCACTTGATATTGAACCACTAACTATGTTGAATACCCTACCACCTTGATTTACAGTTGGATTTGTTGTAGCATCACTATCGTCAATATATTTTAATATTTGTGGACCTGAACCACCACCACTACCACTAAAGTGTAGTTCCCAATTACCTGGATCCATCTTCTCACGAAGTTGTTGTCTAGCAATTGAAATAGCATATATATAAGATGGTGTAGTATGAGCCCCATCGGAAGCTTCAAAAGTAAATCTATCTTCATTTGGCCCTAAAAGGATATTAGACAATTGTCTGTATATGGTAGCAGACTCTCTATTTCCATCAACACCTAAAGCACCAGCACTACCACTTCCGTGTACGTGTCCATAAGCAACTGAAAATTGTGTTGTGGCTGTAGCATCTGTTGTAGGATTCTTATCCCAAACATCTAAGTAATAAGTTCCATAAGATGCCTCAGCTGCAGAAGATGTGAAGAAAGAAGTTAATGTTCCTGCTCCATCTGCCCACATTCCCGAAGATACAGTGTCTTTGACATTTGTTACAACGTCACTTGATAGAGGACTATCGGGATCTTGAATGTTAAAATCTTTATATACTGACATTTGTTACTCCTATATTATCCTGCCGCTCCTGCGCCGCCTATTAAACTATTTAAAGTTACATTATTAGTAATATTGATAGATGTCGTAGCACCAGTATCATTACCAATAATTGTTAATTGAGTTGCTCTCGATGCATCTTGTGGAATAACACCAAGTTTAACTGTTTGTGCAACAACTGTTTTACTATTTGGTGCATCATCATCACCTAAAAAGTATGGTGTAGTTGCTCCCACACCAGCACCAGCAGCTATATCTACATTCATCGAACAAACCGATTGATTGTGCAGAATAAATGTGTATGACGCATCACTAACATTAGCAGTATTTACTACAATAGTTGGATTTGGTTGATTTACACCACCAGCAGCTGCAAAAGTAACTGAACCTGGTGTAACATTTATTACTGGCATTCTAATTGTATTCTTAGGAAGAGTTACTAACTTATATCTCATCACATGATTCTCATCAGGTATTGCTTCTAAAAGTGGCATATTTTCTATTACTTTTCCATAATAGTCACTCCCATTTGGATGTGTCACATCCCATAAGTTATAATCTACTTCGTCATCAGCTAATGCAAATTTAGTAATATTGAAAGCATCAGTTCCCTGCGCTAACAATTCACGTCCCTTTTTGGTTAATATAGCATCTACTGTTACATTAGTGTTGTTTAAAAATCCCATAATGAACTCCTAATTATAAATTTAAATATTTGGTATGAATGTGATTCATATATAAATATCATCTATTTAAGTTTTTATTACTTTTTCTTTTGTTTCTTACTTTTCTTTCCTTTTATCGTCATTTTTTTCTGAGCTTTACCTTTAGACTCTATAGGTGAACTTTCAAATTTTGCTTCTTCTGCTATTTTTCTTCTTTCTTTTTCTTGAGTCTCTCTTATAATCATAGCATCTGTTATTGGTTTTTCTGGCGTACCACGTTTCTTCTTAGCTAAACCTTTAAGACCTCTTAATTTCTTTCCCTTTATTGTTAATGGTTTACCTGGAATCAATACTTCTTCAGAGGCTTGAGGTTCTTCTATTATGTTCGGATCGAATTTATCTTTTTCAGGTTCCTTTTCTTTAAATTCAGATACTATACCCTCTCCTGTTTTTAATGTAGAATCACTATCTTTAGTGGTTACTAACTTAGATGGTGCAGTTATAATTATTTCAACTGGTGAACCCCCATCTATAGTAGTTTTTTTAGTATTTTTAACTCCAGCATAAACTCTATTAAACAAAGCAGTATCTTGTTCTACCTGATTATCCAAATCAACATTAAAGAGGGAAGAAGAATAAGCTATAAATAAAGAAGCACTTAATGATGAAGAGTAGTGTGGCATTATTTGTTGATTTCTACCATATATTCTAGATCCAGTTACTACAGGTTGAAATACTTCAGAATAGTGAATATCACCCGACTGAATAGATGCTGTCGCATAATATTTATCTCTACTCATACCATCACGCTTGTTTATTCTTTGCCACATACTTAATTCTACAAATCCATCTCCAAGTGAAGCAGAAGCTTCTTTTAGTAAATTTTCACCGCTTGAAGATATAACTATTGATTCGGTTGAGTAACCATATATTTGAATTTCACCATCGTAAGCGTCATATTTTGAAATAGAAGCACCCGCATTAAATGAACCAGTTACAACAACCAATCCATCAACTACATTCCCAATATCTATAGAAGAAGTAAAGAATGTATCCTCAACTTCAGGCTTTTTACCAACTACTACTTTTGGTCTTTCAAAAATATTAGGTTCTATTAGTAAACCAATATCCGGCTTTGCTCTAGCAGGAATCATCTTTCTTAATTGTGGATATAAAGATTGGTCATAATATTTTATCAATCTCATATAATCCCAAAAGTTATTTGTAGATGTATATTTTTTCCAATAAATATCTGTTACTCTTTCTAATCCTCTATATGAATTTTGTAATAAGTCTCTCGGGTCACCTAAATAATCATTAAAATCCATATTACCAACTGAATTAATAATATCATTATTTACAACATCGGTTGGTGCAAAGAAAATACCGACTTTATTTGAATCTAAAGGTGCATTATCATATGCGGGAGAAGTAGACCTTTTAGTTCTAGAAAGTATCTCACCAGGTTTTAAAGGATTATCCTCAACCCTTATTTTATTAGTAGTTCTTCTAAGTGCGCCTATACTTGGTATAAAAGATTTTTGTTCATCAACCACACTCCTAAAAAAGTTTCCTGTAAATCCACTATGTGAACCTGATAATGTAGAGGTTTGGTTAGAACTAACATCTCTAATACCCTCAGTATCGGAACTTAAATCTTTATTATCATTCATTGAATATCGTAAAACTAAATTTTCATAAGAAGATGATACAGAATTACCATCGTAAGCCTTTGGATTAGCTATATGATTTTTAAATGATGATGTATTTAGTGTCTCTGTCCAATGTCTGTACTCCATAATTGAACCTGTAAGTGGTGCACCAATAAAACCATCTTTACTCGAACTAAAATTAGTCTCACCGCCGATATAAATATCACCATTGGATGAAAAATTTTCATTATTATCACCACTGCTGCCTGTTATAAGCATAGTTGTACTACTAAATAAATTTATCTTACTTCTACTACTATCATATTTACCAACGTTTAATTCGTATGATTGTGATATGTGTTCACTATTACTTCCAGATTTTCTAGCCAACATAACAGAATAAAAATCACCATCATAAATAGGAAAAGAAGTAGATTCTATTTCATCATATCCACCAGAACCTGACAACATAAATGCCACAGAACCATAATCATCCACAGAATCATTGTCTTTTAATCTTATTATAAAATCATTATCTTTATTTACCAAAATCTGATTAGAACTACTTACTGCTCTAAATCTAAACTCAATCGTATCCGGCTTTCTACCTGAATCTGTATCATCAGCCCAAGCAACTTTTACATATTGATTTCCTTTAAAATCTAAAGCCTTTGTAAACTTCTTTGTGACTTCAAATTCTGGCGAAGCATCATCTGGTAAATTAGGCCCACCATATTCTTTAACTCTTAAAATAGTTGATGGTATACCATAAATATTTATCAACCCTTTCAAAGCTCTAATAGTACCCTTATTCTTTAAGAAGAAAGGCATATTGTTTATTATACGACTCCAAATTTCTCTTGATATATCACGTTCAGATGTCGCTGAGTAATCAGAGTAAGCTGAACCAGTAACTTCTTTACCTAAAGCATATCTTGGTAAATCAATTAAATCTTTCCCATCATCCAAATTCCAACCTAAAGAACGACCAACAGAATATAATAAATCTTTTGAAATACCCTCTGTTAATTTTTCTCTTCTATCAAAAGTATCTGTTATTCCATTTATATAAACCCATATAGAATCAAAATGTTGTCCAATCATATCTATAAATTTTAAGTATACATCGTTCTCTACATTTTCTATTATGTGTTGAGGAAGTAAACTGCTTAATTTACTTGAGTTTTCTTCATCATAAAGTGAGCCAGAAGTTATTGCTTTATTGAACCAAGCTATACCATTGGTAGAGTTAGTAGTTTCTAAAACATAAGGACTTCTTAAATTTCCCTCACCACTAGCTTTTGGCCATGCATTATCATATTCAATTCCTAACGAAGCGCTACTATAAGAAGAACTCTGATAGTACATATATTTTTCAAATTGGTCAAAGTTATTTTTTACTTCCAATACTCCAACTTCAGCAGCATTAATAGAAGCATCTGAACCACTAATTCCAATAAACGAAGAACTTACTGCATTAAAATCCTCAATCTGTTTTAATTTAAGTTTAAAATTTCTTATTCTTTTTTCAACAGAACTAAATTTGATAAAATTTTCATACCTACTATGGTCTATATTTAATTCAACACTATCTATACTCTGACTTAAAAATTCATTTTTTAATTCAGTTGATATTGTAACATCATCTGTTAATATTTCATTTTCATTTTTAAAGTCTGTTTTTCTACCTCTTATTGGACTTTCCACATTTTTCAAATCAGGTGATTTTAAAACTAATTGTGGTTCTTCTGCTGGAATAAAATCTAATATTTTTACCTTTTCTACTACAGGTTCTGCCATTTCTTTAACTATGATACACTCATCAAATTCAGCAAAGCTATCTGGCAAAGGTTCGTATAATTTATAGACGACAGCGTGTGGGTAGTTTGAAACGTTTATCTTGTCTTGTTTAAAGTTAGTTGTTAAAAATAACTGATTATTGAATTTCAGATAAGTTCGTAAGTCTAATGGATTTAAATTTAAGTAAGTAACTCTAAAGTTTGGAAAACCAATGTCGGGTGGATTGTCTATATCATAAACTTCAGTATCAGGATTGTCATCTTCTACTCCTATGTCAATAGCATTTTGCTTATAACTTCTATCTAAAGTAACAAACAAACCATCGGGAGATACTTCTTCAATCTGTGCAGTAAATGGTCTGTATATTTTTTGAGTTACTGATTCATCTACTAATGTAAAATCCATATAAAGATTATCTACCCAAGTTATACCAAACTCTTGATTTCCATTACCCCTTATATGTCCGTAGAAATATATGTACCAATCTTGGTCTAAAATCCAATCATTTGGAATTAATATTTCTACATTTTTAGTTTCCCATTTACCAGCTGCGTCTGTAGGAATAAATTCATATTGGTGTGCATAACTATATCTTGGTGGTGCTATAACATTTTCTTCCCATATTGCTAGTACACCATTCCATTTCCATAAACTACCTGGACTTAGAGTTCCATCTTTAGTTGGATTTGGATCGAAACTATAGACAGAGCTTCCATTATCATAATATGGTTCATTTACATTAATAACCTCACCATCTTCGTTTTGAATACCATAATTATCTGCGCCAGGATTTCTAGACCCAAAGGTTAAATCGATTCCCTCTGAACCAACCTCTCCTGCGCCATAAAAGTATTCATTGACTGGAAACCTTTCTGAAACTCCTTCTGATTCATCTTCTTTTAAATTAATCCACTGTCCACCATTTTCTGCAGTTACACCATAAATTCCACTATAATTAGAGAAGTGACCACTTGTGTGTCCTTGAGAAAACCAAACATCAAAATAGTTTCCATCTACGCCAGCAAAGCCATTACTAAAAGAACCTGCCTCTCCATTCTCATCTTCCTCAAACCAAGTATCTTGATTGGTAGAGAATATATCACCATCACCATCATTCGTTCTCCATCTTTTATTTGTACCCTTTACACAGGCATAATGGTGCCAAGTACCACCACTTCTTTGTTTTCCAGAAAAAGCCCATTCCATTTCACCACCTTGAGCATTAACAGTATCATTAAAAGCACCATCTAAATCTTTTAAGTAAAAGAAATCTACAAAATCTTCTGCTCCGATTTCAGCCATAAATACTTTATTTGAATCTTCATTTCCACGGCCATCTGTATAAAACAAAACAAAGAAATTATCTCTGTTGTGATCGTTATTTGTAGCCCTTGTTCTTGTTATACTTTGTATTCTACCGTGTTCAAATATATCGTTATAGACTGTGTGTGTTTTTATTTGATTTCCATCACTATCTGTCTTAGATATTGTTTGGCTGTGTAACTGAGGAAACATAGTGTCAATTGTGGTTAAACCAATCTTTTCTTTATTTGTAGTATATCCAACATCACCAACAACCCAAACTAAATCATTCTTTATTAAAATAACAGCATTGTTGTTTACAAGTTCCGCTGGCACACCACAAACAGTAGTCATTTTAGTATCTTCGCCATCCAATGTTGTACCTGTTTGCCATCCTCTATTTTCACCAGGATAAATATCTCTTTTGAAGCGTGGTGTTCCTTGTCCTTCTAATTGATAAGGATGAGTATTCACCGCTTCTGGATATTCAAAATCATTTACTGTTCCTACCGGTGCTGTTGGAAATGAAGGGAAAAAATCAGGATTCGCACCCCAAGCAGTGCCATCCCATTTCCACTCTTGCTCTAAACTTAAAGTACCTGCTTTACTATATTCTACACCAACTAAATTTGGACTCCAAGTAAAAATTGGATTTTGTCCACCAGTGCTTTGAGTTATTATCCAAGCGCCTTCCCCACCCCAAAATGTTGTCGAATCACCTACACTTATATCTACTTCAGGTGCACCTGATAAATACAGACTGACAACAGTAGAGTATTTAGATGGTGGTTGATCCTCAATGTCTGAAGCATTTGAAGCTGTATTCGCAATATATCCCTGTGGAGGATCATTTGGAACTTCTTCACCTGGTGGTGGATTATTAGGATTGTAATATCCTATAGGCGGAGCATCAGGAATATTTTCTGTTATTAATTCATTTGGATAATATAAAGATACTAAAATACCCCTTCCTGCAACACTAGCCTTTAAATCTAATGTTAAATTAACAAAGTCAAAATGTTTAACTCCCTGACCTATAAGAGCTCCCATCTTTTGATTTATACCCAACCAACGACTTGCATACTCCGTTGGCCATTCGTCTAATTCTCTAAAGATTTCATTTTGGTCGGGAAATTTCATACAAACACCACCAGTAACGCCCTCACCTCTTACAAAATGTGCGTGGTAGCCTAAGTGCGCTGTTCCAGCAAAAACTCCATTAGGATTGGACATACTATTGTAACCAGGACTAAAACCATCCACCCTCACAGCTTTAGAATGTAAACTTGCATCCCAACCATAATAATTAGCTAAACTGACTTCATTACCATAAGAATCTCTTTCAGTAATTTCAAGGTCTGGATTAGTTATAAAATTTATTCCTGTTTTTACAGGTGTTTGAACTTCGTTTACTAAGAAAACATTTGGTATGGTAATAGTACCATTCTTCATTTTTTGTGTAAATAAAAATCCATTTTCAGCTGGTGATATATTTAAAACATTAGATTCAAATAAATCAGCGTTGCTTCCATCTGGTGCAACAAAATTAATAGTTTCCTCAATATCATTTGCTGTTACAGCAGTTTGTATATTTATAAAATCATCTGTATAAGAACCTTTTATATTTTTTGCTTTTAATCTAACTTCGGTTCTATTTGGAGATATAGTATCAATTGAATATTTTAAATCCTCTACGCTTAATTGTTCAGCAGTTCCAGGACTTGATCTAAAAGACTCTTCTGTTCCTGTGTATACCTTACCATCGGGTTGAATATTAAAATTAGCAGTATAAACATCTCCTTCAAATCCTGCTTTATTTCTAACTAAAACTGCTCTTTCATCACCAGCTAATTTTCTAAAAAAATTATAATTTACATTAAATATTCCATTATTAAATCCGAGCTCTCTTAAATGATTTCCTACATAAAATTCTATATTTCCATTATCAGCGTTATTTATAAATTTATCACTAGGTAAATTTGTAAAATCTATTAAATTATTTGAATCATCATAAATTTCTAAATAAGCAAAATCATTATGACCTTGAGTTCCCCACAAACCATTTTCATATGGTTTTTCTCCAACCCTTTTAGTTTGAAAAGCATTGAGTAGTTGTTTATCTCTTTCGTTTAATTTACTAGCCATTATAATTCCTCAAAATCTCTGTCTAATGTGCTATTAATACTAGCTTCATCATCTCTTAATTTATTTACAATTGAAGTGTGTACTATCTTTGTAGAAGGATCTTCTGGCAATACACCTGTGTATGGATTTTCAAATATTAAAATTGTACCATCACTATCTCTGACTAACAAAGAACCATCATTTGATGAGCCTGAAATAGAAGCTTGCGCTTCTAAAATATCTTTATTAGCAAGGTACGCTTGTTCATCTTCATCGATTAAATTCTGGTACCAGGATAAATTTTTTAATTCCTCTTGTGTATATGGCATTTTTTTATCTCACAACTTTAAATACGAAATCTTCATCAAAATATTGTATTGTCTCCTCGTCTGTTCCACTACCACTAACAACCTTAAATTCAAATTTATAATATCTTTCTGATTGAAACCCATTCATCCATAGATTAAAATAGTTTCCTGTGGAATCGCAACTTATAGCAGAGCCTGAACCAAATGGAATAATAACATCATCTGTCTGATCGTCTATTACCGAATAGTAAGCACCATCACCACCAATCTGTTCTTTACTTGCGCTTGGAAAATATTTTACTGTCAAATATTCAGAGGCTGTATTTGAATATGATTTTGTAGGATAGCGACCTCTTCCAACTATTCTAAATTTTATTTTAGATTTTTCTTTATATTCAGGTCTTAAACTTTTCATATAGAAAACAGCATCTTCTAATTCAGCTGACGATAGTGGACTTAAAGAACCTGTACTAAATTTTGTATCATACCACTCAACTTCTAATTTTGGTGGGTAAATTGTATTGGTTTCTCTCGAAAAGAAAGAAAAGTTTCCTAACCTATCTTTACTTCCCTCATCTGTATTACTATCTAAATTTCCCAAACTACCACTTCTTTTGATTATAAAGCCGTTATTTGGATAAACTTTTGTTAGCCAATCACCTACTATAGGCGTAACATCCATTCTCATATCTCTCGTTTCAAATTCAAAAGATTGAGATGCGTATGATGATGAGAACCAAGCACCACCTGAAGAAGAAACTGCGGCATCTTCTGCTCTTCCCCAATAAGTTTTCTCTGTAATACCATCTCTAAACTCCCAAGTTGCTCCTTCTTGAGTCTTTGGATTATCAGCTCTATATCCTTCACCTGGAACCCAACTAGCACTTATAGGATAAGCAAATAAAGATTGACTATATGATAATTCAGTTGGATTTGCATCATACATATTTAAATAAAATTTGGCATCACTAGCTATCTGTCCTCTAACCATTGACCTAGAAACTTCAGCTAAATCAAATTTAATTAGTATTCGAGAAACTCTTACATTTCCACCTGACTGATTCATAGTTTTTTCTATTTCTAATATCTCATCAAGTCCTGTGTTTCTACTAGCAGAAGCTTGATATAATGTAGTATCAAACTCTGGAAAAATAAAATAATGCATTAACTACCTCCCGCTGAATCACCAATTACTCTTCCCTCAATATCTATATTAGGATATTTTAGTTCAAAGCAACTTGGATCTAATGATGGATACACTATGCCATCTTGTGTGGCGCTCTTTATATCATAAAGGTTTCCAGAGTAACCACCTGATTCTAAAAATTTATTTTCAATTAATACTGGTAAACCATCTGAATTATTTTCTTCAGGAGCAACTACAGCAGAAACTCCATCTGTCAAAGATATTTGATAAGCCAAATCAGCTATTACAATTGGTTGTCCGATTTGCCACTTATCAACATCAAAGAAGTCTTTAACTTTTTGTATAGCTCTCAGAACAACTTCATCTTTATTATATCCTGCTTTAGTTAATAAATTAAATTTAACCCCTATGTTTATTACAAAAGCGTTTTGTATATTTACGGCATCAGTAACCATTCTGAATTGAGTTAGGTAAGTTTGTATATTTTCTTTAACAGCTTTATTTACATTAGTCAATTTTTTACTAGCATCAAATCCTAATACATATAGATTAAGAGCTAATGGATTTATAACTCTATTATTAGAGTTTGCTCCTGCTTTACTATCTAATTGTGTGTCTTGAACAATGTAAGCCTTAGCAATATTTCCATATTTAGTTGGTAAAGCATACACTCTTGTTATATAATCTTCTTTAGTTACTGCTCTTTGTTGTGCTTGAAAATATGCTAATGTATTATTTTTAACTTCTATAATACTCTCAGAGTCTTTACCACCAGTAGCTGGTATGTTATTGTTTACAGCTATGGAAGCTCTTGTACTAGCTACTAATGATGAATTTAAACCTGATGTGTCTGTATTTACATTTATAGATTGTATACTTCTTAAAGTATTTGAATTTACATTATGTGAAAGACCACCACCATATCTATATGTGATTGTCAATTGAGTATTAGATGGCGCTTGTCCATACGCTTTTGTTGATAAAAAGTTAGAAGGATCAAAAGCAGTATTTAAATAAGTTGGAGAGCCAGGTAAAGATGAACCCACACTATCAGGATTTGGAATTATCTCTTCATCAGGGCTATCCGATGTTCCAGCACCAAACCTTAATTCAGTTTTACCATCTTCTCTAATAAATGTTGTAAATCGTCTTGTTGTTTTTACTAACTTTAGCAAGTAAGGTGCTTGGTCTGCATAAGAATATAAATCATCATCATTTTCTTCTGTATTTTGCATATCATCAAACACTGTATCTTGCGCTAGAAAAGGAACTTCGTACCAACTATTACCATCACTATCCGTACAAGAAATTATTTCTGTTATGTTAGAATTTGCTAAAGCTATTCTTGTATACTTTTCAGCCGTGTTAAATGTAAAAAATTCCTCAGCTATTGTACCGCTACTAGCTTTAACAGATTTTTTTAATAAGTAAGTTACAGGAACATTATTAGAACTTTCATAGATACTAATATCTAAAGGATCGTAAGAACTTGAAAATTTAAAATTACAATCTTCTTGCGTAATAAATGTTATACCTGTATCTGAAGTAACTTCCATTCCAGATTTGATTACCATAGAATATCTTAAATCAGGCACTGTGGTGTAACTACCACCTGCGCCAGCTGATAATGCAGGTACTGTTTGAAATACATCTAAATCTGTGACGCCTGGCGAAGATAATTTTGGTTTGTATCCTAACGACTGAGCCATATTGTATACAGTTCTTTTTTCTTCAGCAAAGGCTAATAAACTTTCTTTAAATTGATTATCTATATAGTAAGAAAGTACATCTCCAACATAAGATGCCATTTCTATAAACATCATACCTGGTGATGATTCATTAAAATCATTATATTCTTTTGGAAAATATATTTTAGTAAATTCAATCAGATTGTCTTTAAAAGATGTAAAATCTTTATTTAAGTATCTAACTTCCTTTACTGATTTTTTAGGTGTAGAATATGGCATTACTCATCTCCATTAAATTATTTGTACTGCTTCATAGTTTCCAAAATCTAATGCCAGTTGTTCTTCTTCACTAACATCTGTAGCTAAACTAAATCTAATAGAAACATTTACAATATTTTGATTAGCTTCAGAAAAGAGACTTTTTATTTCTATAATATTTACAAATGGTAAAAATTCATCTATAGCTGAAGTTATAGCTTCTTCTATCGCACTTTCTACATCACCCTCTTTTTCAAATAACACTCTTCTCAAATCACAACCAAATGTGGGATTACCTAACCTCTCACCTTTGTTTGTTGATAGAAGATTTTTGATATTAGATCTTGTTTGCTCTAAAGAAGTTTTAGTTCTATTAAAGAATCCCGAATTACCATATGTTAGTGGTAATTCTATTCCAATATAAGTATCTGGATCTAAATCGTTTTGAAGTGCTCCCATTATTTATTGTCTCTCTTTTTTAAAGCTTTCATCACTCCACTATAATCTTTAGTCAAATCTTTCATTACTTCTTGTACTACAGGATTTGATGTGTCAGCACCTGCTGCTTGTGCAGTTTGTACTGCGGCTACTTCTCTTCTAACTTTCTTATCACCGCCCATCATATTACCATATCCCATAGCCTCAGCCATTTTTGTACTATCAAATGTTCCACCACCCATTGTCGGATACTCATCCATTTCTTGAGGATTGTTTGCTGTCTCATTTAAAATATCATTTAACACTGGATTGTTTGTGTATGTGACTTTTTTCTTCGGTTTTGGTTTTCGTTCAGGTAGAACTTCTATAACTGTATCCTCTACTAATGTAGACTTTTGAGCCATAGATTTCATTCCTTCCTTAATAAATATCTGCTTAACCTCTTTTTGTACTTCTTGTCGTACTATTTCTCTGATTAAACTTATTATTTTTTTAGTGTTTGCCATAGTAACTCCTGTTTTATATAAATATGCTAACTTAGCATCTTTTTGTTTTCTTCAGCAATTCTTTTTTGCGCTGCTCTTCTTGCTTTTTCTTTTCTAATTTTATTTCTTGTTCTTGTAAAAAATTTATCAAAATTGTCTAATATCTGTGGTGCAACATTTAATTCATCTCCTATATCTTTTATTTCTATTTTAAGTCTATCTATTATAAATTTTTGAGCAAATGCTATAGCTGCAGCTGCTGGATTTAAAGCCGAACCAATAGTAGAAGCCTTCTCTGTTGCTTCAGCAGCTTTTCTGCCTGAATCAAAGGATAATCGGATAGATTTAATTCTATCTATTGCATCTGAAACTTTTTGTTTAGCATCTTTAGCTTTTTCTATACTTACTTCAATTTCATTCACCGCCCCATCAGCTGCTTCACTTCCATTTCTATAAAGAGTTAGAGCGTTGTCTACTTTCTTATCTAATTTTTGTTTTTCTTTTTCAATAGAATCATCTATAAGTTTCTTTAATGCGTCTGATGCTTTACTCATAATTATCCTTCTGTTTGAATATTTGGAACTTCTGTTCCTAAATCTTCTTTATCATCAGCTATGAACACTGTTTTGCTAGATATTTTTGGTAATTGTTTTTGTTTAAGCACACCCAATTCTTCATTTAAAGTTTTAGCTGCTGCTCCTATTTGTTTTGGGTCTGATGATTTTTCTAACGTACTTAAAAAATCTTCTAAACTATCAAACACCCCTTCTAATAATTCTTCCAATTCGTTACTTTTTACCACACTATTAATAGCATCAGGATCTCCTAAATTTATAGCTCCGCCTGATTCACCACCTGCTCCTATATTAATTTCATAGTTAGAAGCTAAATTTATATTTCTTGCAGCAAAAATATGTATGTCACTATTATTACCTTTTCCATCACCCTTCGCATTAAAAACTAATTTATCAGAATTTAATGTAATCATATCTCCGCTCATAGAATTTCCAGCAACAAGTGGTGGCCATCTCTTTGAGTCAGCGGATGGTTCTAATGACTCTATTTCTTTTAATTCACCTGATGTCACAAAAATAGAAGAACCATCTGAGTTTATATCTTGTTCGTGTGGAAAATGTTCATCAGCCACTTTTATATCAGGAACTGATTGTCTATTTGTAATTTTTATATTTGGGTACATATACTCTTTATCACTTCCCAATCTTAATCCATTACCAAATCTACCATTAAGAGAAACATCACCTTGCTCTGAATAAATTTTTCTGTTGTATTTAGTTCTCTGTGGTAAAACCAACCCCTCACCACCTTTTCCTGTAGCTCGATTCATATTTACTTTACCATACAAATTCAATGGTGGTGCATAATACAATTTTCCATCGTGAACAGTTACATTTACCACCTCACCTTTTAGGGGATATGTTATTAAGTGGCTTGATAAAGGTTTTATAAAGCCATCTATTAAATCTCCTTCACTTTGACTATGTATAAACCTAGCCTTTATACAACCATAGAAAGACCAATCAGGAATATCTCTCAATGGATTTTGTTGTTTTATTTTAGGAAGATTATTTGAATCAATTAGAACTTGTTCAACAATCGCAGGTTCTATTTCATAAAATTCAGAACTGTCATCTATATTATCTTTTAGTATTCTATATACATCTGAATAAGTGGTAAATCCTACATTTTCTGTTTCTCTATTTAAAGTTAAACTTGAATTACGAAATGCCATTAGTTCTCAACTCTTTTAATATCTTCTTGTATCTCATCTGAATGACTTTGTAAGTCTGTAGCAGCATCTTCTATTGCTCCCATAAGTTGTTCTTTTTCAGCTTCAGATAAACCGAACTCTTCTTCAGAACCACCTTTAGATTCGGAAGCTATTATACGTTGTACTATAGCGGCTACCTTTACTAATTGGTCATCATTTTTTACATTGATTTCTAAGTACTCTTTCAACATAGGAATAATCTGCACAGCCGTATCGCCGTCTTTTATAAAGCCAGTAACCTCTTTCATAAGAACTTCTAATTGAGTTTTATTTCTTGTCGTATTGTCGTATATATCTTTGAATAAATCAGATAATGATTTACCATCAAATATTTCATAGTCATTAGCCATAATGTACCTCTTTATTGTAAAAAATTTAGATTTGTAGTTATATATAAATATTGATGTTTTTAACTTTTAATAAATATATATTAAATTTAATAAAGGGCACAAAAAAAGGGAGTTTTTACTCCCTTTTTTTTATTGATTCTCTCTCATAAGAGAACCTGTGTAACTCACATCAACCATACCAACCTTATCAAATTCGGATTGCAACCTTTTATTATATTTCTTCATAACATTTATGATTCGAGTGATATGCTGTGTGTTTGATCCTGTCATCTCACGGATAAGAATATAAAGAGCTTTCTTATTAAAGTTCTCTATATTCTCTTTTATACGGAATATATGTAAAACTGCATCAGCAACTCTGATGTCTTTGTCTCTACGGAAGATGTTAGTTAGGTTTGTATCCCAAAACCTATGTAACTCATCTATAAATAAAACCGACTTTTCAGAAGTTTCTGATGTGGAATTCTCACCCATAAGATTTCTTTTGTAATCTAATACCTTCATTTCAGAATGTATCTTACCCATTTTATAGTTCTTATTGTTATTAAGGATAAGATAGTTCTTAGCTACAATACTAAAGTAGGAGAATGCTTTACCCTTACCCTCTTTAAATTTGTGCATATTCATAACTAAGAATGAGACTACTTCGTGTTTTACTTCAATAGAACCCACATCAAAGTAATAAAACTTAAATGTATGAATAATATTCTCAGCCAACTTATCAAAAGCAGCTCGAATATGTTCATTGTAAATTTTATTTCTTACATTTGCATCATCCGTTTTATTGTATAGGATAATAGCATCTTCAGTTCCCTGATTGAAGTAATAATTTTTACCTTTCTTCTTTCTTTTCCTTTTGACAGGAGGTTTCTTTTTTGTTGCAACTTTTGTTGCCTTTGCTATTTCTGAACCTGATACTGTTGCTGTTGTAGCCATTATTGCTCTTCTCCTTTGAACCTATCTAACTGTTTGATTGTGTTTTTTATTTCATTAAAGATTACGCCGACCTCATCATCTGCTTCAAAATAACCTTTGTAATCTAATTTTTTTAAATCTATATTTACTTTATTAACTGTATTGATAAAATCTTCTACCCAATTCTCTAATAATTCTAACTTTCTAATTACATTCCATATTCCATAACACGAAGTTACGAATAAAAGTGATATAATTACAAGACTTATTTCTAAAAACATTTACTTATCTCCAAATAATTCTTCAAAAAGATCTTGTGATTTCGCACTTAACTTTGGTGATTGCTTAGGTTTCTCTTCGGTAGTAACCGCTTTCTTAAAGTTGTTACTTACTTCTTCATCTTCCCTTTGCCACTCATCAAACTCAATGTGTGTCGCCATCATATCTGCTTGGTGAAGTATGTACGCTATATTGCTTTTTAAACTCCAATCGGGGTTGTAAGACATATAGTAAGATTTGTTCGCTTCTTCGTACATACCATCAGTTAATCGTAATCCGATATACTCCCATTGTGACATCGTAATACCGAAGTGATTTAAAATAAAAATAGCTCGGTCGGTGACTGTCATATATTGGAGATTCGGATTGTGTTTAAAGATTTCGCCTCTATTCTTACGATGCCATTCGGAGTCTTGTGGGATATAATAATCTTGATTTAAGTCACCTACTTTACCTAAGTCGTGGTGCATCGCAGCGAATATGAGTTCTTCATCGGTAAAGTTAATCATAGCGCCATTAGACTCCCACAGCTTTTTAATTTGAATAGCACAATCAGTTACGTGTAGGACGTGTTCTACATAACCACCAATCATAGCGTTATGGTAGGCAGCTTTTCCGCTTGCTGGCGCTGTAACCATCCTATCTTCAAAGTACTTATACATCTCTAAGAGTTTGTCTTTACGCTCTCCCTCAAATGTATCCTCAATAAGTTTCATTAACTTATTCCAATTATCTACTATCTGTTGTTCTGTAAGTTGTTTCATTACTGACTCCTAAATCTTTCAAACCAATTATTGAATTCATCCATTCGGAAAAATACTCTTCTACTAATTTTAAAGTAAGGTAGCCCTTCTTCTAACATCCATCTTCTGAGTGTGGATTTACTTATACCAAGTGTTTCAAGAATTACCTTCCTATCCATATACTCCATATCTTTAGAATATTTTAGAGTTGGTTTTCTGACAAGATCTTTTTCTGTAAGTTGTTTCATTTATCTAACCTCATATCTGTTTTTTGTAAATTTAATTGTTGATTCTGTTCTAAGTCTATTTCTGTATGGACTAAAGGAAATCCGCACACCCCAACCAAGATAGTCTAATATTTCTTTTTTAGTAACCGATTTTCTTTTGTGTATGAAATCTACTATCTTAGGATAAGCCTCACTCTTTTCTCCAATCATATCGAACTTATCAGGTTGTAAGAAATCCCACCCATTAAACCAATCCGGCACTCTACTAGCCCACGGAAATTCTTCTATCTTTGTTTTGAGATAAGCCTTAGCTTTATCTACGCTTCCATCATCATCTAATGCTCCATTTATCTTTTGTAAGAATTCATCTTTACCATTGTATAATAATGGATAGTCACCACCAACCATTTCAGGATAGCATAATTTATTTGGTAAGATATAAGGAACACCCATACTGAGTGAATCTGTAGTTGATATAGACCAAGCTGAATACTTTTGGAATGTTCCAACACCAACATGCATTGAACGGATAAAATCTAAGTACTCATCTCTGTCACTTATTTTTACACGTTTAGCATATGGTCTATCTAAATCAGCTAGTGTAGTATAAACAGTGAAGTCTTGCCTTTGCTTGTAAAGTTCATCCATTCTATCTATAAACCAAGTCCAACCTGTATAGTAATTGTCTCTATGATTGAAGATGATGGTTTT